TTATATTTTCAATCGGATAGAACACATTGTTCACGAATCCCGAATGAAGTGGCACGCCTTCATAGTAGTTGCTGATGACACCAGAGCAGTTGCCAACATATTTTAGCACACCCTTTTCGGTTTCACCACCGCCCAAACCGCTCACGCATTTGCATCTAACCTTATATGGCAACCTCGCGCAAAGGTCTTTTAATAAAAGTTCTTTTTCTTCTTGTGTCATAATTCAATGTTTTTTGATTTTGTGATACCTTGGCTTAAACGGAATTTCATCGTCAAACAGTGTCAAATTGAATAGTTTTGTGACTATTGTTTCAAGTATCTTTTTCAACATAATTTAACAGTTTTTTTAGTGTGTTTTTATGTTCTTCTGTTTGGGGTGTTCCCGAAAAATTGTAAAAGTTAAACAAACGTATTTTGTCATCATCCGTAAGGTTGTCATCATCGTATTGTCTATACCTTTCATCGTGTAGCCATTTCTGGTGTTTTATATTCAACGACAATGTCCATACTATTCCTCCATCGCTTTTCTGAAAGCGACTACCAAATCGTTCAATTTCCCTGGATTAAAGTCGCCATATGATTCAGCGTTCAATGAAAGCCAGTTTACAGCCTTGTCAACGGCTTGCTTCCCGCCTTCTTCCATTTGCAATACTGCAAGTTGTTCTATAGGGGGGATTTGCCCCATTAAATTATAAAAGCGTTCAGTATATTCTCTATGCGCACGCAGTTCTTTCAATATTTCTTCTATTGTCGGTTTGTGCGGGTGTTCGTCGGCCCATTTAGCCCCTTCAATAAAACCTAGACCATAAGCACTGTTTACCCCTTTTGACGAAGCTGATTTGACTAAATCACAGAAAAATGTTTGCTTTTCGTGCTCTTTAGCAGAATTTGTTATTTCATCTTCTCTTGTCATTGTTTTTTTTTGTTAATTTAATATGTTCTTTAATTTCCTCTATGGTCATAGTGGAGAAAATTGCAATTTGTTATTTTCAGACGCATGTTCCGCAGTTTCTTTTATTTTTAACCATTCTTCAAAAGTTAAAGAAGAAACATGACCATATTTTTCTAACAGCGATTTTTCATATTCAAATTGCTTTTGCAATTCGTTTTTTGGGACAGGCATCATTCCTCGCCTCCTTCCATTGCTTTTTGGAAATCTTCGATAAATTTTTGGGTGTCAAAAACAATCTCTTTTTCGTAAGTGTCTCCGTTATATTCCCAATGCGCATAGTAACAAGCCATATCTTCCAGCCACTCGCACGCCTTTTCAATCATCTGCTGTTCTTTCCATTCAGCCGTTTCTAATGCAGCATACTCTTTACATTGCCAGCAAACCATCCCATTGCATTCTGTGCGATTTGCTAATTCACGCGCTTTTGCCTTATTTATATTTCTTTGAATTTCCATACAAATCCTCCAGCAGTTGTTATTTTTGATTTGTTTCCTGCTCTTGTAATTATTGTTCTATTTATACAACATGAATAAATGTTTCCGCTTGATATTCCTGTTTTTCTTTCAGCGACTCAATAAGATGTTTTTCTTTTGACGGTATTTCCGCCAACATTTCATCTATTAATACGATTAAATTTCTCATTTCTTTAAATGTAATAGGTTTAACTATACATCCCTTCAGGTGCTTCCAATGCCAATCCCATCGGTATCAATTCACGGTAGTCGAGATGGTGTTCGTTGAGCCAATCAACAAATCCTGCGTAATCATCAGCATCATCAGGACAAATGGAACATTTTATAATATTATATTGACCCTTTTCATCCTCCGTCATATCACTCATCGGGCGGAGGTAAGGTTTGAAATCGTCAAGTTCATACTCCATACCCTCAATACAGATATATGCCTTGCCATACTCATTGATGAAGACGCTATTAAGCACCCCTTCATCTTTAATCTCTTTTCCGTTGCCGTCTGTGGTTTCCACCATCCCCTTTACTTTATACGGCAACCTTGCACAAAGGTCTTTCAACAGCAGTTGTTTTTCTTGTTCAGTCATAATTGAAAATTATTTTGATACTACCATGAACTCGCAATATAATGCTTTGTCGTTTTTCGTGCCGGTGACAAGATATTTTCGGTTAGCGGACTCAATACATACGGTAAGCTTCTTTGTCATCATCTCTTTCATCTTATTGACGTCCTCACCAAACAGCCAGAAGCTCCCGGTATCCGATCCCCGTGGGATGGATGGAGCACCAGATCGGAATCCGAGTTCTCTCAGAACTTTCAGAAATTCTTCCGAAGGATTCCATCCGGTGACATTTGTTTTATAGACTTTCATATTCTAAATCATTATGTTAATATATAATCCATTTGAAAGAATATTAAGGCAAAAAAAAAGACCCCGAAGGGCCTTTTGTCATAGGTATCAGAATACATAATAATCGGTTTCAAGCTCTTCTTTTTTACGATACCACCCATCATCATCATAATCATATTCAAATCCTATCTTCTTCAGATAAGCTCCCCTATATTCGTCTCCGCATACCGTTGCATATGCTTCCGGATCAAATATGAACTTTTTTAAAAGCTCCGGATCTTTTTTGATGGCATCTACAAAACCCATCATTTCTTCCGGGTGCTCTATCCAGGCATATCCGCCAAATTCGGATATATCAGACTTGTCGTAAAACATCATATCTTTAAGCCATTTCAGCAACATCTTAGCCAGCTTGATTGAATCCGGCGTGCCGCCGCATTCGTCAATCCATCCCTCGATCATATTTTTCCATTTATCAACCTCCGGTAAAATATCCTTGATTTCCAGCCCCTCTCCACCGGATTCCTTCGACCGGGTCTTATGAATATTATCATAACAAATAAGCATAAATGCATATGCTATTTTATCCCCTATAGTATTTAGCATGTTCAACAATCCTCTACCGAAGGTATATTCCTCATCCCAGCTATGGATGTCCCATCGCTCGATAGGCTCTTCCGGCCATATCATATCATGCTTAGGGACAACCAGAGTATGACATGTGGAAGAATTAGTTTCAAAAACGGATTTTCTGATTTGAATTTTCATTGTATTGTATCTTTTATTTGATTATAAATTTTCCCAATATATACTGTATCTCCTACCTGATATAATTGATTAGTATAAAAGTGATACCGACCTCTACGGGTACTTATATCCTGTCCGGATATCGTTACCTCATATTTCCATTTATCACGTTCAAGCATTTCGACATTCTTAACAATCCCGGGTTTGTCAATTATATAATGTTGACAAGAACACAATAATACCGAAATCCATAAAATCAAGAACCATTTGATTTTTTTCATAATTATATACGTTTGGTTAACATTAAATTTGATACTTGTTCATTAGAAATCGTGCATCCCGCCGCTCCTTTATGTCCGCCACCACCATAATGTTCTTTCAGATATACTCCACAATCAAATTCATCATCATTATTGAGATTATACAGAGACATAGTCCAACAATCATTGGAGGAGTTATATTTAAGAGTAGCCCCGTTTCGGATTTCCGGATCGGAAATATTATCAAAAGCTTGTGAGTTCATATGTTCGGTAGTGAAAATCATACAGCATTTTCTAGATCCAGCAAGTATCCAATTCATATCCCCGTGTTCTTCTACAGCTTTCCCGATACGCTTGCTATCCAATGCTCGAATGCGTTCCCCTTGAATCCTGGCGTCATTTGCAAAATGAGAATAATTTGTATACTTTCCATCCAGCCAGAGTCCCACCCAATCGGCGAACCATTGGGGATCTAAATTAGAGATATCCGTTATACCGGTATTGATGTTAAACATAGTTTCTTTCATACCGGAATTCTTATAAGTATCTTTTCTAGACCATGCCCAAGAATCATAATCAGAAAGTATTTTCAATTCTATAGGTGTTTTGATTTTCTTATGGAAGCCATTTCTATCGGTAGTGAATGGTTCGAACATACTCACCATAAAATCCCAGACATTCATCAGAGCGGATTGATCCGTGCGACGGATTCCGGGAGTTCCTCCATAATTATATTCTTTTGAAACTTCTATAGCCGGTTTATGATGATCACACCAGATAAAAGAATCCCCATACCAGGTATATAATTGATCCATAGCCAGAGGATCATTGAATGAGATGTCTACCATGAATATGGTATCATACAATTCTCGCCATTCCGCCATATCGGGAATACCATCGGCAGCCCATATATTAGCGAGATCCGCATAAGTCACTCCTAAAAACCGGATATGACTGACCTTAGAATATCTTTCCAGAAATGCTTTGATAATTCCGGCGGAACACGCGCCGTCATTGTCTTCTTTATGATATATTACTAATACGCTATCCATATAATCTGTTGTAATTTCTTTTTGAAAATCACTCATATTTTTAAAATTTTTCACATATTCAATTTATCCAAGGTGGAGCAATTGCCGGACCCCAGAGCCAGTTATTTCTCAAGGTCTCAGAATCATCTATTAATATATCTCCTCTATCCGGAAGGATCCGATGTTCACTTATGTCCGGCAGATCCAGCCAGTGTGCTTTCATAATAGCATTTGCATCCTTGATATGCCCGTATTCGGTCATAATCCGGTTTTTCAAAAGGGGAAAATGTAAATCCAGCCAGTCATTCTTGGCATCTACACACGCTTTGATAGCTTCCGGTGTGGCTCCCCAGGGAGTCATAGTAAAAACTATGATTTGTTCGGCCATAGCCCCACAATACCCTAATAGATATTCTTGAGATACCAATGACTTGAGGTTTCGAAACATATTATATACCTCATCTGGATCCTGTGGATTGCATTCGTGATATGGATCTCCTACATGACCTCTCAGGATACCCACCCAATCCGGATATCCGCAAAGATCGGCAATAGTGTTGTCCATATCTAAAAAGAGTATCTTATTGTTTTTCATGTTGGGATCTGATTTTTAATGCGGTAATCATAAAATCTATATAATCTTCCTTATCCATTCCGTCATTGAGATACAGCAATTCAGCTTCATCGATAGCGTTTCTAGGACATGCCTCTTTGGTATATTGGCTGCATTCCCAATCTATATACAGGGCTTCCCAGTCTTTTTGGCCCGGATATTCCAGATGATGTTTATTATGAGAGCGGTGGATTTTTTGCACGATCTTGTACGGCAGGAATAACTTCAGGAAAGGCTTTTCCAGATCATGGAAGATATATTTGAACTTCCATATGCCCAGATCTTTGGCTACCCTGTTGAAGGCTCTCCAGTGCCAGAACCAGTACCGGAACGTGCCTCGTTTAGATTTTGGGAACATGGGAAAATTATTCAGATCTCTCATTGTATAAATTATTTATGTCTATATATAATCAATTCCGGATATAATTAAGATATTTATAAACCTTCATATCCGCGATATAACAAGCGATCGTGCCTTGAGTGATATAACTAGTCATCTAAGATACGATCTCTTGAATTTGCTATGTTTATGCGCGAAATAACTATAAAAAAGACCTCCCGAAGGAGGTCTTAAAAATATAATCTTGAAAAAAATATAATCTTGAAAAATCTTAATCTCGATAGTATTTATTAGAATGTTTATACCATACAGTCACTCCCGGGTGTTCTTCTTGATCATATGTGGGTTTGAATAATACTTTATCGGAGTACCGGACCAGATCCTTCATCTTTTCTTCGTCTCCATTATGATCTATGAAAATATTTCTATCCCAGTACAACCTACCGCCTTCTTGATAGATTTGATTCATGATTAAGTTGACCACATCTAAGAATCCTTCGTTTTTCTCCGATATGGCCTCATTCAGCCGATCGCATGCTGTTTGGATGTCTATCATGATTCTAATAATTCTATAACTTGTTCTTTGCTTATTCTCTTTCCGCGATAATGAAAGAATGATTTCGGTGACTTTTCTAGTCTCTCCCGGACTCGATCTATGATTATCCTCCGATCTTCCGGCTTCGGAAAATACCTTCCCATATATTCATCCGGTACCGAATCCCATTTATATCCTTTATATCGGACATTGAAACCCCGATCTAAACATTCCAGATGGAGAGCCTTATAACGATCCAGGACAAATCTCATTTTATTCATAAAAAACTTGACATGTCCGGTACCCAAGGTGAATTTTTCCGGAATCTCCAATGGTTTATTAGACCTTAAAGATACGGATAAGAAATATGGGAGATTAGCAATCTCTCGATGCTCGGCCAGCAGATGTTCATCCGTAAGCTTCTTTACCGGTATATTGACATTTATTCTAGTCATGATCGTATATAGATTGTATATAAGCGATTTTGATAATAGGTAAGTATTATACTAATCGGATTCGTGTGAGATAAAAGCCCTTGGCTTGCCGCCAATTAGAACTACACATATTCTATCATATGTCATATTGGATTCAAAACCAAGATCCCATACATCTTCATTTCCCTCCGGACAGTCATCTTTCAATCTTTTTTCTAGTAACTGAAATGTAATGCCGGATAATCCGTCCGGTCCTCCCAAGCTCAATCTGCCGGAAGATTCGTTGATCATAGAAAAATCATCATCCTCATATCCGGGTTCTAATCTTCTATTACATTCCTCAATCCATTCCTGGACTACGGGTCTATGGCGAGCTTCCCCGGCATAGCAGCAACTGATAAGATATTTAGCAAATTCCACATCGGTAACAAACCCATAGTCATCAACAACACTTTCAAGTGGAGTGTTCTTGTATTTCCAATCTTCAATGTTTTTCATATTTTTTTTTAATTTATTTTTATAGATCTCTTCCGTTTTCATAGATACATTTACATACGGGGAATCTTAGTGAGAGATTGCCGTCTTTGTCGGTGGTCTCTTCAAAGTATTGGACCGTGATAGTCTTGCCAATCAGTTCCTCCGGATGTTCTTTATAATATCTTCTCTGTTCTAGTGACCAGCCGCTGCCCACAGCCACCCGGTTGCCTTTGTGGGTGATGAAAGCCCGGGTCATAACATCTTCTTCTGTTTCAAGTCCGGAAGCAATTACCCGGAATGGTCCGATATCCAGACCTTCCACTATATATTCGGCATCCCGGAAACCCTTGACCTTCAGCATAGAATCCGATCTCTTGCAGATAGTACAATCATCCTTGCGGAGCACCAGACCTTCCCAGCTTCTGGCTTGAGCTTCCTTGTAGAGCTCCTCGAACATATTTTGATCGGAAACAAGCACTTGCGGAGTAGTCTTGCAATATTGGAATTCTCTATTTTTCCCGTAATAAAAATCCACTAGTGTGTCAAATCTCTCCGAGAATCTTCTTTTAGTGGTTCTCTTATCGAACTCCTCGCAGGTCATCATATCAAACATCTGATACATAGGCCGCGCGATGGTATGGTCTTTGCGGGTGATCTCCTTCATGATGCTCTTGAAGTCCTCGTCTCCATTTCCGTCCACAATGCAGCATTCTCCATCCAGAACCATTCCTCTCAATTCCGGATATTGCTCTAATTCTTTCAGAAGATTGTCCAGTGTCTTGAACTCCTTGCCTTGCCTGGAAAAAGCTTGGGCATGGCCGTGCTCGTCTATCCGGACAATACATCTGCAACCATCTAACTTCCTAGAAGCCAACCAGTTATCTTTTTTGAAGTCCACCTTGCTCTTTTTGTCATCATATACATTACAGAGACTCACCTCAAAGACCGGAATCAGATCCGGAATGACCTTGTTGATAGATTTGGCATCCATTCGGATCTTCAGATTCTTATCGACAATATTATAGAATACTTCTTTCAGATCTCCGGGAAGCCAGCATATGGTGTTAGCAATAGTCCGGAGAGCATCGTGTCCAGTCAGCTCCCGTACCGCCAAGCTCTCCAGGAGATCCCAAATAGGCATCTCGGTGGCAAAAAGATCTCCGGTATCATCACTACCGGTCATCCACTTTTTAATGCTGTCGCTAGTGACTCCGAAAGTTATATATGGAGAATATGTGTATACTAAAGCCTTTGTTAAAATTTCAAAATCCGGTTCGTTCATTATCAGACTCAGAAGATCCTGTTTTTCTTTAGAGGAATTAGTGGAATTCAGTCTCCGGCAGGCAGAAGCGATCGCATTTAAAATCTTAATATTATTATCTTCCATAATACATATGTCCTATGATCATATATAATCCGTTTTCCGCATTTTTTAAGACAAAAAAAAGACCTCATCGGAGGTCTTTTTCATAACCGGAAGGTTTGGATTTTTCAGGGACGATCCGGGATTATTTGGTTTTCAATGGTTCGTACGTAAAATCCATCAATCTGAATTTAGGGCAGAATGCCGGATTATTGATAAACCCGCGATAATTATCCAGATATTCCGTCCGGATGCCATTATTAATGATAACGTGCATGTTCGGATGTTCTTCCAGATCAATGAACAAATCCGGCCATTCCCAATCCGTAAAAGACCGGACTCGCTTGTTGTTATAATATATAACTATCCGATCGGGATTCCATATCAGCTTGAATTCATTAATACCAAAAGGATTAGGCACGGATCCCCAAGAACAGCCCTTAGCCCCACACTGCTCATGTTCTTTGATTACCTTTATCATTTCATCATCATATTCATGAAAATGGCAGTTAGTTTCTATTTTGCGCTTGGGTATCTGATTATATCCTCCCAGACATCCGGCATAACCCTCAAATATATCTATCTCCGGAGGCCAGCTATCGGCACTACTTAACCAAAACGCGGGCTTAATGTATTTGCCTTTTGGCAGCATACATTTTAATGTATATGTACCATATGAGAATGTATTTACACTACGGATCATTCCGCGCCCGAATTGTGATTCGTATGTCTTGCCATCCCAGTGCGCCACCTCGGCCGGATTTTCTTTGACTATGAGAACTACATCGCCGCCGTCTTTCCGGACAGCTGTATTATCGTAATATTCATTGGGATTTGCCGGATGGATTTTTCGATGCCCTTCTGCATCCATCTGCCAGTCATATCCCTTCCAATTAATAATCGGATACGCGGTACCCCAATCAATATGTCTTTCGATTTTCATAATTCTTAAACGTTTTCTAAAAAATAGGATATCTTATCCCAATCTTTCTCCGGTTCAAATCCAAATCTATCATCTATACCAATATTAAAATATATCTTATCGCTACAATATAAATCCGTATCTTGTACTTCCGGATTTGAATTAATGTAACGAAAAACTATATCATGAGAAAATAATTTAAACCAATATTTTGAAAGCCTGTCCTTATGAGTTGCGGACCATAGAATCAGGCATATATCTTTTCTAGAAGAAAGCTTCCGAAGAGCATTCTCGGCTCCCGGAAGCCATTCAAATTTTTCTTCACCGATTCCATAATTCCCCTTAAAGATTGTATCATGGACATCTACTAAGACATATATCTTATCCCATCCTTTTGATTTCTTTTTATTAAAAGCACTTTCAAAAGATTTGATGATATCCATATTATTCGTATCCGTAAATAGAAATGGCAATATATGAAGAATCCGGAACTTCTTCCGTGAGAATTTCATATTCGTCGGAGAATTGGTCGTAATTAAAAAACCCATTATCTTGAAGCCATTCATCGAAATCATCTTCGGTGGGTTCCCGATCATCTTCCTTGCAGAATTTTTCAAATTCCTTCCAAAGTTTCTTTCTTGAAATGAATGTTCTAGTATCCCACCAGTCTATAAAGATATCTTCGGAATTTTTGAATTCATTCCAAACGCTTTTTGTAATTACGCTCAGGACGTGTGTTGAACTGGAGTTAGTCTCAAAAACTCCTTGCCTGACTTGTACTTTCATATTCTTGTTTTTCACTTGTTAAATTTCATTGTAAAAATCATCAAAACTGCCAAGATAATAGTCTATACACTCACAACAGTTGTAGTAACAATAGTCTACGTACTTGAATAGTTTTGTGTCTATATCATTCAGGTAGTCGGAAAACAACCCACTGTATTTCCCCCGTTCTGTTTCGCTCAAGACTCTGCTTCTCCCAAAATCACCGGACTCTTCACCGTAAGTGTGATATAATTCGTAGCACAGATAATGGTTTATGTTTTTACCATCATCAAACACTTCGATGAAAAACGGCTCTTCAAGTTCATTGTCCAATCTATTAGAGAGAACTTCATCAATCGGATACATCACCGCCTTGATTCTTACGTAATCACTCATAATATCTGTAATTTGTTTAATCTCTATCACCCCAAAGAGATACAGCTATCCATTTGTTGTCGGGAGAAGTTTTCCATAGAGTCTCATAATAATTGTCCTCACAGAATTCTTCGAATTCATCCATAGTCAATGCACACAGATACCTCTTGCGGAATTCTTCTTTGTTATGATGAGGATAAGAGTGGTTTTCTTTCTGATATTCCTCCCATCGTCTGTCTACTTCTTCTTTTGTGACTGTCTCAAGGCTGTAACCGTCGATATAAAGTTCTCCTTTGTCCAAAAGATCAGATTGCTCTTTGGAGATGATGCTCAGCGAATGAGTAGAAGAACTGTTTGTCTCAAAAACGCCGTGTCTGATTTGTACTTTCATATTTATTGATTAATTTAGTGACATGGGCAATTCGGATCATGGACTATACTTATAGATATCGCATGAGTCTGGTGATTATTAAATTGTATATATTGGTGTCCGGAATATTCGAATTTAAGAATTTCATCTACCTGTTCCCATGTTGTGTGTATATTATATTCGCCGTAGTTGTATTCTAATAGTGTGGTATCTTTTATTCCGGTGGAATTCAATGTATTATTCTGCCTAGAACACGATAAGCACAATGGAATGGTTACTATCAACAGGATATTCCATATACATAAGATGACTTTAGATCTCTTTTCCATATTGATTATTTCTTGTAATAGCATCGTATAAAGTACTCAGGTTATTTTCATCATCCTCCGGATCTGTGCCTACATTATAGGTTATAGATGCATGTTCTTCCATGATAGTTACTTTCATGACTTCTAAGCAGCTTGTTCTCATAATACGGTATTCATAAAACCAAATTACCAGCAATTCGGACTGGTCATTCAGATCTTCCTCCAATGACCGGATGATATTCTCTACCATTTGGTCATCATAAAAGATAGTATCGAAGCCATCCATAAAGTCTTTTAGAGTGCTTCTGGTGGATATCAATTCCTTCATGGCATCACCCATACGTTCTGCTCCTTCGGTGTGCTTGATACACTCTTTCATTATCTTAATAAATGTCTCTTTTTTCATATTAGTCTCTCCCCATGTTTATTTTGATATCATCATTAAATAAGAATGTTTCAATCTGGTCAATATCCTGGAGATCTATAATACAAGAAGAATTGCAAGGATGAGTCTGATGATCAAATTCCGCTCCATAACAATGAGTTGCCACTAATTTAAGAACATCCGGATATCTTCTCTGAATAGCTTCCAGAATGTTTTCTAAATTCCAGTTGTCTTCATTTGACATACACCCACCAAATTGTCCTATCACATGAATATCACCGGGATGATCCAGTGCGATGAAAGAACATAGATAGGAGAGTTTTTCGTATAAGCCATACACAACACCACAATCCGAAAAGTCATCACACCCGACCCTGACCACACCATGTTCATCCGGTTTCAATACCTGCTCACAACCGCCTTTAGGCAGTACCAGCGTATGTACGGAACTGGAGTTGGTTTCAAAAGTTGATTGTCTGATTTGTATTTTCATATTTCTTTATAATTTTTTAATCCATTCTTTTATAGATATAAGATCATTTTTTACAATAAGATCCATAATATCGTCCATGCAAGATATGGCTCCCAGAATAGCTTGATCGATATATTGTTGAGATTCTTTATTTTCAGGCCAGCAAGTTTCCTTTTCATCATAGAATTTTTTTTGGATTTTAGAATATATCTGATCATAATCCCACATATCATCTTTTTTGAATATCCTCTCTACTATTCGGGTACGGCGAGAGATGGAATTGTCTTTTTTAGGTCTGAAATCCGCCGCATTGAGAATGGATATAATCAACTCTTCTTTCCAATGATTTATGTTGGTTGTATGAAAATCGGATATGCCGAAATATATTATAAGAACCAGATTTTCTAAAATATTTTTAGTTTGAGAAGATACCCTATCTTCACATTCCTGTTGGGATCTAGCCATCTCATACAGGCGAGTGCTCCGAAGTAAATCTATTAAATATTCCGTTATGGTCCTCATATTTCTTTTTTATTTATATAGTTGTTCTATATGTGTTTTTTATCAGATATAGCTATATCTTTTAATATTATCTCTAATATATTCACAAACTTGTAAAGGAGATATTCCGGTGACAAAGTGTTTTTGATGACCATCATCTAGAACCCAATAGTAATCTTCTTGAGTAACTTCCACTCCCACTAGGGCTCCTTCTAAATCATTAGAGCCAGCACCGTCTCTACACCATTTTCCATAGTAAAGTTTCAATTTGTTGAGCATATCTCGTAGGTTATCATCCACCGGGTAGCTAGCTAAAGTTTCATTGGCTGTTTCCGGGGTTATAATACAAGATAGAATAAGGGGTGAGAGCATATCGCTACGCAGGATACCGAAATGCACTAATGTCGGACCATATTTATCTATCCAGACATCCATTTCCTGAAGAGAATTGAAATGTTTGATTTTAGAACCGGCCGCTTTATTGCGAATCCAATTTCCTAATTTAATCTTTAAATTATTCCACCAGTTCTTCATAATTGTGATAATCTTGATTCTTTAATAGCTTCTCGTTCTGCTCTTATCTTTTCCTGGATTGGAGAATGGGCAAGAAGTTCGACGGACTTATACATATTTTGCTTATCCCGGAGAGCGGTCTCCGATGTGGGTATGAACCCTAGAAAGTCTCCGGATCCGGTTTGGAGTACCGCCCAACTCTCGGGAACTCTGATATTTTTAGCTTTTAGTTCTTTTAATAAATCTTGCGTCTTCATAATATTAAGAATGAAAATATATTCCAAAAACATGTACGTCTAGGCCCGGAACACTGTGATGGAATGGAGAATAGCATTCTCCGTTTCTAAGTCCATCCATGTATTCTTCAAAGGTAATCCAGCATCCTATAATAAATTTTGTATAATTATCCATCTGATCCGGATTTTCCCACAACGCCGACAACTCATTTAAACGTTCCGCCCAAAATTTATCATCTTTTTGGTCGTAATCCGGAGATTTACACCATTCGTTAATATTGGAGATTTCCTTCTCTATCCAGGTCCGGATAATCTTATTGTTCTCTTCGGATGCCTGTTGGGATAACTCCGTAAACTCCCATTCGTCCAGGTCGCTCCAAAAGTTGCCCCAGCAGTTCTCACATCCGGTCGATCCTTTCTCTCTAGCCACGAGCTTGCCGGATACCCAACCATTCCAATCGCTTTCCCGGACTACCGAGACACTGTGTTCGGAACTGGAATTGGTTTCAAAAACTCCCTGTCTTATTTGTATTTTCATATGATTTTAATTGTTGTTATGTTTATACCTTTGATGAAGGCGTTCGTACAGTTCCTTAGAAATTTCATTCATGGAAGTGATTCCTACACGAGGAAGCGGATTGAGCCCGTCAAGACACTCCTCAAAATTTTTGTTCATCTCCTCGGTAACGTGATCTATTACATTATCCATATTGGCATCCTTACTGATGGCATATGTAGAGCTGTATTTAAATGTCTGGCCGAAGTAGTTGGACTCAGCACAGATAAATACGTAAATATATTCGTCTTTCTCGTTCATAATCTAATCCATTTTTGAATCATAAAAAACTTCCCATTTATCATACATATGACTAGCCTTCGCCGGCACATATACTATCTGACAGAAATTAAATGGATTGTATCCATTTTCCTTCCACAGATTAAGTTGATCTAATAAACTAGGATAGTCTAAAAAGGTTTTTCTTTTAATTGTCGGTTGATCTTCCATACTATTAATATCTATCGTGAAACACTAATATATCTTTTTCGGGTGTACCGTTTTTTAACAGACCCCCCATATGGTCTATAAGATCTTGATATTCCTTATCAGGTTCCGGACAACACTCATCACGATAACTAGCATATCCTACATCCGCCGAGAAGAGAAAGTCTTTGATATATTCACTAGAAAGTTTTTCATCAATTAACCGGTATATACCGTCCTGATACCAGTAGCTTTCGGATATATCGCATAATGTTTGAAAATCTACACATAGTTCGATTCCAAATTCTTTAAGAGTATCTTGTAAGAGCATTATAGTATTGAGAAAACCTGGGATATCATAAGAGTTAAGGGAAGATATGATCAAGATATTAACTTTTTCCTCCAATGTAAGATTGTCAATATGTGGAATATTATAAGCGAAATCTTCATACTTTTTAAGATCTTCCGAAGTCGGGGTCGCGATCTTTTTAGGAAGACTCGCATGAAATACCGAGGATTTGAATCTTTTCTCATCGCACCTGACAATGCAGAGAGTGTGCTGTGTGGAAGAATTAGTCTCAAAAACCCCTTGTCTAATTTGTACTTTCATAGCTAGTTTCCTTTATAAAATTCTTCTCTGTCGGTTCCGTCATCGATCGAGGCAAGCCATGTATCATAGTCATCATTATCATTATAAGTGATCACATTAGAATCACCAAAGAGGAAGTCCAACAGAAGCTCTTTGTCGGAGAAGATCTTTTCTTTGAAATAGTCCCAGCTGTCGGAATGATCGATATAAAAGTAGTCCCCGTCTTCTTTCTCGCAGCATTTGTATCCGGAATCATATACCTTCTCTACAACCGGCTCGAATACGCACCGGATGTCAACTCCGGCAAGTGTGTCACGGATAAACTTCTCTCGCTTGTCGGCGTCTTCCTTTGTATCGCTACACGCCATGGTCCACAAATAGGAAGCCCTCGTTTCAATGGAGGTATGCTTCTTGACCTCCCAGCCGAACTCACCGAGATTGAATGCGATTGCTCCACTACTGTGGAGGACTGTGTTTATGCCGAGCTCACTAGTTCCTTTGCCGATAGCGATTGTATGAATGGATGAACTATTGGTTTCAAAAACTCCTTGTCTTATTTGTACTTTCATAATCTAATTTATTTTTGAATCATAAAAAACTTCTTATTTATCTATCATTCACCGATTTTTTGAATCACAGTGATAATGATGCCCCCAAGTGTATATCCGAGACAAAAACACAAAATGTGAAATAATGTAGCTGGAATGGTAACCATATTTGTGAAAATTTAATTTTTTTTATAGTAATCACGAATGAATTGAAACATCTCATCAATAGTCTTGTTTTCCATAGGGAAGCGGGCATGGCAAAGTGAATTCTTAGAAAAAGTTCTTTTGACTAGATCAATATAGAAAGTGAAGCTTCCGTCATCTCCCATATAGAATCTTTCCCATTCTTCCGGAGTAAGCAAAGACCGGATATCTAGCTGTTCCAGAGCAAGGTTGTCAAATGATAGCACCGCATTCCGAGACCAGAGATTTTTAATATTATCCCGAAGCCATTGTCTGTTCTCATCCACTTCCACATTATGAGCGGTCTTGAAGTTCACTCCCCTGCCCAGATCCTTATATCCCAGAACCAATACCTTCTGCTGATGATCCGCCAGATATTCATAGATCTCCGGAGTGGTTACTCCGGAGATGGTATGAAACACACAGTTTTTCAATTCATTAACTTGAATCAAGGCTAATGTCTTAGATAGATAATCCGGATGAACGCTGATGCCGATGCCGTAGATAAGACCTCTTTTTTGCCAATCTCTCAGTTTGACAACATTGTCAATCAATTGTTTAGAATGCACGGTGATGTTAGGAAGTACCTTTTTGATCTTCAAAACAGTCAAGAAGTTTTCCAGGCCCGGACAATCCAGATCATTGCCATTCAATGCCAGCTCCGTATACGGGTGGAGGCTGTTGATGAAATTGTTGAGACTCTCATCAAAAGTAGCGTGTTTGCCGGTAGAGGTACATCCTTCATAACAGAAAGGGCAACCAATATTACACTTATCCGTAATCTTGACATCACAATTCTCCGCAAAGGCCGGAATGAATTCCTCTTCTTCGGTCCGGCGGATCTTGGTGCCATCTTCTAAGATGACCACATCATAATTACCGTTCTTATAGGCTCCTAATACTTTGGATTTTGACATATTCTTTTTCAAATTTTGATATAATATTTATGGATATCTATGAAGATATATAAACGAAATTATAATATATTAAGCTTCCAAATCGGACATTTCCTTGAGTTTGACCGGAACCATTTTGATAGATTTACCATCATATCTATCCGGCCCATAACACACAAAATTAGTTGTATTGCTCTCAATACAAATACTTTCAAAAATACATCCCGAACAATTGTCCGGATCATCGGTTACTTCTTCCGCCCGCACCAGGACTAGCTTAGGGGTTTCTCCTATCTGGATTGCGGTTTTAAATATATCGCCGGGTTCCGGAAGTACCAAATTTCTCCTGTCATTAGTTATAATCATATATTATAATGGATTTTTATCGGAACTTTTATAATAACTCGTTGATTCTAACGATGTTGCTTACCAGAAATTTTACTGAAGAATCTTTTGAAGGCCGGAGCCATCGGAGTATTCCGGGTGTCCAGGTCTAGCCAGTCAATAGGATCTACAAACCAATGCTTCCCTACTAGCGGCACATTAGTATATACATGAGAATCCTCCTCCGGACAATTCGCACCATCCCAAAGCGGATTTCTAGTCCAGCAATATACACACCGGTTGTTGATGAGTATCAGCAGCTCTATAGGAAGGGAATCTCCGATACAGCTATCGGACTTCTCGACATCATTCAGGGATTCCTCGAACTTGCTCATTACACCCCATTTGTTAGAGATAATATGATTATCATCGGATGTGTACCGGAGATAGAAGGTCTCGAAATCAAGTCCGGTGATCCTCTTGATTTCTTTCATCTGTTCTTTAATATAATCTCTTGTCATATTCTTATATGTTTATCGGTTATATGTTCTTCTAAGAAGATCGCTTGAAGAATCGATCGTTTTAAGATATTTTAAGGCTTTTAAATAACGATTAAGAAGACTTAAATCATCTTTTGTGATGGGATAAGGCAATCTTGTAATATCTAGATTATCTTTCAGATCCGCGATCTTGACTTCCCGGGCGACTTTGTTCTCTCCAACTCTTTTGATGTAATCGCTATAAGTTTCTCCATCTCTCCGGGTAAGGAATTTTACGGCATCTACAATATCCGCCGGAAACCCGAGTTCAATCAGCTTCTCCGGTGTCATATCCGAATCTTCTATAGTATCATGCAAGAGTCCTGTGATAGTGGCTCCGGCGGACGCACACCTATCCGAAACTCGGATAGGATGTCCGATGTATTCATGCCCACCTTTGTCTTTTTGATCCTTATGACACTCTTTGGCTACTTCTAGTGCCTTCATATAGAGTTCGATATATTCTATATCTCTTTCAATAAGATCCGGTTTCATATTAAGATTGTTCGTGTTTAGTTCTATATTTTACGGGATCTTCTAATCCCCCATTTTCAAAAAAGATTTTCATTTCATCTAGACCGTCAACGGTAGCATATCTTCCATTTTCTATCATCAATGAGGTATGTTCACTTTTGTTTTTTATCATATCCACCACTACAACTCTCTTACCTATTCCGTAAGCAAACCCGGCCTCCCAGGCGCTTCCACCGGTTAGGGAGGTACCTTTTCTCCCATAATTCAATAAGACTACCCAATCGGAATCCTGAATAGCGGATACATCTTCGGTGAAAACCATCAGCCCCCATTCATTATTAGGATAGTCCCAGGCATTCGGAATAGCATGCTCTAGCGGAACATATACTTCGTATTTGAGGTCTCTCAAGATCTTAGCGGCACTTTGAATAATATCTCTATATTCCGGAGCCATACTAGAAGCTAGATAAATCCTATTCATAATATTATCTCTTATGGATTTATATAATCTATTATCCAGAATCTTAAGGACAAAAAAAAATGTATAATAACTGATTTCAAGTTTGATAAGCGTCGGTCTTAATCATCTAATCTCCCTATAGAAATCTCCTGGTTCTTAATCCAGATCTTGCATTCTTTTTCGGAATAAAACGAGTTTTTGAGAAAATCCATGAGTTCCTTAGGATCGGATATAGCTTCTATGGTTCCGGCAAAGCTGTAAGGAACACACTCGTATTTTCCATTGCACTTGAGAGGATGAAATATAATGAAATCTTTCATGATTATGAATTTTTAGTTATTGATTAAATAAAGCACATGATGTTCAATCCAATACTCGAGCTTTTTCAAACGACGCCATTCTTCTCTATATTTTCTATCATTTGTTAATTCTATTTCGTGGATGCGCCGTTTGCATCGCTCCAATTTATCTTTTAAGAATTCTTTTTCTTTCTCAGTGTATAACATAACTTAAAAATATTTAGGAATTTTGCCGTATTGTTCTCTAAGTTCTCTTGCGTCTACGCAGGCAAGCCAATAATCGTCGTATGTTACATATTCTACCCAAGGTTCGAATATGCCATCTTTTGTGTATATGGCAAACTCACCGGGAATGTTGTGTTTTCCGGTTTTCTTGCATTCTTTACTATAATCTACTTTGATTCTAAGCATATTTTATATTCTTATCTAAATTTGGTTAGTTATCTACATCATATGATATCCAGCAATCATAATCACACTCATGATTTTTATTATATCTGTTACTACAGACATACCAGCGTCCGCCTTGAGAATCCATATCAATACATTTCAATTTAGCACCACATTTAGGACATATTCCATGGTTGTATGCTTTTTTCTCCGAGAAATATGCCCATATCATGCCGGAGATCATAAAAACTACAATTAAAGTAGATATAATACATACTATTAAAGTAGATATAATGCATACTATTGAAGTTACCATATTCAATATACTGTTTTATTAGGGTTATAATGATTTTATTTATAATATCTTCCGATGAGAACTTTCCTTTTACGAATACTGTCCTCTGATTGAATTTCTTGTAGTGTTGTCATGACTATTCGGTTTTAGTGTTATACATTCCTTCAGATGTTTCAAGAGCAAGATCTTTTAATAGAAGTTGTTTTTCATGCTCCGTCATATCTATACAAGTTTTTGTTCGGATTTTGACTTCTCCGGACACCATTCTGGAATAATATCACATTTTTGAAATTTACTCATTCCAATATCAATTAGTCTTCCGTGTCCTTTCCTATACCCGCTAAGAATCCTAGGCATTTCTGGGTGGTCACAATACCACTCATAATTCGGGTCATCGAATGAGTCTTCGCATACAGATGTGTCAATATACTCACTCATATGTGGGCACTGAGAGCATTTCTCTACATTGTAAACTTTCTTTACTTCTACTTTCATAATATTTATAATTTTTCGGTTCTTTCCATTCCGGTTATCTCATCACCATTTAAAAGCTTATGAGCTAGAATAAGAGATTCTCTTATATTTCTTTTTTGGCAAGTATCCGTTTTTCTTTCATAGATATCATATTGAATACGAAGTGTATCTTCGATACTTTCTAATACCCATTTTGGAACTTCAATTATCTCTTCCATATTATTTTTTCTCATTAGTGCACAATGTCTTCCAATACTTATTGTGGATCTCTTCTCCATCAACATCTCCCCACTTGCAAGGTTTGATATACTCGTAGAAACAAACATCCATAAGAAGTTCCTCTACAACATCCGGAAATTCTTTACAAGTGATCTGAGTAGCCTTGTTCAGCATTCTAGCTTGCCATTTATTCACTAATTTTACTAATCCAATAGCTCTATTGAAATCAGCTAAACCAACCCTATACCAACCAAATTGTGTCTTCTTGATAGGGATCAAGTAATTATCAAGTTTCCAAATAAAATTCTCGAACCAATTACTTCCACGGAATAACTTATAGCCAAAGAAGATAGTAGAGATACTTCCATCCCACATTCCAAAGTACTCATCTCTATAAGTGCCATACTTCTCCTTCCCATATACTCTACACTTTGCCCATTTCCGGATACGATGCTCAAGTACATCTATAGCATTATATAATTGGTTTCCATACTTCTTAAACCATTCGTCACCCCATATATGCATAATCTTTCTCCTTTCTTTATTATAATTTCAATCTGTAAAACCGTGTAGCCTTTAGCTGCATGGATACACAGATTGGCTACTAATATAAATACAAGAAACATTAACGATATTAATCCGGATCTTATTATTTAGATATGAGTCGATTAGACAAAAATAGAGCTATAAGCGAAGCCGGTAAGGCTACACGGGTCCGGCACCGGAATATGACCTGCAAGACATTCAAGTTCAAGGTGAATCGGAGCTCGCTCTCCCGTGATCAGAAAGAGGCTCTTAAAATGTACTTTATAGAAGCTAAAAGGATATATAACTATATCATCGCTTCCGATATAGATCCCTTCAAGGCTTCCTATAAAGACTTCAAGACCATCACGTATCTGGATAAAAACAGAAACCCGGTCGAATACAAGATCCGATATCTGAAATCTTCGATTATAGATGAGATCTCCGTTATGATGAGAGAATCTATAATAGGTCTGTCCGCTTCCAAGAAGACCGGAAATAAGATCGGTGTCTTGAGATTCAAGTCCGAATGTAACAGCATCCGGCTGAGGCAGTACGGCGTGACTCATTCTATAAAAGGAAACAGTATTAAGATCCAAGGGATCAAGAAGCCTATAAGGGTCGGCGGACTGAAACAATTAGACGGATATAAGAATATAGATTATACCACTGCCAATCTCTTATATGATGGATATGACTACTATATATCCCTTACATGCTTCATAGATAAAGAACATAAAATAACAAACAATAAGATAATAGGACTCGATTTCGGCTGTTCTACTACTATCACTACTTCCGATGGGGAGCGGATATATATAGAAGTTGGAGAAAGTGAGCGCCTGAAAGGACTGCAAGCCAAGCTTGCTCGCCAGATCAAGGGCTCTAACAACTACTATAGGACCCGCTCTAAAATCAGAAAGGAATATAATAGGATAAACAACAAGAAAAACGATGCCGCTAATAAGATAGTGCACCGCCTGTCGGAATACGGTACGGTAGTCATCCAGGACGATCAGTTCCGGGAATGGCGCGAAGACGAGCATCTATCCAAGACGGTCCAGCATTCCGTGCTCGGAAGGGTCAAGGCTAAGCTGAGAAGAAAAGATAATGTATTCGTGTTAGACCAATGGTTTCCGACTACGAAGCGCTGCCTGTCCTGTGGGACCGATGCCGCGATGGATCTATCCCAACGGACCTTTGTGTGCCCGAAATGCGGCGAGACCGGAGACCGGGACGTGCATGCGGCAAAGAATATGATCGGGTTCTATAAAGCTATACAGTCGGCGGGGACCGTCGACTTAAAGCCCGGGAAGAAGATCTCTTACGATAAATGCAAGGATCTCTTCAAAGACGGGAAGCTCAGTTGCCTTTAGCGGCTGGGTAGTTCACTTAAATATCTTATGATAATATATAACGGATCCTCAAAAACATTAAGATTATATTTCACAACACCCGGATGATATTATTTAATCAAAAATATTTTATTTAAACAATGTCCAGAAGACATCATAGACGTAGTAGTGAGGTTCAAGATTTTGGTTGGAAAGGTATAGATGCCGGGAGGGGTAAGTGTGCGGTGTATTTTCATAATCCTCACGTTAACCAAGGCTCCGCTACCATTGTACTGCATGGTGTGAATATAACGTCAAATTCTAGAACATTTGAAATATCGACCGATGGAAACAATTGGATTACCTGGGGGACAATTTCCGGCAATAGTAGTCTCACTTATAACCTGCCCTCGGGAAATAGATTGTACATCAGAAATAACTCCCAGACTCCAACTACCCTTAGTATCGGAGATTCCGGAACAATGAGATATTATAATTTTGAAGTCAGTAGTGAGTATGGTGTAATATTAGGGGGTGATATTCGAAGTCTTTTATGTAGGAACTATAATGCCGCATCCTGGACGGGATGGTCTATGACAGCAAGTACATTCTATTCATTATTTGCAACAGACAATCATTCCCAAAACCGGATAACTCTAGCACAATGGAGTAATGGCATATATTATAGCAGCACACGTAATAATATCCGATTTGATCTTATACCCTACGAAACTCCGGTGGCCACATATTGCTATAGCCACATGTTTTCAGGTATATTCTGTGCAATAGCTCCGGAACCCAGATGCAAGCCCGCCATTGGTGAAACAGATACAAACCTAGAAACCGGAGCACTAGTGCTCCCTAAGACGCATTCATCGAGATGTTGCGAATATATGTTTGAAAATGCCTCATTACAATTTGGACATGCCGGGGGAGGATCGACATCGGACTTGTCCGGTTGTGAGACCGGATATTTTAAAGGCACGGATTGTTGTCGTATTATCACTATGCCCCCGGGAACCAAAACGGCGGACGATAGTATGAGATATATGTTTGCCGGATCCGATTGTGTATACCCTCCTATTGATGATTCTATTTATGGATTCAGATCGGGTTATGCAAGTAATACGGAAACACCAAATCATCTTGCTACATATTGTTATGAACATATGTTTCATGGATGTACATATCTTAAGCAGGCTCCCGTATTGTGGCACGGCAATACTTTGGCTCCGGGTTGTTATCAAAGTATGTTTGAAAATTGCACAAGTCTTGTGTATCCTCCGGAATTGGATGCTACTAATTTAGCTGTCGCATGTTATTATGCTATGTTTAAAGGATGTACAAGTCTGGAACAAGCGCCCGAACTTCCCGCTCTCACACTGAGGGGTAATTGCTACAGGGAAATGTTCTCCGGATGCACCAAGTTGAAGTATGTAAATGCCAAATTTACAACTACTCCCGGCAATAGTTATACATATAATTGGCTGTATAATGTATATAACTACGATTTAGCAAATTCAATGGGTGGGGTGTTTGTTAAAAATCCATCCGCCGCTTGGACAACAACCGGAGTATCGGCGGCCCCTACAAATTACCGATGGAAAATTATAAACCATGACGGTCTTGTGTTTTATTCCGAGAATGGATTAACCGGATGGAAAATGAGTCTCCAGTCTACAACATCCGCCACAGCTAGGACTGTTCAATATAGTATTGATGGTACCAATTGGTATAACTATAATACGGGGGCCCATCCGGATATAACCGCCACTAACGGATATGTGTTGTGGAAGAGTAATATAAATCAGTCATATGGCAGCACCAATTCATATAACAAGTTCACATTTGGTACCGTAAAAAATCTGCAAATATTTTGTTTTGGAAAGATAAGTTCTATGACCAATGGGTCGCACACGGCAGCACCATATCAATTTAAGGCAATGTTTGAACTTGTCAATATGCTTCTTACTGCGCCAAAATTAGATATGACAGGTATTGATTCATATTGTTTTTACAATATGTTTTATGGATGTTCGCTATTAGAATATGCACCATATATGCCGGGATTTACTATTTCATCAAGTTCCATTGGGGAGGGTGCATTTGCTGGGATGTTTAACTCATGTAGCGCATTAACATATTATCCTATAATTAAAAATTATAGTCTAGGATGGGCTCCAAACATGGCACAAGAAATGTTTTACAAATGCAACAACCTGACATTTGCATCTCCATTTATGTCTGCTGACAATGATTGTTATTATGGGTATAAAATGGGTGCCGTAAACGTATCGTCATTTGAATATTGTTTTTCGTATTGCGACCTTCATACTCCACCCAATCTTAATTTTTATGGGCCCGCGAATAGAGCGTTTTATCATATGTTTGAAAAAAATATCAATCTAGTTATTGCACCCTCAATTATAACAAATATCGCTAGTACAAGCGGAGGAATGATGACAGGTATGTTTGCCGATTGCGGATCTTTAAGCCGTGTAACAGCATACTTCAATACGACTCCGGCCACCGGGTGGACCGGGGACTGGCTGAGTGGTGTGAGCGCTTCCGGAACTTTTAATAAATCCGGCAACTGGAGTATAGCAATATATGGGGGTGATACGATTCCTTCCGGATGGACTGTAACTCAAAGAACACGTCCTAATCTTAATGTACCTGACTGGTAGACCTATTTTCCGTGCTTATAAAATTCTTTTCTAATGGTCTCTTTGGTGATATTGCAAATTATATCATTATCCCATAGCCACCTGATATATCCGGGATCATTCTTGCAGACATCCACAACAGGCATGTTCTTATGCTTGCCCCATCGGAATTTCAAATATCCGGATCTGTCTATATATACAAATCCATCCGGTGATATAGACAAGCTATTAGTGGATTTTAATATAGATTCCGCTATGATTTCGGATCGATTAGGCTTGCCCTCAACCGATTCCATCTGTTTCTTATATACATCGATAGTGGCTAAGATATCGGCGGAAGCATCATGAGCTCCTTCGAATTGATGTCCGAAATATCGTTCATATGTCTCCGATAGCTTATTGTTATCTTGCTTATTGAGTTTTCTCTCGATATCCAATGCATCAATGAATTTGCATTTATCAAATCCGGTATCTAAACCTTCCCGACTGAAATCCTTCTGTATCATAGGAATATCAAATGATGTCCCGTTATATGACAATATAATATGATCTTTGGTAAGTCTTTGCCATTCGGGATATATTTCAACCAGGCTTTGCCCGTTCTCTTTCAAGAACGATCTTGTTATGCCATGCACTGCTACGGCGTTCAGATCCATAATATACTCGCCGGTTTTCCGGTTTGGCAAAATATACCAGTTGGCACCCTCTCCCAATTCAAACGTATCGGCATCAAAATTTCTTAAAGAAAGCTGAATTATCCGGTCTATTGATTTATTTAACCCGGTAGTCTCTATATCTAGGCAGGTTATGTTCATGGTTTTGTGTTTAATTATAAGCTTCCGAGAAGTTCTCATCCCAGTTGAAGTCATCAAACTTCTTAGGTTCCGATATTACTTGCGGCTCAGGTCTTTCTATAACGGTTTCAAATGTTATTGACGGACAACTTTCAAACATTCTGGTATAAGAATTGACTTCTATAACATCATCCGATATTTTAGGTATGTCCATCGGATGTGCGCATTCTATTCCATTATTGGCTTCTACGAAATTTTTAGGATATGGAGATCTTGACATATTTCTAAATATTCTAGGCGGTAAGATTCTTTCTATTGATTTGAGTTTTAGTACACTGCAGATGCTTATAATATTGTTTCTTGCATTTGAATGGGTCTCCAGTGCATTCTCTCCACCAAGGATAAAAACACTCCGTGATAGGATTTCCGCTTTCGTCAAACCCGTCAAAAAGATCACATTTGCTTCCCATTTCTAAGAATTGATTTACTTTTCTATGAGTAGCCGTCCTCGGTTTTCTTATTTTCTTTTTAAGTATTCTTTCCATTCTTTCCGAAATTCTTTAGAGTTCTCCATCAATATGTCCCATAATATTTCGGTACGACATTGATCATCCGGCATAGGCATGACTATTTGAGGCGGTTCCGGTAAAAGATATTTTATAATGAATTCTTCAAATTCCTCTCGGGATATTGGTGGAGCGCACAACCCATATCCGTTATGATTCACTGCTAGCCATTCCGTAAACGTCTTACCCATAATTTTACCAGATAAATATAAATAAATTCAAAAAGCACACCACCTCCATAAAGAATATCCAGGTCTTATTATCTACATCGGCGGAATAATCTTCATTATATGTACCCCCAACTCGCATGCCAATTATAATAAATATCACATAAGACAATATTGTACTTACCAATGCAGGCGTGCCCGCATAAATTATAACAAAAATTGTACTTAATATTATAGCTATTAATGAATTAACATAATGGATAAGTCTAGTCCAGCCAAATTTGAAAAAATCGCCGTTTTTGAATTTCCATTTCAGATCAAGCCATATATTTTTAAATGAATCCGGATTATCATCAGCATGAACTAGATATCCGATATAATCATCCGGATATTCTTTTTTGGGTCCGGATTTATAACAAGAAGCCACTCCAATCATCAACACGGCAATGGCTACCGTCACCGGGATCCATCTCAATCCGGTTGGAGAGATACAAAACCAATAAATAGAAAATGGAAGCGTTGTGAGTACGGTCCAGGCTGCAAATAACCAGTCCCATTTGTTGGGTAGTATGTAATATGTCTCCGATAGAGAGACCGGAGTACCATATTTTATCAGTATGAAAATGATGTAAGCAAAACACATCACAATGCTTATAATAGGTAATGATATCATAATATATTATTATTTATTTTTGTTTTGTTTCTTACACAATGTTATTATTGCGGACACTACGGAAATATCTATTATTATTCCCATGACCAATATACATATCGTGATAACGGTCCCCATTCCTAAATATGTGATGCATGCAATTACGGCTACCACGGTTAGTAAAAATATAATACTCAATATAGTTATCGTTATCATATAAGATATTTTTGATTATATATAATATATTCCCCAATATATTAAAAATCCTCATATTTGCAATATAATAAGAGATCGTGTCTCAGATGACCAAATATATCACTGTCAGCACGATCTCTTCAAATAACGCGGCTATGCGTTAAATTCAGGCAAATTTAAATGTAACCTTTAGGTTGAATTTTTTGAGGATTCCATCTTCTACAGAGTAGGCTTCTATGTGTTGATACTGATCTACCATAGGATTATATTTCTTCAGTTCATTGAAGCCATTATATTTCACCTTTACGGATTGACCGGATTTATATTTCATAATCTCATCCGGATCACATTCAATCATGCCGGTCTGGTTATCGGCTTCCACAAAAACACCACATTTGCTTGCCGTATGGACTACTCCGGTAACAATGCCGTCAAGTTCCTTCTTCGTAAGTTCTTTCCAGACATCGTCATCCATGCAATAATGGTTGAATATATCCATAAGAGCAATTCTGGAATTGAGACGATAATATTCTTTAGGACTGCCTACAACCACCTTATTATCGGTACCCGGCTTCTCAATAAGATTAATAATATAGAATGGAACGTCTTGACCCACCCAGCGTTCGAAATCTTTTTCTACATTGACTACAATCTGGGATCCCGGAATGAATACATCCAGGAAGATGTCTTTGCCGAAAAAGTCTGAGGCGCTATCCAATCTCAGGCTGCCCATAAATCCGCCGCGGACAATCTGCCCGTCGCGGCCTCGCACGAGCTGGATGTTTTTAGCTACAAATGGCTCGAATCTGTCTTTAATATTGTATTGATAATTCAAGTCATTGACATACTTTTTTAAAAATTGGTCATAAAACCAGTAAATTGGATCGACTAGAACGGAATTGTCCGTTTTAGACACAACGCGGCAAGTAAGCTCAACAGGTCCTGAAAGTTCCTTGAATCTTGGATATTGAGACAGATTTACCGTACATTTAATATCTTCCTTGAAGTTGGTCTGGTCAAAAATAATTTGTTTCTTGTCGAGACCTCGGATGGTGAGGGTGACATATTCCCCAACTTCGAATGTTGGTGGGGTTTCTAAGTGTTTTTTAATTTTTTTAAGACTATCGAGTTTGTAATAATCAGCGAACGCCTCCGAAATCTCGACATCTTTATAGCGGTCGGTAAGTGTTTTAATGCGTTCTTGATCTGAAGATCCTTCCCATTTGAAGTTGGATACCCCTTCCTGTTGCTTCTTTTTCATTTTGAATTGAATTAGTGAATAAATGTGTTGCTATAATAGAATATAATATATTAGCATTTATTTTTAAGGATTTCGGCAAGCATAAAAAAAGACTCCCATAGAGAGTCTTTTTCGAAAGGAAAGTATATTTGCCGGATAAATTAGATATTAGTAGCGGTTATACTCCAATGCATTGTTAACGGACATAGCCACATCATAGGTATTCCGGCAGTTTTCTAAAATATCCGAAAATGATTTATCGTTTTTCCACAATGCATACACGGCTTTATTGATCATATCAAGTGGTCTGCCGGATTCGCGAAGGTTGCTGATAAAATCAGCCACATAAAAATCGATTCTGTTTTTTTGGCATGCCTTTTTCAGGTCCTCAAAATGTCTCTCAAAGAGCACCCCCGTAAGGTCCTGAGCATTTTTTCTTCCGATTATAGACTCGCACACCGGCTGAGCGGTCTGATCTATCATGTCTTTTATAGATTTCATATTGTCTTTTTTTTTCTTAATAATAATTCAATATAGATTTCTTATAAGATTCATAATTAAAATCCGGCTGCGTCATTATTCTATATCTGTCGGATATATTTTTCGGGGCATTATCTAAAGCGGCGTATAATTCACCGGCATTTGCAATAGATAGATCATAATTATATTCTCCGGTTAATTCCGGGTAATACGGATATGCGTCCGTTTCCGTCACTATTGGAATATTCCGGCAGATACACTCGGATATTCTAAGCTGCTCCCGATAGTTATCGGATTCTCCATGTATATTTAACACAGCCCGGCATCTTGAGATTTCCATTTCTAAATCCTCCATATCGTATCCGGTTGTGATTAGTATAGGTGTATATGTGGAGGTCAATTTTCCTAGCAGCTGAGCTCTCCGTAAAGTATTTATATTCCCGATAAACAAAAAATCATATTTAGTGTCCGATTGAGAAATCCGCCGTTCTCCATATGCGGATACATATCGCAAAGGCATGAATTTGACTCTATCCTTTAGAGTATAGGGCATTTCTTTAAAAATTTCTATTTGCCATTCCCAAATCTCATCCGGAGAGAGTATTTCTAGATATTTGTTTAATGCATCTAAATACCCGAACATATGAAGATGATCAAAATTCCAAAATACAAATTTTTGAATTTTTAAATTATAACGATTGCATAATTCTATCACACTCTCCCTTGTGATCGGGCGCGAAATGTCAAAATCGAAACCGTAGCACGGTGTTAACAAGAATGCCGTTCCGGCCCATTCGGGGCCGGAATAGTATTCTTTGATCATTTCACAGGCGTATCTGGTAATTCCGTCATACATGATGACAATATCACCATAAATCTCCCACCGGGTTGCGCTATATGTTTGATTAAATTCCATTACTCTATATTGCCGTATATTCTATGTTTTTGTTCCTCTCTTCTGGGTTCGGACCAATTCCGCACCTTAGTGAGGTATCCAATGACTCTATCCCAGAGTGCAACATGCTCCGATCCGCATACCGGACATTTGCTTACCGGACGCTTGCCTATCCAGCCGCAATCCTCACATTCCGAGTTGGGAATATTGAATGTGAAATAGTTAACACCTTGTTCGGCGGCATATTTCAGAATATATCTATACTGTTCTACATCCGGATGTTCCGATAGGTTGATATGAGCCGCACTTCCGCCATCCAGATAGTCTCCGATATATTCTCTTCCGTGCATCCGGAGCTTCTCTAGTGGGGATGTGGTGGGATCGTTGGGCTTGAAGATATAAGAGGCATAGAGATTGGTATCTTCCGGAATCCAGTAGCCGTCTTCTTTATCCCAATTGTAATTTTTAGCGGCCAGGCTCTCCGCCGGAACCTGCTCGGTATTGAAGATCAGTGTATGTCCGTTGAATTTACCACCGGCTTCTTTATTTCTTTCGGCAATAAACCCGAATATGAACTGGCAGAATTCTTTATAATCCTCATTATCATTGCAGGTCATTCCCAGATACTCCGCGGCTTGATTCAAACCATTCAGGCCTATAGTAAGATATTGTTTGTTAAGATTGATGAATCCCGCATCATATACCGGCAAGAGACCGGCGTCTTTCATATCCCAAAGAATCTCATTATAGGCAATATGATATTTATAAACGTCATCTAAGATCTCTCCCAGGAATGAGACTATTGTTTCTTTTTCTTTTTTCCAATTATATTGGATTCCGGCACTTCCGATCTTTGCTTTTCTATCACATTCCTGAATAATTCTGTTCAGATTCAAAGTAATCACGGACTTAGAACCGGTCTGCAGTGACATATTACCGTTCGTGAAATTGAATTCCTTGGTTTGCAATTTGTTCTTCAAGCGACAGCAGCTAGAAAGACTATCTACGGTGTCGGAGATGTATGTAAAGAATGAATGACCCCGCGCATACTCGCTTGCTACAAATTCGGCACTTTCCGGATCGGCAAATTTTCCATCTTTATATACCATAGCAAAGCTCTCCACCGGGAAGGTCAGGAGACATCTTTCTCTTTCTTTATTAAACCACTGCATGAAATCTTCCTGCAGCCATTTAAGAGATTCCCATATTGGCTTGGTAAAGTCCGGAAAGCTGAAATCCCCGAACATGCTCTCGAAGAATGTCTTGTCATAGTATGAAAAGTTCACGAAAGCGGATTGCAGGCCGCGAGCCGCCGCCGGTTGGTTGATAGAATATATAATCTGCTGGAAGTGCTGATGGATCTGCTCTTTGATGGTACGAGGATGCTTGCTCCGGGGATTGACAATATCATTGAGGTGATATCTATAGTCATCTCCCCATTCCTTTCGTGCAAAGTAATCAAAGTACAATAGAGCTTCCGGTACGGCAACGGCCCCCAAGAACTGAGCGGAGATAGCAAAGATCATATTCACTAGCATACCGCAATAGGAATCCAGATTCTTGGGTTTGGCACTTAGGCCTCCGATACCCTTGATGCCGTGTTCTAAGAACGGATACATAGTCAGAGCTACACAATTGTGTACTAAAATATTATTCATTAAAAAAGTATGAGTGTCTGTTGTGATGTCGTAAATGTATTCATTTTGAGACAAAAATGAATCATTTTCTTGAATTTTTTGAACACTCGTTATTTTAACGGGACCGGAAATTTTATATTTTGGTGTGGATGTAGATGTTACAATTTTCTTCCATTTGTATGATAAAGAAAATTCGTCACTATTTTCTCTTTTTGAACACCCAATAGTCCATAAACTATAGTTAGTTTTATATCCGGAATTAGAAAATGGTATGCTCTGAATACCATTGCCTACCGAATATCCAAAATGTCTCATGAGTTCCGACGCCTGAAGAATTGCGGAGCGCGAAGCTAATTTTAACCACAATTGATTATAATTAGCTGTACCGTCAGCATCATATAGACCTTCTAATATACCTTTTGCAAAATCGTCTGTAAAATCAAGTATATTTACCGGAAGTGTTTTACCCTGAGCTTTGTCTTGAATTTTAAAAAATTCTTTAAATAATCTAAATATTGCACGACTCCTTACTTCCAGATTATATATGTTTCTATCTGATTTATATGTAACATATCCGGCTTTGCCCGTGATTTTAAATAAAATATTGTTGATATAATGCAAAATAGATTGATCCTTTTGGGTAAAATTTAGATATTTTTCAGTGTTGTTATAGTTGCCATCACCTATAAAAAATCCAATCACATAACCAAATTCCTCCGTAAGATATATATTCCTTTTTAATTCATGTCGATCATATCTAATAAATTCGTCATAAACTTCACCAGAATCTAAAATGTCAGCGAGATCTATTAAATTATCTCCCCTAAATTCTAATTTGTGATGTTCTTTATACTGATATTCATTTAATGATTCTATAGCCGGAATAGTGTTTTCAATATCATCGGCATTAACTATAAGGGGATGATCCTCTGTTACCACGATATCTTCTCCAAAAGAAGTTTTTATTCTATAAAGATCTTTATGTCTTTTCTTTTTGGTAATCGCCGTTATCGGAGTCTCAATTCCGCCTCGATCAAGTACCGTAAGATTGTCAGGATATTTTTGGTATACTACATTAATAGGATCTACTAGTATTTCTGGCTCTTCAATAATGTCGTATAATAGATCAAACGGAATTAAAAGACGATTTCCATTATAAGAAACTCTTATAACCTCTTTGGAGCTATATGTATATGGGGCAATGGCTCCGGCAAAAGAACTTTCATCATGTTTGTATATATAATGATTAGCTAGATCTCTTTCGTATTGCTTGGCATCAAAGTCCGGAAAGAGCTCTCTAAGTTTCCGGACAATCATTCTCCGGTTGATCTGGATATTGTCCTCTTTATGGATTTCCGTATTCAGAACTCCAATATTCTTATTGCCTACATTAGAGTTGTCATCTACCGTAGAATCAGCGGTATTGAAACTCTTGCTATACTTGCGAATGAAATCTTCCTTTTCATCTACCCATTTGCGAATTTCCTCTTTGTGTTTGCGGAATAAAATATAGGATTTAGCCAGCTCCGGATAATCTCGCATTAAGATCTTCTCTACTATGTCTTGGATTTCTTCTACTCCTATGGTATCCTTATCCAAAGATTTGATAGTTTTATCTATCTCTTCCGTGACTTCTGTCTTATATCTCATCTTATTTCTCTTAAAGCAGCCGCGCAGGGCTAATCTGATTCTATCCTTGTCGTAATCCACGACTCTTCCATCTCTTTTAACTACTTGAATCTTACTCATATATGTTAACTATTATTGATTTTCGAGCTTCTTAGATATCTATAATAAGATATAAATGCAACTTGTGTTATATTTAATTTTGATGAAGTTATTTTTTTGAAAAATACGTTATGAAATCCATAATAGAATCTATAATAGGAAGGAAAGGATCTTCTAAGAATCCATGTTATGAGTATGCTCATTTATTCAACGGAGATATCAATGGATTTTTTGATTTTTTGATATCTTTAAGAAAAAATTCGGATGCCGGAAACTCCGGTGCATATAATAATTTTTTCTATGGTACCGGCGTAAAAGATGATAAAGCTATGTTGCTTGTATTAATAAGGCTAGAATCTTGGATTTTTTTATGTATAGATGAATTTGAACAGCAAGCCATAGATATGGGTATACCCAGACACAACTCTAGACAGGTTGCTATAGAGCGATTACTGGGTGATATAGAGGATGATGATGAATTTTTTGAACGATGCGATTCTTTGAAAAGATATATTAAAAGCAAATCCGCTCGTTATAATTTATTATGTAATTTTAGAATATATTTACATTTATCATGAAACATATAATAGAATCTATAATAGGAAGGAAATTGGATTATAGAGCAATTAGAGCAATCCGCAATCACGATATTGTAAGGATCGTCGAAATTCGCAATAATAGAGAACTCGGATTATATAGAGTCTTGATGGATGATCGGGAGCTAGATTTGCTTAGTGATTTTTGGGGAGGAAATGAAACATTTGTCAATCCTACGTTTTGCAATAACAAAGAGATACTATCTATGACATTTGATCCAGAATCTCTTAAAATTGGTAGGAATTATAAAATAATTGAGATATATCGATGCGCCGGAGAAGAAGATATATATTATCCGGCTATATCCGTAATTAACATGCAGCGCGATAAAAACATATTACAAAACTCTATAACGGATAGGCACTATAAATTAATCTGGAAAAACGGACATATGGAGAAATAAAAAAGGACCGGTAGGTCCTTTTTTTGTTAAGATCCGGCCGGCCACTGATATCGAGCTACGTCCTCATTGGTGCTCTTCCAGCCAATATCCGACCAGAATAGTATTACGACCTTATCAAATGGCGGAATATTTCTCATAATCATCTTGCAATAGTCACCTATATAGATCCCGGACTCATAGGCCGGTTCGATGATGATGGTGCTATTTTTATCTAAGATGTATTCCGTGCGGACAACACTGTCATTTAGAATGGTCATCTTTTCCGTCATAATATTGAATGGAATCGTATCTCCGTTAATGACAAAATCCAGCGATCTGTTATCTTCGGACAAAATATAATCCGCGGTTACTCTAGATTTGCTGTATTCTCCACCTAGATAACCCTTTGCTATGCCGGTGGATTGAGCACACGCTCTCCCGGCGCCTAAAATGGTTCCCAATACAAATGCGATTATCAATAAGGCTATATACAGCCATTCCGGGAACTTGTGATCTTGATTGTGATTCATACGATATTCCATTTTTTGTAAAAATTATTAATTTTTTATAATTTTAAATCATTGAGACTTCCAAGATTGTGTGAAATTAGAACGGAATGAGCGGAATGATCCGAATACGTTGGGGTGGTTGGAGATTCTTTTGCGGATGTGTCGTCAAATTCCAATTTAAGTTGGCGAGGATTTGAATCAACGGCGGGTTCTTGAGTTGTCACAATCAACGGATTTGAATCATCCGGTTCTATTGGAGGTTGATATTTAGTATGATCTTTGATAAATTGTTCTTGTTCTTTATCCGTCCCGGTATAAACACTATTATCCGGGATCAACGGATTATCAATAAACGTTCCATGTCTCTTATCCCAATTTTCTAACAAGAACTCAAGTTTCCAATTCTCATATTGGGCATCTTCCAATCTTTCCCAGAGATCCTCTAACTTCCACCGAATAGCCATAGGTACGTCTATATCGTTACCCTCACAGTCCTTAGTCTGAATCAGATCTTCAACCCGTCCGGCGGCTAACATAGCTATCTCTAATTTGACATCTTCGATATCTTTCTTATTATCGTCGATACGGTCTTGGACCTCTTCTTTATGTTGCCAAGTCTCTTTATAGAAGACCATCCCACCATCTACAAATGTATACCATCCCATAATTGATATTTTTTAGACATATATAAGAGAATGTCCTGATTTTAAGATAATTTTTCTTGTACCATATTTTACAATCTCTTTTGAATTTCTCGCGCCATTATCTTATCTAATACTATCATCATGCGTTTCTTGCCGGAAGGATTGCTAGTATGTACAAAAATATCCGGACACGGTAAGCCCCATTCATAATGTTCTTCGTCTAAATCCATCACACAATCATATCCGGTAGGAGCATCCGATTCCCATCCCAGATCATGATCTAAGCAGATCATGTCATATTGTGCATATTTGCCGTCTTGGATCAATTCGTCAAAATCTTTATAATTCTGAGCTATGTCTATGGACATTTTATTCAAAGCTTCCGGTTGGAACCAGTGTTTTGGAATTCTTAAATCATCCAGCCAGAGCACTTTCAAATCTTTGTCGGTTTGAAAACTCCTATATTGAGCCGGGTCCGTAATGTCGTATATTTTCATAATCTTAATATTTTTTAATAATTAATGAATTGAGATTGAATTTAGATAATTGAGATTAACGCATAAACAAAGATGCACGTCCATAATACAATAACTAATACCATAACCATGCAGAGATATATAGAAACCCATTTATAAAAATGGCCAAGGTCTTTAAATTTCCAATTTGCCCCATATTTCATACATAATTGTGTTAATCCGAATGGGGCTGTAATTATCATCACTATGAATATAATTAAAAATATATTATAATTACTCATAATTACTACCTCCTTTCATCTTTGCCATAATATTCATAGCACGGGATAGTTGTGATAGTCAGATCCGCGGACTTGCTCCCGATTTCTTCGGGGTCCGCCCCACAATGACAAAGATATCCATCTACATGAAATCCTCCGCATCGAGCACATTTCATAATAGGTCTGCCCAGTACATCTACAGCTGCATTATAGGCACCCATCAGATCATCAATCTGAGATTTTTTAACGATTATAAATTCTTGGCTCGGTTTCATATCTTTTACAACCAAATAAACAAACTAAACTTTCTCTTATTCATAATTCTATTTCGTATCTAAAACTTCAACTTTACAATCTTCATAGGTGATGGTCAGAATCTTTTGAGGATCTCCGTATTTTGGAGTGCGGATAAACAACCTATCGGAACCTTCCCAGTGCTCGTAACTTTCGAGTTCTAATACCTGAGATTGAAGAACCATATTGATAAATTTTCCTTTACCCCGGTTATCTTTATGCTCTAACAGATTGCCGTGAACGTATAGGTGGTTTTCAAAGCTATCTTGAACTTCATAGATGATCTTGTTGCGTTCCTTGTCGAAGACACATTCGAAACCTTCAAAGTGCCACGGAGACTTGAGATCACAGGTTTTTACCACACTATCCGAATATTTCTCAAGTCTCATGTGTTGCAAGACTAGATATTTTTCTTTGTCAAACTTCAACGGATCCGTACAATATATGGTGCGCCGGAACCATTCATCGGACATCAGTTCGTTGTCTTTTCGAAGCTGGTAATATTTATCACTCGGACTGATATTATATTTCTTAATAAGATCATCGGATAATACTTCTGTTGGACGAATTGCATGAAGAGCCCAATGTGTCTTGGGCTTCATAGGATCGTTTCCGGTTATTTTTGCTATAGTAGTCATCCAGCCTTCTATACTGTTCAGGCCCATCATTTTTAACATTTCTTCGTACATATTCAAAAACAATTCTTGTACTTATATATAAACGGCCTCAAATAATATTAAGTATAAAAAAGGACCCCAAGGGTCCTTGATAATTATCTATGTCCATAATATGATGATGATGTTCCGGTGTTTCCCCGAGGTGTTGGAGTTCTTGACGGAGAACTTGGCCTGGGCATGGGTGCCGGAGGGTTGGCATGGCTCGGCCTAGGGGTCACGGTAGGTCTTGGTGGGGTCGGGGCCGGGTGATGCGGCGGTCTTGGTGGGGGAGGAGTTACCGTAGGTCCGGGAGGAGGTGGAGCCGGACGGTATGGGAGTCTCGGTCTGTAATAGTACGGGGAATAATACGGAGACCCATATCGATAGTAATACTGTGTGCCGTCCGGGACTACTACTACTCTGGTTGTAGGTCTGTCGACCATAGGTTCCTTGATAATGCATGATCCTAATATAACGGATAATGTAATTAATAGAGTATATAATATCTTTTTCATAATTATTTTGAATAAAATTCTACAATATTATCAATCTCGGTATATAATTCACCGATTGATTCTTTCACATGATTTGATTTTCTTATAAATAAATTTTCTCTCTCAATCAATCTCATTTTCTCGGATTTAATATAGTCCAGCGTGTTCCGGATATCGGCCAATATTAATTTCTTATATTTAATAATGGCTTTACGGCGGGCCACTTCTTTTCCGAGTTCTTCATCGAATGTGTCGTCAGGATGGCATCTTGCTACACCACTACAGCTGACGCCATTGCCTTTGATAATGCAAACTACCACACTATTTTGCGGTTTTACAATGTAATTAATTTTAAGTTTTCCTTTCATGTTAAAAATTTATTAAAAGTAAATAAAAAAACTAAATTCTACGGTTTTTATATCCGGTTTTCTAATAGAGTATGGTAAAGTCTCTTTTAATTTAATATAGCATCCGGTGGGATCTTCCGGTTTCTCGGGATTGTCATATACCGGTTTGATATACATTACGGCCATATCATCTAGGAAATACTCCGATAATATTAAGCGAGATTTTGTATCAAACGAGTCTATAATATTATATATTTTGTGAATAACCGTAAATTCCTCACTATCGTTCGGACGCATATTGAAAAATACCAAATCATTGATGTTATCAAAGTCATGCCGCATCTCCCAGATATCCTCCATAATATCACCATTTGTGAATGTCAGGCACACATTTGTCTTATAATACTCTTTGATTTCTTGCCCGTTAGCTTGATGTGCGGCAAAAATAAGAAATATAATCAATATAATTACCCACAATACGATGTGTTTTTTATATGATATATAATCTCTATTCATTTTTAATAAACCCTTTTAGAGAATATATTCGGTCAGCATATAATATTTAAGACCATAATAAAACCGGCTTAGGTGTTATCATACTATGATAAATTTTTCCCAATTTTTAAGATCCTCAATAGATTCTATTACACTTGTAATCTCTTTATTGCCTTCCATTATTACCCACCCATATACATTTCCGGACTCCTCGTCGTACACCGGAGTTATGTGATGATCAGGTGGCATTATCGCGATAATTTCCGCTATAAAGTCACCGTTTTCCATAATTAATCTTTTTATTCAAAATATGATAATATATCTTCTCCTTTTAATCCGTATATTTCGGCATTCTTTTGCATTTTCTTGATAGTGTCGGATAATATTTGACTGACTCGGGCAACCGATATATTTTCCCTTTCCGCAATCTCTCGCGGTTGAAATGGTCTTACATATCCTACACCAAATCTTTGCAGCACCAGTCGCCGGTCTCTTATATTGATATTTGTAAATAATGTTTTAAGGGTGTCATGAAGCATAACAAAAGTATCCTCATCATCTATATCCATGTGTTCGCTATCAGCTAGGTCTAGTTTTTCATCTAGGGTGATGTTATTGGACCCGACATCTAATGGAGAAGATATATCTAATAGGAATTCTTTTGGTGCATCGCCCCGGATTTCCGCCTGGATGTCTTTGATCGGTTTCTTTACCATGCGGGAGTTCTTATTTAATTCTTGGCGGATGTATGCATTGACCCAAAGCATAGCTACCGAATTAAATGTGGCTTTGGTGATATTTTTATCTACCCAGGATAAGACTTCTTCTTTTGTAAACTCGGTTTTTTTAACGTTAACGAATTTCTTTGAGAATTTTTCTTTATACCTCCCGTACTCACAATATTCGCCAATATGCTCTATGATCCACTGTTTAGGAATCATATCATTACAAGCATTAATATCATTAAAAATCTTTTCCCTGATTTTATTGCGTTTAGGATTATATTTATCCCAGGCAATGCATAATCCTTCGTTTCCCGCGGAAATCAATTCCTCTAATGATAAACCTCTTCCTCGATATCCTTTAGCGGTCTTGATAACGCATTTTAAATTCATCTTCAAAAGTTTATCTCGATTTTCTTCGCAATATTCAATATCAAACTCATTATCATTATCCTCATAAATCTTGCCTACTTCTTCAAAATATCGTTGCAATATGTTTTTATCGTCGGTATCCGCTATGTATCGGGGAATTTTTTTCTTTTTCTTTCCGGACATTTTGAACCATTAATTTTGATATATATAACCGGACTTTTTTATTTTTTTAAAAAGAAAATAAAATTATATGAAAACTCTGACGGAATCCATAATTGGCAGAAAAGGCATTAATTATAGCAGAATCGTCCCTAAACTAGAAAAGGCTCTTGATAATAATACTGAAATAGAAGAATTAGCGGAAAAACATGGTGTTTCTTTTAATGCTATGAGAGATGTTTTTAATAAAATTAAAAATGCCGTAACGGAAGCGGGAAATCACGATATTAGCGACCGGGAAAGAGCGGAGTGGATAGACGAATTTTTAGAAAATGCTCCGGATGAAATATTAAATGATCAAAGTTTGGATAAGATTGCAAGGGAAATTGGTGGAGATAAAGAAATTTTAAAAGATATTATAGATGACATCGGCAATTGGATGTTCATGCAAATCAGATAGGACATGAAAACATTGCAAGAATCTATAATAGGGAGAAAAGGAGTTCCGGCAAGGTTCACCAAAGATATGCTCAAGCCGGGGTATATAGTCCAATATCGGGATGGTGAGTTAGGTATGTATTTGGATTATGAAGATGCAGTAAGAATATCTCGAACTAGATCCTTGGGTCCTCGTATGAACGGAGAAGGTGGATTTTTTTCAATGAAACATGTCGATTTATCTTGGATGCCAGTAGGTGCATATAATGATGACCTAAAACATACTAGAGGTAATAAAAATTTAGACATCATAACAGTGTGGCCAGTTAAAACACAACCCCAACTCCTGGATCAAGAATATTTAAAACATCTTACAAAAGGAGTTGCTCCAATAAAAATCAATCAATGAAAACGCTTCAGGAATCCATAATAGGAAGGAAAGGAACTCCAATAAAGTTCACTAAGGATATGCTCAAACCCGGATATATTGTAAAATATAGATATAATCTATATAATGAATTTAGCATGTATTTCAGTCTTGAAGATATAGAAAAATATCAAGATACTAAAACGCTTACAATATCTCATGTTATTACCCATTTGCGAAAAAATAATGATATGGGTGCATTTATAACAAAAGAAAAGTATGAAGACCATCCCGGATGGTCTCCATTGTCTTATTATTCGGAGGATTTATGTTCTGAAAAGGGAGGCTCTGATTTTGATATAATTGAGGTGTATCCTATTAAAATGAAACCGGAGTTTTTATCCAGCCAAGAATTGGGGAAGCTCGTAAGGAATATTAATCCATTAAAGATCAATCAATGAAAACGCTTCAAGAATCTATAATAGGAAGGAAAGGATCCCTGGCAAGGTTTACTAAAGATATGCTCAAACCCGGGTATATATATGACAATATTCCCACCTGGATGCCTATATCAAGCTATTCCAAAAATATGGAATGTCCCGAGGATCATAAATTTGATATAATTGAAGTATATCCTATCAAAGCAAAACCGGATTTTTTGACTCAAAATCAATTAAAGGATCTTATAAAAGGTGTTAAACCAATAAGAATCAACCAATAAAAAAGGACCTCATCGGAGGTCCTTAATTGTTATTTATTACGCTCGTTACCCCAGATCCGAATATGCAATCGGTCGGTATAGTGCCATCCGTTACGGATACATACCTCTACCGCTTCTTTGGCGGTCTCGGATAATCTTTCGGAGTCTATCCCTTCCGGCATCAACCAGATATATTCATCGATGACTTCACGAAGATCTTCTGATCCTACATCCGGATATCTCAATTGTAATTTGTCTGCAATCTTATCGCGGATCTCTAAGATCTCTTTTTCAGATTCCGGTCCCGAATATACAAATTTGTATTGTACGTCGGCAAATGCATCCGCAAAATCCGTCAGAACATCAATATTGATGCGGTTTTTGTTATGATTACGGAGTTGTTCGGCAGATGCCCAGACATCTTTCTTTTTACAATTTCCTTTTTCATCAATACCGTCATTGATCTGTATACCCACATTACCATTCGGATCTTCTAGTTCTTTTATAACACGATCCGAAAGGCATGAGGCGGAAAGCTTAGGTGAAACGGAAATTAATTCTAATGTATTCAAAAGTTTTTTCGAAATCTCATTGGTACCATTAGTTTCAATAGTGACCTCTATATTATAAGCACGATCAATTCCAGTTTCTTTAAACAAGATACTATTTAGTTCCTCTATGAAACCATCTAGATCATATAATGTGGGTTCTCCGCCAGTAATTACCAGATGATTGACTTTTGGATGGTTAATAAACTCTTTAGCTACATCTTCTACAGTGAACTTTGGTTTTTCCGGATTAAAAGAACTATAAGGTGTATCACAGATAGAATTCTTGAAGATACACCGGAGATTACAGCCGGTTACTCTCACAAATACGGATGGTACTCCGGCATACATACCCTCACCTTGGATACTAGTGAATAATTCGATAATGGGTAATTTGGGTTTCGACATATTATTATGTTATTTATTTGTTTATTCGATATGTTTTTAATTATAACAGATCTCTCAATGAGTCTATAATTTCCGGTTTGGTCTTCAAGAACTTGATAATCTTCTGGTTATTTAGAGTAACCGCCGCCGGTGTGATGTGATACTCTTTAGCTACCTCACATTTCTTAACTACGGATTCTCCATAGAGGCCAAATGATTTGGCGAAAATTTTGAAGTCTCTTTCTTTGTATTTGGCACGGATCTCCTTTCGGACCAGCTCCCATATATTATCAAAATTTGCCGGATCTTCCGATGGTTCGTTTCTATACATAATTTCGCCACCCTTCTCATACTCAATTGGTGACATGATATAAAGAGATTGATTTTGTGTTTTGCGCTCTTTAACTACATACGAGTTCATCCTTACCGTAGTACCTTCTTTATATATGTTATTCCGAATAAAATAGTATATCCGATATGCGGCATACTGCTTGAATGTCTGGCCTTTATTGGGATCGTATGTTTGAAAGGCATCTAATAACCCCTCATAACCATATCCTTTAAGGTCTTCTAATAAAACCTGACTATTCTTATATTCCTGCCAGGCAATTTTGTCTACTAAATATTTATATGGACGAATGTCTTCATTTGTTATATTTAACATTCCGCCTCCTTTCCGGGGAGATCCCTTTTGAATGATTCAATAGACGCAATATGCTGTTTGATTAAGCCTTCCATAGCGGATATCTGCTCCTCGGTATATCTAGGACACCCCCTCATCCATTGAGATAGATTAGGGGTTGAAATGCCGGGATCAATAGATCCGAGTCTCACACAATAATCATACCAAGCAAATACCTGTTTGGGATCATAATCATTATCAATCGTCTCGCGAATCTGATCAAATCCCCAAAATTCATCTCCGATACTGATGATACCACCGACGTCTTCCCCAGCCCAATAATCCTCGGGATCTCTAGGGGCGCCGTACATTTTTTCACAAAATAGGTCCGTGTATTTTTGAACAACGGACTCAAATTCTTTTTTAAGCTCTTTATTCATATTGATTAAAATTAAATATTATATCCGGTTACTTCACGAGTGCTTCATCGGACTCATCGGAGACTTTATCGGACTCATCGGAGACTTTATCGGACTCATCAGAGACTTTATCGGACTCATCGGAGACTTCATCCGGGTCCGGCTTGTTTGATATATCAAATTCGCGGAGCAGATCCATTACTTCATAAATAGCGATTTCCTCACAGATTTCTTTAAATCCGGAAATCTCCTCTTTGATCGTATTGAGCTTTTCGTAGAATTTTTCATGATCGTCAAACCAATCTGGTGTATTCACTAACTCCTTGAGTATGATAAAAGCCTCCATTTGGTTCGATATGGTTTCTTCTAAATCCCAGTCGCATTCATCTCGTGAGAAATTCCAACCACAATACCATATATATCCCTCTTCTTCAAATCTAGAGACCGCATCAGCGAACGTATTTAAGCGAATCGTGTTGTATAATGACCGGAGTAAATATCTTAGCTTATTTATGGTTTTATAAATCGAATCATCCGCAGGCTTCATGCAGAGTAATAACAGCTCCATATGAATATCTTTAAGGTCGTTAATCATAGGGCCGGAATTAGAAACTTTTTTTAACTTTGCGTCTACAAACTCTTTAGGTGGTTTAAAGGTAATCTGATATCCCATAATCTTATATTTTTATGATATTATATAATCCGTTTCCGTTTTTATTAAGATTATATAGAAATTTCGAATGGATTATATTTGATCTTATAATCTTCATCTAAAATAGAAACATTAATGATTTTAGTATTAAAAAGTTCCGAAATATTATGATTTCCGGAATGCACATGTCCGGTAAGTATGATTTTAGGATGTCTTAATATAGCTAATTCGTCTAATATGGCACTTCCATAATCCGGATGGAAAAATTCATCAGTAACCGGAAATGAGATAGTCTTGCCTATCATCCAAGAGGGTACTTGCAAGACTCGCCCATTATTCCCAAAGCACAACGGTTGATGGAAAATGCAGACATCCGCATCAATCGGCATAGTTTTAACAATATTATCTAGATCTTCATCATAAAATGCCCATCCCTTGGGTCCGATTACCCAGGGAGACCCGTAAAAAACTTTCCCTTCATACTCGGCGGACGAATCTTCTAAATATGTAATTTTAGTACTAAGGATATTTAAAGAAGATATGGCCTCTTCTTTAAACTCCGGATTTTCAAACACAAAATCATGATTTCCGGCCACCAAAAACACTTTTTTAATCGGAAGATCTTCAATCCAATTAATAAATCTCTTTCTAAGCCAGGATATCATCTGCGGTGGGTTACGTTGTGCCTTCAGTGGAGATATGTCGCCGGCGATGCAGAGAACATCCCCTTCCGGAAAGACTCCGGGATCCGGCAACTGTCCATGCATATCCGATATTCCAATGATTTTCATAGAGTATAATTATTTTGAATATATATAATCTATTAACGGATTTTCTTAAGCCTGATTGTGTCGGAATTTATTTTTTATAAAAAAAAAACAAACCATGTTAAGTCTTGCTCCGAGATTTGATCTTTTCCGCATTCTGTTACCTAAAGACTACTTTCCAAAAGAGGTTTTGGACAAGTACGATACCGTTTTGAGTAAAAATCAGGGAGTCTTGACTAGCAGTATAAATTATCTTAATGAATCCATTACGGGCGTGTCTTTTCCGGGCATACAAGATCTGATACAAGAACAAGAACAAGTCGGGCATAATTCTATGAAGCATATACCGGGTATTGGTGGCAAAATCAATGTAGAGCCGCACCATATTCATAGCTCTATGAACTCCGGCAACCCGCTAGATAAAATTGATAATGAATTTAGAATATCTTTCCGGCAAAACCAAGGTCTTTTGAATTATTGGATGATGTATGAAACTATATTTTATAGATATGTCAAGCCGGAATTATTCGGAAGCTATAAAGATAATTTTACTCTTTTCATTCTAAACGAAATCGGAGAGCCAATGGTTAAGGTTATATTAATGCAGCCGGAGATCTCCGGTATAGATGGATTGGATTTTTCTTATGACAAAATAGAGCGGCAAAAAGAGACGTTTGAGGTTACATTTCGTTTTAATAATATTGATATTGATTTTTGCGTTGATTAATAGTTAGACATGTTAAATATACCTATAAATATAATCTGGGATAATAAGGGATTTCAATATGCTATATCCGTAAGTGATGAGGCGATCGTTGATGACCGCTCTTATAGATATATAGTTTATGATAAAGTTCCGCCGGAGATTCCGGAAGGGCATCAGCACGAGGACGATTATAATCTAAGATACCGTCACAGTATTGATTACATACAATTCGTAAGCAGCCTGATAGAAGATAATGTTTATAATCTCAGAAAAGATACGAACTTATATTATAATATTCCTTTTCAATACGATACATATAGATTCGTATCATACGGACCCGGCAATGATTGGACCGAAAAGTATGGGGAAGGTTATATATCGGTCAATAAAATATCCGGCGGATGTGCCTATGTAACTATAATAGATAATCCGGCGGATGAAAGCTGGGTAGGCAGAAATGTTATGGTTAAAACCGACAAGATTACATCTTCTAAACAAGATATATATGATTATGAGGTGGATAGTGAAGGTAATATTACCAATATCACACACATAGATGGTATTTTGGTAAGAATAATCGAGAATAACTATAGCGATAAGTTCCTTCCGGATTATATAGATCCGGAAAAACCGGATCCGGTTCCGCCGGAGAACATTAAAACGAGAAAACTGCGCCTGAATATTCCTTGGTTTAAAATAGACAACTATCGGAAATGCAATTATGCCGTAAAATTCACAACTTGGATATCTGGTATAGAAGTAGTGCTGGGCTGTTATCTTGTAACCCCCGATATGTATAAAGCATCTCCATATCACGTATATAAAGAACACAGGTACGCGGAATATGTGGATTTATATATAATCGATCCGTGGTCTCTGATTTATGATGATGATTGGAAAGACTGGCGTATAAGCGTATGTGGGGAAGCGGATGTGTTAAACAACACCGGTTCATCCGTAGCAATAAGTATTACACCCGTAGAAGCGGCGGATGATCATTTTAATATAATCAGCAATTCAAGCATAGGGACTTATAATCTATTGATATCCGATGCTATATCCGACTATCTACACCTCAATATAGGATTTGTTCCGTATAAATCGAACATATTAGTAGAACTTGAATACAATCGGACATATTCTAACATATTAGAATACTTATTAGAAACATATAATGTGAATATTCCACCGAATAGATTCAAAATAGAATATATATTATCCATAATCAATCCGGACGATGAAGACCTGGGTATTCTTATGCCGGAGGAAGCAATCGTTCCCGAAGATTTCGAAGGAGATCCTGTTAAGTCTATAGAGACTCATATTTTTAAGAAATCGAGTTTAGGTATAGAAAATTGGATAGAATATGTACCCGGAATGTATATGGTAGCATCCGCCGTTATAATGGATGATACCGAAGCCATAACAACCATATCATCAAACTTGGTCCCGCTAACTCCGGATGTTTATAAATACTTAATATTAACAGATTTAGATAGTCCGGAATTTGAAGATACTCCGGTAAAATTAAATACAGCAGAAATGTTAAATTATATTATACACGCAGTTAATAAAATTAATAAAAATGTTGTGCAAGTTGAGAACGCCAAAGAATATAAGACTAATATTATAAAACCGGTATTTTTTCAAGCACACAAAATCAATGATGTAATTGTACATCCCTTAGTAACGGAAAATATATGCTTGAATCTCAATGCATATAAATCAAAAGTTGATTTTTTTTATCTAAAAATTGAAGGAGCGGTATTTCCGGAAATTGGCAGGAATCCAAATGGTGTCATATTTAAAGTACAAGGAAATATTCTTCCTAATAAAGTAAGTGATGGTATATTATATGTATTAAATAAAGATAAGGAATTAGTCACTACAGGCAATTTCAAATATATACAATAAGATATGGTTGATTTTTGCAATAACAATAGTGCTATCCAATTGACATCGGATATAGATAATATTCTCCAGCAGATAGAAATATTCTTAGATACTCATGATGATGAAGTATTGGGCGAGGACTTTGGCAATAATTTTGATAGATTCCTATTTGATGTAAACATAGGTAATGAGTTCGCCTCAAAATATATAGAAAATTCTATTCGGGGTAAAGTAGATCTCGCCGGTTGGAATTTAACCGTGAAAGTATCTTTTATTATGGGAGACTATAATGATATCATGGTCATCCATATGATACTATCCAATGGTGATGATGTATATATCAAAAATTACAAGATGGCGGAAGGTTCGGTCTCTCCCGTTTATTAAACATGAATCCAGTTCACATCACATCCTAATGTGCAGGTTGTACTCCAATCCACCGGAGACGACTGCGAATCTTTTTCGGATTCAATGTCTAAATCGGTAACAGGCTTTTCATTTTCTTCCAATTCAAGCAAATCTTGGGACATATTTTCCATATTTTCGTTTTGATTATTTATATAATATAATCAAAATATGGCAAAATTTATAACATTTAATAAATTGGTAGACCTTGGAAGGATTACTATTAATATGGACATAGTCAAAACTATGGAGCCGGTCTCCAGGCTCTATGACGGGCATATGAAAGATTGTACTGATATATATTATGAGAACCATAGAGTAACCGTATTAAGCCGATTAGAAGATATAATAGAAATATTAACCGGAATGATAGACGGAGATATTGTGGATATATCGGAGGCTTTAATTCAAGATGACGATCAAGGTACTCACGGAAATCCCGACGACCCGGGCGGAAACCCGATTGTGTATGAGGAGCGTACTATAACTATATATAGAAGAGATACTCCGGGAAATAATTCGCAACATCAGCTATTAGCAACGGATTCCGGTATAAACAATCCGTGGCCTTCTTCATCCGGTATGAATACATACAATATAAGCATACCTACGGATCAAGACTATATATACATATTGTATTATGAATTATTTGACGATAATCATCATTATACCGGATGGGGTATACCTGTTATATTTACCAACGAGTCGGCGGCTGAAGAGTATATAGGTGCTCAAGCGGATACACCAACTCTCGAATGGTATGGTCCCATACAAGTCCCATTAAATATGGTATTCGATGTAGTCAATGATTCTATTGCAACCGGAGAACCTATTACTAAAATATATGTGGGTGGCCGTAGACAAATATTAAATGCTCGTGAAAGCAATGTTGTGTGGATGGGGGTTTCCGATACAAGGGGTGGCGCCGCAAATGTTGCTGGAATTGCTGAAGATTCTTCATCAATATTAGAACTTCCTCTTCCCGGAGGAGAAGAAGCGGAAATATCCGCAGATGGAAGTTATGCGATATATCTGGCATATTATATAACTTACAAGTCTAAAGGTGGAAACAGGCCATACCGTAATAGGTTCTTATATAATACTGTTCCATCTAGAGCATTTAAAAATAGAAATGATGCTTTAATTTATATAGGCAATAAAAATGATGGGGTTAATATAGATACGGAAGGATACGAATATAAATGTTTATTAGTACATACCGGTTTATTGTATAAAACCAACGGTAGTAGCGGATTAGAGCAGGTCAATTAAAACAATCCCATCTGTATAGATCCGTCAATCATGAGCTTAGGCATACCAACAGCCTCCAAGATTCTATTAATAGGATCCAACACATAGTTTTGATACATCCGGGTCCGGTCTATCGGAGCATATTGATCTGCCCACTTCGGGTATTTGTTACTCTCGTAGCCAAAGAACTGATCCACTTGAGTAGACTTGGTCTTTCGAATCATCTGCTTGACAATATATTGCTTGATCTTTCCGCCATACAGTGGTTCCGACCCGAACTTATGGGTATTGTTGAGCCAGTTGTATCTCGCCAATGCCTGGACATTAGGCGGACACTTGGGCTTGAGTATGAGCTCCTTGGTATCATCCGCTACATAATCGGTATATTTATTGCATCGGACATTAGCACAGATATCCTCAATCGGGGCACTGTTCCATTCTTCCCTCTGTTTTATGTTAAGCAAGTTCAGCTCCTGAGAAAGATATTTGCCGTCGTATTCTAGCATGAACCGGAACATATTTTTCAGCAGATTCCGGGATAGGGTCGGATAAGAAGACTTGATCACCTCCAAACCCTTGACTTTCATAGGTAGATCGTCCAGATCATAGAATTTTCCTTCCTTCCAGAGCAGGATCTGAGCATATCTCTTCTTGGTATCCCGAAGCCATACGCCACGCTTGTTGACGGTCTCCAATTCGAATGCCTCCAATCCGGCGGTATCCGGACGGGCATTTCTAGATAAGAAGTATTCTCTCAGGTGATCTTCATTATGTTTATCCAAGAATTCCGTATTGATCTTGAGAATGATCTTAAGTTTCTCATCTAATGTGAATTTCTCGGATCCTTCAATGGTATCAATAAGATCCTTATAGGAAAGATACAAACTATCGGTGTCTCCGTATACCGTGGTAACCAAGGAGTTATCATGTGACGCCTCAAGTATTGCTTTAATTGCACTTTCCGGTTTCAGCTTCAGGTCGAGTTCGTCTTGGATCTTTTTCAAGTCCGGATTAGTCTGCCAAGCATCTCTCCAGAACTCATTGAGGTGGCGCTCCATGTGGTGAGTAAGGTTGCGACCTTCTCCGGTGATGTCGTTAGCCAAAGCAATATTGAACCAATAGAATGCCTGGTGCGAGGTTCCCCCGTAGATAGAGTTCATCATAAGCTTGATAGCTTGTTCCAGGTTGGAATGATAGGTAATCTCCGTCTTGACCTTCCGTTTGAGTTCTTTGAGGTCTTTTTCGGACATTTTAACCAGATTCTCACCGGAAGTAATACTATATCCCACACTCTTCAGGACATCAATTTCATCTTTCTCGTATTTATGGAGAATATCATGATTAAGCTCGGACAATCCTAATTGGGGGTGGTCCTTATAACACCGGAGAATGTGATCTATATCGGAAATGATCTGAGCATCCATTTTCTTAGAAAGATACTTGCTGAATGCTCTTTCCATTCTCAGATTATTCCATACGGTTTTCAAAGTATAGTCCTTGTCATTTTTATAGACATGCCCGTTGATAGATACGAAATAGTTTTTATCCTTGCGGTAGGGTTCCAATGCTTCCTCATCCAGATACTGGGCTACAAACTCTCCCAACTCCGGCTTGTCTATGGTGCCTTTGTTTTTATATACACTAGCACAAACCACAATATATTTAGGATCGCCTCTATATTTATCCAGAGCCGCTTCATTATAAAAGGTGCCGACGAAGTTATCAAAACTTACATTAGTGACAATACCCGTAGTGGGATACAGTCCGGAAAAGTCATTACAACATACCAGCTCCCACAGTCCGGCTACCGGCATCTTGACATATGCTCCGACCAGTCTGCCTCTTTCCGGCTGCTCTTTCTTTTCATATACGATCTTGATATTTCGCTCGCGGAAGTTTCTTAAAATCAATGCTTCCGTTAAGGCGATCTTCGAAAAACAGCTTCCAATTTTCTCCGTGCAATAGATAGAGTACATATAGATATGGTCCATGGTCTTGAATCGCTTGTCAATAAGCTGCACCAGTACGCTATCGATACAGTTATAGAACACATATCGCGGATAATCCGTATTGTATAGGTCTTGCAGACTTCCGGAATATTCGATCTTGTTTGCACCTAATGATTCATGAGCAATATAATCCAGATTCAGAGATTCTTTGATGGGCATTACTACGGCATCCTCAGTATCGATAATATCCATCATATCCAGCACCAGTGTATGCATGGGGTGAGGAAGGCGGATGTCTTCCTTGCGCTGGTTAGTATAGTTCTTGAAGGTGAGCGTCTTGGTCCAGGAAGAATCTTTGATGGAGATATTGGGGTAGAAATTCCGGATCCGGGAAGTGACATAACACCAGTCGTACCCGATAGAGTTCCATCCGGCCAGGATTGGAACCTTGGCTACGATGTTCTTCAAGAACCACTTGAGCATGGCCTCCTCCGTCTCGAAGTATATATATTGGAATTTCGGCTGGAACAGGTCGCGGTTCTCCCGGTAGAACGGAATGCTCTCCAGATAATCGAAATATTGCCTCCGGATATTCTCCACCGCCGGATCTTCCAAGGTCCGGGTACCTAGAACGATAGCACTCAGATTCGGAGCCACGACAGATATAGTCAGAATCGGCATGTCCGCTATCGTAGGATCCGTAAATTCGGTCTTGGACTTGATCTGAGTCTCAATATCCCAGGAATATAACTTAGGAAAAGTCTTTCCGTTGATCTTCTTCTGGGTTTCTTCATCCAGATTATATATGAATTCTTTAAGATCAAACTTGCTTGGATCGGAAGTCATCTTGACATCGCATTTAGCTTCATCCCAGGTATTATATCTTCCGGAAGGAGTATAATAATAGGTCCGGAATCTCTGGAGGTTGTCATAATGCAATATCTTCTTGTTGCCATCTTCATCAATATAGGAGATGGACATTTGTTTGATGTTCTTATCGTACCCGTAATCTAATATCATATATTATTAATTTTATCCAATATTTATATAGAAGAGCATAGATGATTTTTGAAAAATCAAACCATGATTATAATTTCTTATTTAAGCACGGTTTTTTGCGATTTAACAAGCGATCGTATCTCGTATGACCATTTATATCACTCAAAGCAAGATCGCTTGAATTAACAAGATTTATGCGATTTTTATAAAAACATCTCATGCTAATATATTTTTATGGATTTATATTAATCCAGATATGAAATAATTAAGCATAAAAAAAGGCCTTACGGCCTATGTATTGCGAGATGTGTTTCGAAATCTCCCCATTCCCACAATATATCATATCCCAGTTCTTCTAATACCCTCCGGACATTTTTATTTCTCTCTTGTGCGGCATCTCCGGATTCATTAAGCCAAACCGGGTATCTTGGATGGTCTTGAGGCGGCCAATTCTCAAACAATATTGGCGGATAGTTAAAATATTTTATAGTTTTTCTTCCGCCGTCTATAACTTTCCAATCCATACCCTCACAATCTATTTTGATAAATCCGATATTATCGAAATCCGGCAAGAAATCGTCCAGTGTCTTAGATATCATTATTGTATCATCATTCAAATAAAACAATTGTCCTTTCATATGTTTAGCACCGACCATATTTTCCGTTACGCTCTCATATCCGTTAAACCTTATAACTTCATGGGTTCGAGAAAGAATTTCATTATATATAAAGGTATCTTCTACTCGATTGTGTAGTACAGCATTGGCACAGCAATACATATAGGATTCTCTATTCGGTTCAAACAGCCAGGCCTTTTGAAAAGGTAGATTCCATCTATAAATGCCGATGTAAGCCCCGACATCAATCATATTTTTTGAGAAATCAAAATATTTTTCTTGATTGATTGCTATCTTCTGCTGGATATACCATTCGGGATTCTGACACCCTTGAGATTTGCACATATAAGCATTATTTTCCCTATCGAAATAGCATCCTGAATATTGGCCGGTCATTCCGCCTACATCTATGATTTCATTTTTACTGAAATCAAAAAGCACCATGTTCTCCATGTGAACAACTTTTAATATTCGAGTATATAATTCTCTCTATTTATTTATAGATACTGGGGTTGCATGACTTATAATATTCTCGATATATGATTTTAATATAGACCGTTTAATCCGGAGGACTTTTATTTTGAGTGCCGTATAATATGCCTGTTTTTGATCATTATCAACTTTGTATATCTTGACAATATCAAAATGTCTTTCGGATCCCGTCAGGTCATCATGCCAATAATCAAATTTATTGGTAACCGAGTCAAAATCAAAATTGGGATCATCCGGATTAACGAGAGCTCCACCAGGAAAATGACCGCTCAGATTTTTATCCCAAGTATCTTCGGATATATATACAAATGCCACTCCGGCTCGGGTTTCTAAAATATCCCCATCCGATATAGACGATTTGCTTATCGAAGCCGATTTTCTTCCTATTATAGATTCCTGTATGTGTTTCATTATTTCTTGCAATATTTATCTAAATCGTATTGAAAATCCCGGCCATAGATAGTATCTATTACTTCTTTATGTTTATCCATAACGCGAGCATATACCATTTTCGGGAATTTATACTTCTTGTTTATAAATTGTTTAGCGAATTGAAGCATATCGGTTTCCGTGAAATTGTCTTTTGGATCGGTGTATGTGATCTCTTCCGCTACTAATCCCATAGTCAGATCCGTGAAAGATATATCGCCTTTCGCATATTGCTTAAGTAACTTGGGATCCAATCCACCGAATTCTATCCAATATTCGGCAACAGGCGCATTTTTTCTCCCTATTATAGATTCGCTGATATGTCTCATCTCTCCCAGATTAATTTATAAGATTTTTTTAAGAGTTTTAAATTTTCTGTTTGAATAATTTGATTAATATCATCATTGGAAGTGATATTATTCTGTTTCCGGGGATTCCTCCATACTTGGAATATGTCGTAAACGTCAGAACCATCGGTATTTTCTAATTTGTCATTAAAGGAACTAAGATCCATGAAACCTGCGCCTCCACCACCGCCGCGCACATATGCCCCTTTTGACATATCATAATATCTGAAACTATCCGGATTTAGAATTTTTTTCAAACAATCTTGATCCGTCAGTACCATGTATATATCATCACGCCGAGTAATTATAATATCTCCTTGTTGCAATGTAGGTACACTGATATACCCCTTTTTTCCTATGATGGATTCTTTGATAGATATCATTTTAATCTTCTTTGATTATTCTAGCCGTTTCCAGATCATTTAACATTATGCGCAAGTCCTCCGGTTTTTCATACACCCATACATCTTTCTGTCTCCATACCTGTCCAAATCTATTACCAACCAATTCGTCGGGTCTGATAATATTTCCAAGATCTACCCAAGTACAATAATAGGATTTATTATTGCTCCAAGCCAGAGCTACCAATAAATTGGAGTTTTTTGGGGGGTTTGCTTTTAAGATATCTTTCCAAACACCATCGGGTATATATCGTTTCGGAATAAATCTCCAAAAATGTGTGTCTCGAAAGTCATATTCCACAATATCCCCGGGCATTAACATATCTGTTCGGTTTTTATCGATTCCTTTTCTCCCTATTATAGATTCATGTATATGTTTCATATGCTAATATGTATATATTATTGACAACGGTTCAACAACAGCGATTGTGGTATCCGGATTTTCATCATCTCTATAATTCCATCCACCCATCAATACAGGAATCTGATCAGCATTATCAAGAAATATATTGCCATGTTCATCTAAACCCAACATCGGGTTCTCTCCGGTATATAAATATATTTCCTTTTTAGAAATATCATATGTTTCCCTTGATGGATTATATCTATACGTCTTTTCCGTATAATGCCCATCCTTTATAGCTCTTTCATTTTGTTCGCACAATATGTAAATATCCACACTATCTATTTCCGGAATATTATTTTTGATAATCTGGATAATATCCGATTTTGGTATGAATATATCATTATGAATATCATGGAAAAAGTTACCAACTAAGTCCTTAATTCTATTGGATATATAATCCGTATCATACGTGGTTTCTTTAAGTTTAATATATACAAACATAGCATATTTGACTAGTTCCGGATCAAATATATTATATACCGCACCGGCTAATTGCTGTCCGCTTTTTTCAATTGCTGTTCGAATGGAATTTTTTTGTTCTTTTGATAATACAAAGTCGGATTCTTGAAGAGTGAAATAATCCCTTCCTTTATCTAAAACATTATTGCGCGTGACCAGTGAGTTGATAACCAGGCTTCCTTCTTCCGACCATGTCCGATTATATCCGACAAAGCTAAATCTAGAGAGAAATAATTTATAATTTTTAGGGTCGGATAATACCAGACTCCTAGAATTATATCCTATCATTTCTTTAACCTTGGATGCGGCCTCCGAAAAGGTTCCGGATGATACATTATCGTCGGACTCTAAAGTCATGTTCACAATATTGTTAGCCGATATTTCATTTCCAAGAGTATCTTTCATGGAATCTATAAACTCAAACACAACATCGTCGGAAATGGGGATATTACCATATTCTCCATTATGGATAAGGTAACTCACTTCCACGACATCTCCGTCTTTAAGCTGCTTGCCAAATTGGCCGTTTCCAAACACAAGATCAAATCCATCTTTGATAGATGTCCGAACTACATATTCATTTCCTTCCGGAGCCATATCATATAAGCAGGCGACACTAGACCATTTTTCACCATTAACAAATACCTCTAGATAATCTATATCGCAATCTCCCTTGAATTTAACGGGTATAGTATATAATGCTCCTCCGGCTGGCTGGAATGTTTGAGATTCAAAATTCCCTTCTACTATATTGAGATATTTATATGTATTATCTCTGGATACATCTAATACAATAGCTTCTTGTGAAAATATGATGTTATATGTCATTCCATTATAAGAACATCTTACCTTTGTCTTATTAGGCAGAAGTATGTTAGAAACGGATTCGTTATTAGGGATGTAGCTTATCCGGATGGTTGCCGTGCTTGCTGTACCCAAACTGGGATTGTATCCCGACATCTGGGCAATACCATATATGGAGTTCTTACGAGTAGCCGTTGCTTTCGATTGCTCCATAATAGCGTCTTCTATATATGTAAATACATTTTGAATGGCGCTTCCTAAAACATTGACAAGCTGACCGAATATGCTGGATATTGTATATGGGGTATCATATTCACCTAGTACTTTGGCTAAGTGTGCGTGTACCGTATTTATGAATTGATCGTATTTGACCGATATAAGATTAAATAGCTTCATTATTACCATTGATTGTATAAAAAATAAAGCTCTCCGAAGAGAGCTTTATCTTTTCATGCATTGTGAGCCGACTTAGAATGGCAAATCGCTATTATCGGAATCGTTTTCGCTGTCATCTGTGTCGATAATTTTATCTTCACTAGAAATCACTGGAGTGGCCAGTTGTGCCGGATCCGTCAGATTGGCTACCGAGTCAATCCAGTTCCGGATACGCTCGCGGAGAGCCTCGTCCGGTTCGTGGTAACCGTACTTTTCAACCAGGTCGATAGCGTTTTCCTTGACATAATCGATAGCGCGTTGCATACAATCCTTCAGAGTATCCACAAGAGATTTACATTTAGCAATAGCTTCCTCTTTCTTTTTAGCGGATGCCTTGGGATCGGTGGCTTTCTTCTTGTTTTCGGCGTATTCGGTGATTGCATCCATCTCATCCTCACTAAAGAGCTGGGTTCCATCGATAGCCATGATGGGAGTAGGGTCGGACTCGAAAGCGCAAAGCGTGTATTTGATTTCTCTTTGCTTTCTTTCGGGATGTTCCGGATCATCGGGACCGGGAGTTACATCCATTTCCAAGACGGGTCCGAAAAGGTAATTCATCAAATCTTGAGGAGCTTTATTGGGATCCTTGGGGTGCATCTTAGCCTCCAGCACGTCATAGATGGCCTTTGGAAGCTTCATGCCGACGAAACGGCCTACAAATTCGGGCTGGTTTTCATCTTCCATGACTTGCACCAGACAATATCTGGATTCGGACTTGTCATACATGTGGTCACCCCATTCTTTCTTGGTGTACTGCTTGCCGTCGATGTCGTACTTAGTCTCATCCTTAGAGAAGTGCAAGGCCTTCCAAGACTTGAAGATGGGGCAGTTGCGATCACCCATAGAGAGCTTAGAGTCTACCATGAAAAATCCATTTTGGTCGAACATAGCGTATTTGGCGCTATTGACGATAGATTGAGATTTGTCAAAGGGATTGTAGATAATTCTTACTTTGGAATGATAGTGACCATCCTTGGAGATTTTGGGGTCTACCGTCAGAGGATTGGTCTTGTACAAATCCGGATCGGTGTAAGATTTCTGTTCGGGTTCGTTGAATGCAGATACGTCGGAAGGATTGAAATCCATAAGTTCGTCGACGAATGCTTGGTCTTTGGTGTCTTTTGCCATAATCTGTAAAGTTTGTTTGTTAATTTATGAAAAGGTTAATTGTTAAGAATTCTGCGCAGTTGTTCTTAATTGATATTATATAGATGTTAGTATACGATTTTTAACACCCATATAAATAATAAGTTTTTTATATGAAACTGTAAAGAAAATCTATGATTAAATGTGTTGATATAGAACGGATTTGATAGTTTTCATACGTTCTTCTACGGATCCATGAAGCTCATGAAAACGAATACCTTGGCGGATTAATTCTTTTTTGATATATTCATCGATAGTCTTCCTATATTCCTCATCCGTATCCCGAACTCCATCGGATTCCACCTCGAATTCAACAGGGCAATAGAAAACTACGGCATCCGCATCTCCATAGAGTAGCCCTTGATAAAATGCTATTTCATCGATCTTTTCTCTTTCCCGATGAAGTTCGCTTAAGGAATCCTCATCCTCATCTCTTTTATAGAGATATTTGGTGTAAGCAAATACATCTGTCAGAAAGCGGTCGCTCACAATGGCCTTTTGGGTCCGGAAGATTTTATAATATTCATCAAAGATGATCTTCTGAGTTTCAGGGGTAGCTCCTTGGGATGTCCGCTCCGGAGATAACTCCTCCTTCTCAATGAGAGATCTGGTTACGGAAGGGATCTTTTTGAAACCAATAGTTTCCAAAAGATTCGCTAAAGTCGTTTTGCCCGTACCTTGGGCGCCTGTGAAATATACATTCATATCTTTATGATCTTATGATGTTATATAAACGAATCGGAAAAATATTAAGAATCAATTATTCGTTTTCGTCCAAGCATGTATCATAAAGAAATGATTTAGACCTGGCTCGAGCGAATGCATAAAGAGCCGCGTGTATAGAAAGCTCGGCATGTGTCTTAAGTTCCGGATGTTCCCGGCGGGCTCTCTTGATATTCTGCTTGAACTCGAATATAGACCAGTCAGCGGTATCCGGCCGGATAGTCTTGAAGGCATCCACATTATAGCAACCCAGAAGGTGGACTTTCTTACCACATTGCCGGGCATAAGCCATCATCTTCCGAAACTCCTCCGGATGCTTATTCCATTCCCGGGTCTGAGCCAGACCGCCGATAGCTAGTCGGGGATATAGATCACACTCGCATAATCGTTTCCAATATTCAAAACCTTGGTGCATCTTGAATACCGGAGTCGGATACTTGCCTATAATATCATAGATTTCTTGCCGGCAATAGTTCTTCGGAGAAAGCATATCAGGATCGTGCCGGAAATATTCATTATCTAATTCAAAGACTTCCACTGGGCGGACTTCTTTGAGGATATTGAGAAATTTATTTTTCATCTTTTCGCACTTGGTGTGGAATTCCGGGTTATCCGCTCCGAGCTTGACTTGATCCTTGAAGAGTGTGAAACCCCCGGAGTCCAAATAGAATCGATCTGTGCCTACACTATTGTATATCAAAATAGCTGCCTTCTTAGGCATATCTACCGGACTTACTAGAACGGCATTATCAAAAGTGGCCAAGATCTTAGGGAGATTTTCTTGCCATTTTCCGCCTTGACCGGTAGAATATACCAGGCCCCCACCAAGCCCATATACAAATCTATGTTTCGATTCCATTGATCAGATCCTCTAATTCTTTCTTATTGTCTTCATAGGTAGACATTCCCATTTTGTTCATCATAGATTTGTCTTCGATGTCTCCAATCATCCGATTGACGGCTTCATAATTCCATCCGGAATATTCTCCGATACGGTTATCGGCAATAACGAAACCCAATATCTCTTCCGGAGTGAGTCCGAACACCACTATAACTTCAGCCTCATCCTGTCCTAAGATCTTAAGAGCTTTATATCTGGTATGTCCTGCCAGAATAGTATTATCTTCGGATACCACTATCGGAGAGATGTATCCATATGATTTGATTGACTCCGCCACCATCTCGGCACTTCGCTCATTGTGGCGAGGGTTTCCGGGGTGAGGTTTCAGATCTTTTAGTTTTACAGTTCTGAATTCTTTAGGATGTTTTGGGATGTTTATTTTTTCTCTTACCATATATTGATTAATTTATGCGAAGGCGGAATTATTCTTGAATAACTCTTGGATATCATCATCGAGCTTACGAATTTTCAAGGTTATCGAATATCCACGATCTTTGTTAATCCAAGTGATTTCATGTAGCCCAATAGTAGGATATTCGGTATCCGAAATACGCGACCCGGTAAATTCTATCTGATTGCTGGTGTTATTCAGACCGCCTGCATATTTAACAATAATAGAATCTTCCATATAATTTCCGGTTTTTAGAAATATATCTGGAAGATTCTATGTTTTTAGATGTGGTATTGATTATGCTGCCGTTTTATAGCCATTTCCCGTTTTCAAAAACGGTTTTAAAACCTCTCGATATGTCATATATGCCATCTATATCATTTAATAATTTATCAAGCCGATGTGATCCAATATATCCTCTTTTTACTTCAGTTATGTTCCACGGATCGGAGTTTTCCGTAAATTTAAGATTTTTATCATAATCCGATAGAACCATAAATCCATAAGAACCATCTCTACCGGGGGTTATGAGGACCCCCTCCGTACAATCATAATCTTTCAATGATCTCGGTAACAGGAATTTTTTATATATATCAGGATTTAATATAACTACATATGGTTTATACGGATGGCATTTAAAATAGACTATATCACCCTCATAAAGCCCCGTGCGATCATGTTTTAGAACCGAGCTCGAATTCTTTCTTCCTATTATAGATTCTTGTAATGTCTTCATATCTTCTATATTGATTCTTATAAGTTATCTTTTCCACAATAATTTATAAACTCCGTATCCTTTTTTGATTTTTTCTTTCATATTTTCTTCATCACACCACATATATAGATGATTGTTATATTTAGTAGTGATAGCCGAAAGACTCCGATATACTTCACATATGTCTAGTGATATTGTGCTTTTAAATTTCGGGTTTATTTTTAAGTCCAGCAGACTATATTCATTTATTGGTTGCCAAGACCAAGACCGGCTAGATGCTTCATATCTTAAAAGGATCCCTTCCGTGACCTGGCTTTTAAAAAAATCTAGTTTAGCGAGTTTCATCTCATATTCATCTAAGACAACCATGTAGTAATGATCATTGTCTAATTTAACAATATCATGATTTTCCAGCTTCGGAATACTGGTAATTCCTTTTCTTCCTATTATAGATTCATTTATATGTTTCATAATTCTTCATTTTCTTTCAATAAAGACTCAAAATACCAACAATGCGCGGAAGATTCGCAATCCCAGCAAATCATATCACAATTACCGTATTCTTTGGTTTCTTTCATGTTTAATTTAAAAATACTGTTATTTGATCTAATTCATTATGAGTATTCCATACGTACATAATCCGAAGATTAATATCATCCAAGCCGATATTATTATCAAATTTACAAACTATTTTGTATATATCATACCAGATATCTTTATCTTTTTTGTCAAACAACGGACTTCTATATTGAATAGAATATTGATGATTTACTGTATATGTACTGCTGTTCGGATCATTATAAAGAAATCTAGTATCACATAACAAATTATGAACATAATTTGATAAGCCTAAATCTTTCATAATCCATTGTGTCGGGTTAGCTATATTTTTCCGGTTCTCGAATATCATACTATATATGAAATCCGTTACATCATCCAATCCCTTTTGCTTGATTCTTGGAATTTCTATATTGAATTCCGCGGCATATCCGGGAAGAGTCTTCCATGATTTTACGTACTCCAGATCTTCCGCCTTTTTTGGTATATCCAATGACCACATAGATCCTTTCCGTCCTATTATAGATTCATTTATATGTTTCATAAACTTTTAATATATTTTGGAATATCGACAGTTATCTGATTTAATTCTTCAGCTTTATATATTAAATCAAAATCTTTCCAATTATCGGAAGATAAACCGACTATCCAATCTTTCACATCTTTAATATTTCTTAAATAGTGTGGATTTATCTCAAATAGAGCACTATTCGGGTCGGTAAACATATTATCATTTGAAAGATTATCAAAAAACTCTTTTAATTGTTGGCGGTTTACACAAAACAAAGACGTATTATCCCAATAAATCCTACAGTCCCTCGGCAACACTTCTAATGCGATATAAAAATCCTTGACTACAGGGTATAGCAGCCATAATTTAATTGAATTTGTACCTTTTCTACCTATTATAGATTCATGGATGTGTTTCATAATCCTTATTATATTTAATTACTCGGTATAAATACGTCTTCTTCTACGTCTTTTTCAGGTTCCGCCGGAGATTCTATAATAGGTTCCGCCGGAGACTCCGCCGGAGATCCTTTGATCATCTTAGCCACAATACTAGTCAAGCAGAGAGCTACTATCGGAAGAATCGCTCCGGTGATATAGGAGATCATCACATAATTATATTCCGGATTCGGAGATTGTACGAAAAACAATACGGACTTGGTAAAATATTGTATCTGGTCGGCATTATGTAGAAGCATCCATTTATACGAACTAAAAATGTTACCCAGACACTGTACGATTGTTAAGATCCCCATTAGCACCCAACTCATCACTTGCTTGATATTAGAAGTCAGGATGGTAAACAGAACCACGGCCTGGCCTACCTCGAAGGCGATCGCCAGGATCACCGCCAACCACATAGGGTTGGAAAGTCCGAAGAAGAAGATGGCATGGTACGTAGAGACGAATGCTACCGCCGCATATAAGATTATAAAGACTATAGTTAGTATTTTATTTTGCATATTTCAATGTTTATTTTAAGCAATACGGATCACCAAATTCTTTAATTCAACAAACGGGTGAGTTTTTAATAAATCCTTTATTTGATCGAGATCGGAGGAACCTATTACCTTATACAGAGTACTGGACCCGTTTAATTTTCTGTGTATATTAGGCCCGATAAGTTTATGTTGTCCTACTTTCCTAAGATACCGTTCTAATTCAATTTTATCTATACAATAAAAAAACGGCCCATCCTTTGTTTTAACCATATGTTCCTTCGGCAAAATATCTAAAGCTAAATCATAATCTTCAGCACACGGATGAAATATATATAACTCCGGAGAATGCACTCCTTTCCTCCCTATTATAGATTCTTTTATAGTTTTCATAGCAGTCCCAATTTTTTTAATATCTTCTGCATAGAATGAAACGTATATTCTAATTCCTTAGTGATCATGAAATCATCATTTTCCGGAGTCTCTTTGCCGTTAAGATCAAAATAAGAAGTACACTTGCATTTCTTGACATCTGGTACCACCGGACAATGAAGATGATATAATAAAAGATCTTTAGTAAGAGTATAGTTGAATTGTCCTAAAAAGTCCGTTTCCCAGTCCGGATTATAATCCAGTCCGGTTTCTTCTTTTAATTCCCTAATAGCCGCCTCTAGCGGATATTCTCCGGTTTCAATATGTCCTTTAGGGATATCCCAATTACCCTTGCTTTTAGCCCTAGCGGTGGGATGGACTAACAAAAATCCCTCCGGAGTCTCAAATAAGAATCCGGCGGAGATCTCTTTCTTATCGGTTATATATTTTTTGAAGTCTTTCATTTTTCTATTTATATTTTTTGACAATATTTCTAAGTTCGTCTAAGGTTATCTGTCTGGCTCCCTCCGGCGGATTTATAAGATAACTTTTCTGAGCATTAACTTTAACTGTCATTATAGATCGAGAACGTTTGTTGGTGCGAGTAAATTCTTTGATAAAATCATCCACAGGCATGCCGGATATAAATATCTTAGTTTGTGGCCATATGATGTTCCGGAAAATATCTTCCGCATTATCCCATATCGTAGCAAACCCCTTCCATATATTACCAGACCCAAAATCAAACGGGACCACATAAGATATATTATTACTGAAAGTCATATAATCCGATTCCAATGGAACAATTATTATAGACTGAAACTGCCCCGCTCCTTTCCTCCCTATTATAGATTCGCTGATGTGTTTCATGTTTTTATTTATTTTGTTTTAATAATTTTATACAATCCTCTTTCGTGATTTCTTTGAATTCCGGAGGAATGCTATTAAGAGCATTGCTCTTGAATAATATGCCCACATGCATTTTATAACACAAATCTATAACATTTTTTACAGGGAGCTCCGCAATACATATTTTTGTATATTTACTTCTAATATTTACGATTAAATCATAGGTGGCATCCCGGATAGATAAAACAAAAATATCCCAACCATTCTTAGATCTTGTTCGAATTATACCATTACTTGAATTAATCGAATCATACATAAAATGTGCATCTTCATGTACCGGTATGATTATTAATGTCCTCTGTATTGATGTATTCCTTCTTCCTATTATAGATTCCTTTATAGATTTCATATCGATCCTTTTTAAGTTATATAGCAATATCTATATTAATCATTTCTAATGTCATCGGTTGTTTCTTATTATCGAAATAGTATCGGAATGCGATTTCATTTATTCCCGAGAGATCAAAATCGATGAGTTTCCTGCTTATCTTTTTCAATTTAGAAGATACTTCTTTCCGTTCCTCCAGTCTTTGGATAGATTCGGTCCAAGAACCGGCAATCCGCCCATCTCTAATTACATTAAGATTCACACTTACCTCATTTAATACATATAAGTAATCTTTTTCGGCACATGCTGCCGTGGGAAATAAATAAGCGGAATGTCTGAATAGTGTTATTGCATCACACATGATATTAAATATATTGGTATATGTTTTTTTAACCTTCATAATCGGGGCCGTAAATATATATACCAAATGATTGATATCGTGTGTGGTTTCTACATGCGGGTCGAAAAGCGGGGAAAGCATTCCCCATACGGTCCCGTTTTCTTTCGGCACACCTTTTCGTCCTATTATAGATTCGCTGATAGACATTACGTCTACTTTTTTTAAGTATATAAGAGGATTATTTAAAAGATCTTTTGTTTTTTCCACATCTTGTTCCAATTTCTTATAATCTACGGTATCGTCATCGACTAAATAAATGCTAGTATCCGGCTCCTGCGGAAGAAATTTTTGGAGTTCATCTTTTGTCAAAACAAAATAAAAGTACCCTCGACTATCCGCAACTCCATTATAAGTAAACTTACTATTCCAATATAAATAGTTATCCGAACCTTTCGGACTTACTATATATAATTTTTTATTAGACCCTCTTCTTCCTATTATAGATTCTACTATTGTCTTCATATTAACATATTTGATTAAATAATCAAAATCTTTCCGGGATCATATAATATTTTTCAAAAACTCTCATATTTGCGATATAACAAGCGATCACACTTTAAGTGATATAACTGGTCATCTAAGATACGATCGCTTGAATTTAGCGCGAATTTGCGCATTAAAATATAGGAATATATTTCAGGTTCTCGGATCGAGTAGAATGCTCATATCCGACCTTGGCATAATGCTTAGTTTTTTCCTTACCATGTTTCTCCAGTCTTCCGGTGGAAAATACATCTATAAGGTCATAAACAATAAACCGGTCTTTCTCTTCGGTCTTTAGCAGTCCTCTTCCGATGGACTGCATGACCAGAATCGGAGACTTGAAGGATTGGGCGAAGATACACCAATCGATATTGGAGAATGTCAATCCGGTAGCCACACATCCATAGCTAGCTACCAACACCGCATTCTTATCGATTTCATTCATTGCCTTCTTAATAGCTTCCCGTTTCTTGTTGGTGGTGGATCCTTTTATCTTATATACCGGACGATCTAGAGTCTCTGATAGATATTTATATAAGTAATCCACGTATTCTTCATTATGAGCAAACACGATACCGTTCTTATCCGGCCAGTCAGACAATATCCGCATAATAGTATCTATCTTTCCTCGAGAGTTCATAGCCAGGAGCTGCTCCAGATTCAGGAGAGCGGCTCCTTTGGCCTTGCACATATCTATTAAGATCTGCTTATATTCTTCTTTCTCATATAGACCTTTAGATTCACGGAGCACAATAGGAAGGGATTTAACTTTATTAATTCCAATATCAGGACTTTCTAGTTTCTCTCCGGTATCTCGGCCGCATAAGTATTCTCCATACTTAATATATTTATCCAATAACTCCGGCGAATCTTCATAGTGCATTCTGATTTGCCTCACAATGGGTTTGGCTAGATACCCGGCATCTACCAATTCCATAGTAGAGATATCTTGTATCATCGGACCTAGGATAGCCTGCACACCATAGTTCTCGATAGTATTAGCATCCGGAATGGTTCCGGAAAACCCGAAGATAAGCTTAGCATCGCGGACAAATTCCTGTTTCATGATGGTCTTAATGGAATCGCAATCCGCCTTATGGCATTCATCTATACATATTACATCATATCCGTCGAAAAAATGCGGATCGTAATGTTTATTCGGCTTATATTTCTTGCCGGGCACGCATCTCTTGATCAGGGACTGGAATGTTCCGATGGTCAGATTAGCGCATTGGCAGTATTCGCCTTGCGCCCAGACCTCTTCGGACTTGAAATACTCCTGATAGTCCTTCATATCTTTCACACCCTGTCTTACTAGATTGATATTCGGGACCACCATCAGAATCTTCTTAGCTCCGTGCTCTAGCATATATCGGAATATGACATAGGCTATCAGGGTCTTGCCCGCTCGGGTGGCTAGTTGAGACATAGACTGCCGGTAATGAAGTATAGTCCATATGGCTTTATACTGATATGGCCGCAGATCTAAATTCAGGCCCCAATTATTCACATACTCCATAAAAGACTCTTCGGACATATCAAAATTGGTTAGCTGGAAAGAAGTGTCCGGTTTTTTATCGAGCTTGCCGTAATCGGAGATATTATACACCCCATTACATATGATGCCGGATTCCTTGCACCAAGTCTTGATTTCATGCCATAACCCCCTCACACAATAGTATACCCATTTGTCCTTGATCTTCTTCTTTTCTAAAAACACCATCGGCCTTTGTATGCCGGTGAATGATGGCAGAAACTGATAGTCCGGTATTTTGTTCAGATGTTTTTCTAATAAAAGAATCTCGGATGTCCGATGAGTGCCTTTTCGATCGGAAACTTCCTTCATAGTCCCGTCGTGCATCACTAGGATATGCCGGGAATCTTTTGGATTATAATATAATTCTATCATAGTTTATAGCTTCCGGGTTGAGTGCGGTGTATAAAAAATCTGGTTTCCCAATCGCCTAAGTCCGGATCATTGATCATTATATATCCCAGTCGGGCTAATATATTTAAAAGATGATTCCGGCGTTCTTTATATATCGGAGCCCTTTCTCCGAAATAACCATCTAAATCCGCATCATTCCACACTTCTATTAACAACGGAGGATAGTTATTCCGTATAATGGTGCCTAATCCGGATTTTATAGCATAATATTCAAATCCCTCAATGTCTATTTTGATCAACCCGATATTTTCAAAATTAAAACTATCTAATGTCCGATACTCAACCAGGTCTCCGGTATCGCCAAAATCGGTATCTTTATCGGAAGTCCAGCCATTGAATGTTTCCGATTTTTCTACATCTCCTATACAATATGGCAATACATCTATGTTATGAATTTTATCATGGCATAACATATTGGCATACAAGAAGCATTGCTTGGTTTTATTGGGTTCGAATGCATACGAATGAGCAAATCCGGCAAATATCGGATATTCGCCGCATCCGGCTCCGATATCTATAAGATTTTTAGAAAAGTCAAACCACCCATATTTATTCTCCCATATCTGGGTTATTATGTTTCCCTCCCAGCATATGGAATCAAAACCATTGTTTTGTAAAGACCAATCTAGATTATCAATAACGTCTTCCGGTATAAAAAACGGACGACCGTTCTTGTTAGGATTTATGATTTCCGGAGTTTCACCTAGGTATTTTGCATAAATATCCATGTGGATTTTTTGTTTATATATAAGAAACTATCAAATATTAAAAAAGGACTCTTTCGAGTCCCTTATCTTTTCAACAATATCCGGTTTTTCCCGGCTAGATCGGTCGGTACCCCGCAATAGATTTGCTTATATGTTTCATGTTTTATAACATTTCATATATTTTCATCCACAACATCTTATTTGATATGCTGATATAAGTCGTATTGGATATGTCCTTAGGGTGTCTTCTGTTTCCGAGCCTTCTCCCTATATAAAATTTCACATTCGGTATTTCTATAATAGTTTCCGGATCCCAATACCAAACTCCACCTTTGAATCCGGAAGATTCTTTATAGATATTTCCATTGATAGCATTAGCAAAAGACGCCGCTATTTTCCTATATGTACCAATATCGTTCCTCACAAATGCGAAATCATACTGGAAGTCTTGGCCGGTATAATGGCTTTTATCAACATCTATATACAACGCTATTTCGCCAATTTCCGGTTTTTTCAGATAGCTTCCGAAAAATTTTAAAAATATATCGGCTATAATATCAATATTATCCGATCCTTTCTTTCCTATAATAGACTCCGTAATAGATTTGCTTATATGTTTCATAATATAAATAATAAAGGACTCTTTCGAGTCCTTATATATTCTTTCAAGATCTTTTTAGATTACTTGCGGATTCTCCACCCGTGTTTGTCATAGCCTTTCTCGAAGAAGAGGTTGCGCTGGAAGCGATCATATCCGAAGACTTGATCGGAGCGGTCTGGGTCGGAGGTTTCCGTGAGGATGACTTTCTCCAGTGCATTCAGTCTGTTGCCGATCCGAGACCATTGTCCGTAAGGCACCTCCCATTCGATGTCCTTGGTGACTTTTCTAGATTTAGTGAGGAAACTCAGGCGGAAATCGAAACGGAGCATCTTAGTCTTGCGATCCTGGGAGACCTTCGGTTTGACCATGAAGAAGTTGTTGGAATGGCGGAACTGGTATCCGTCTTCATAGTCATTCTCATCCAGCCAGGCCTTCAGAGCCTTCTCGGCTTGTTTATAGGTGAGATCCGGCCACTTCTTAGGCTCTTTTTTGGATTTTTTAGAAACCTTTACCGGAGCAGGTTCTGCCGGAGAATCCGTCGGATCCTTCTTAGCATCAGAGATCCGATTATTGAGATTCTTCAGAAGATCTCTGAGAGAATCCGGAACTTCCTTGCCGGACTTCTCCATGTTGTGGATCTTGTGATATACTTGGCTCTTCTCGGCCTTCAGTTTTTCTAATTCGATGTTTTTCATATTCTTATATTTATCTCTCATGATAATATATAATCGGTTTCGGAAAAGGTTAAGATAAATTTTCAAGCATCTCAAAAGATCCCTATAAAAATTCTTATAAGGATCTTATTATAAATCATTGGAAATCAACCCATTTAATATTCCGAAATATTTGGAGAGCTGCCGTCCAATTCTTTCAATTCTCCGTCTTCCAACAAGAATGCTCTCCGGCAGTCTATACAGGTTATATCTCCAACCCGGACGGGATCCTTTTCTAGCTGAGTATGTCCTACTATCTGTTTCAGATCGAGATTATATCCTTTCAAAGCACACCGGATATCAGCCCAGACTGGAGAACCCGCCATGCACCACCCCCCGCGCCACATATCTATGTAATATAGATCGAGGATTGTTTTATTTACAATACTTGGATCTTCACTATGAATCCCGTTATTAAAATCCTTAAATGTATCTAAATTGAGATTACAATGATTCATCCAATAAGGATAGACCCCAGCATGACTTATCAAGATATCTTCGGCCATATAGAAAATATCGAATAGTTTTATATTTTTGCCGAATATTTCATGAAGACTAGCGTGTCCGCCACTCCAGTGTCTGGAAGAACAGAAATCCTGACCTGCTATATACCCTAGGTCGTGATTGCCCAAAAGAAGAACAATATGATCCGGATCGGATTTTTTAAGTCCTATAATATCTTTCAGACCATGCAGCGCGGTTTCATTAGTGATTTTTTCATGAGAATATGGGTCTACATAGTCTCCTAAAAAGATCACCATATCATCATTTCGGCGAGTTTCTATTGCCGATCTCCAGAAATCCCGGCCATGCACATCCGGTATCAGTATATATCTCATATTTTTTTTTGATAATTTCATCATGTTATTATATAATCTAAAACATCAAATTTTAAAGCAAAAAAAAAGACCTTCTCCGAAGGTCTTTTTTGTTCTTGAAATGATGATTACTCGTTAGCCAGAGGACGTTTGGCGGCGGTTTCCAGTGTGGAGCTCTTCACGATCTCCTTCATGTCTACACCGGTAGCATCGCTCACGGTATCCATCGTCTGCTTGATCACGGCTGGGACATTGCCGGAGAGCTGGTTGATACCGCTTCCATCGGAACCATAAATCCGGACATCCTTGATGGTTGAGATCGGCTGAGCAACAGCGGCTGCAATTTCCGGAAGTTTTTCGATGACCATCTGGGCCTTGGCGGCATCGCCATATTCTTTATAGGCTTCCGCTTTGAGTCTTAATGCTTCCGCTTCCGCTTTACCCTTTTCCATAATACTATAGGCTTCGGCATCCGCAAGTTTTTTCTTACCCAGGGCTTCCTGCTCCATCTTGAATTGAGCGGCTTCGGCCATAGCCATTACAGCTTTAGCGTTTTGCTCCGCCTCATATGCTTCGGCCTCAGCACGACGTTTTCTCTGTTCAAGTTCGGCCTTGGCATCGATTTCTTGCTTATACTTATCCGCATCCGCTTGTTTCTGAATTACGGCCTCTAACTTATTCTGTTGAATTTTGACTTGCTCAGCAGTCAGTTCTTGTTCCTTACGAGCTTTTTCAGTCTGAGCCTCCACTGCCGCCGCGTTGACCTCTTTTTGCTTCTGTTGAGTAAGTAACTGTTTAGCCATCTCGGCTTCTACGGTTTTCTCATTGACGGTTTTCTGCTGTTCCTGTTGTTGGATCTGATATGCCGCGTCCGCCACGGCTTTCTGGGTGTCCGCCTTGACTTGGAGGTCAGCTTTCTTGACAGCTAGCTCGGTTTGACGTTCCGCAATTATGGTTTCGTTTTTAACCTCAGCATCATTAGCTTCTTTCTTAGCATTTGATTGAGCAATAGCAATTTCCTTTTCCGCGTTAGCCTTCGTGATAGCCGCTGTTTTCTTGATAGCAAATGTATTATCAGCACCCAAGTCGGAAATCAAACCTTTTTCATCAGTGATGTTCTGAATATTGCAAGAAAGAATTTCAATACCAAGTTTCTCCATATCCGGAGCGGCCTTTTTAGCAATCTGATCGGAGAAACCATCACGATCGGTATTCAACTCTCTTAGTCCAATAGAACCAATTACCTCTCGCATGTTACCTTCTAGAGAATCCTGAATCTGATTAGCAATATCTCTTTCTGTCATATTAAGAAAGTTCTTAGCAGCTAATCGAATACCTTCCGGAGTATTCATTACCCGGACCTTAGCAACAGCATCTACCCGAACATTAATAAAATCTTTAGTAGGAACCGGTACGGAGGTCTTGATATCCACTGAAGTCTGCCCAAGAAAGACTTTATCCAATCTCTCGAAGAAAGGAACACGAATACCTCCCTTACCAATCAAAACCCTGGGGGTCTTAGAAATACCCGAGATAATTAGGGCTACTTGAGGAGGAGTCTTCACGTAAGATGCGAAGATCAGAATCAGAAATAGAGCTACAGCTCCCGCAATAATGATAAATGTTGACATAGATTTTGAAAATTAAAATGAAAAATAAAGTTTATTAAACATATATAACCGTAAATAACATTTTTATGACCTTTTGAATTTATAATAGTTTATGCATATTCCATTTTATTGCTTTTTTTATCCACCCAACAAGAACTGGACCAGGAAGCCTGGAATGATATTTTTAACATCGGATAGTCTTCGTCTGTTTCGCCTTCATATTCCACCCAGAATCCTCCAGTACCGGTTGAACATTTATGTTCCCAGGCATATTCTAGCAAATCATATGCATGTTTTTTAAGAGTTTCTATCGAGGGCACATCTTGATCCCACCATGTCCAGTCTAGAACCTCCATGATAGTATGGATTTTTTCGAAATCCAATTGATCCATAACTGCATTGATGGTTCTTTCTTTAACAAATATCTTCGGCTCCCGGATCTCAATATATGCTCCGCAGACGGGACATTCGCTCAATTCCGATTCGTTGTTTTCTAACTCCCAGACACTTCCACATGCCGGACATTTTTGGGTTTTTGGCTCCTTGGTATTTTTAATAATTTTCATATCTTTTAATATATACAATTATATATAACGGATATGTGCAAAAATGAAGCAAAAAAAAGACCTTCCGAAGAAGGTCTTTTCCAATATTTTTGATTTTCGATTAATCGAAGAGAATAGTCGGCCCAACCGGATTCTCGGATGCACCTCTTCCACCCATATCGTAGAAATAAATGACCTGATGAGCTTCGCCAAATTCATTAGCATCAACATTCATACCATTATATCGGCAGTTCTTGAATTTGAACGTCCAGGTATTAATAGCGGAATCGTCACCGGAATGAGCGGCATCATTTCCAAACGGTTGATAAATAACCAATCCGGCCCATTCTTTATCTCCATCGGCATATGGGGCATTCTCATACGTCCAATCCACGTTCTCAAATATTACCGTTACATTCTCGGCATTTTTGAGGTTAGACAACCGCATCACGTTAGAAGTCTTCATATTCAGATTGAATGAAGAATTCTTTACTGTAATCTCGGCATTATTTTCCGGATTATAGATGTTGAACACATTGTGTTTGAGGTCCGGATCATCAACTGTTATACCATCCGCAACAAACACGGTAAGTCCGTTGCCGGTCAGCTTCTGATCTCCTTCAAATACATTATATACGGTGCAACCTGGATTAATATCTACGTCTTTGATGTTTACATTAGGTGCGCTGATCATGATCTTTCCGTTTCCTGCGCCTTTCGTTCCACTAACTTCAATACCATTAACCTTTACGGTATCAACAGCATTTAAAGAAATGTTAGATGAAACATTAGCATCTGCAACTATCAGATTATTGAAAACGGCACCACTATTGAATGAATTCACTACATCATCACCGGTAAGAGCCATATCAACGGATTCGGTGTTTTCCGTTGGGATCTGATCAGCGGATTCCGGAACCACATAATCCTCCGGAATAATAGGTTCGGGCTCTGGCAGCGGACAAGAAATCAGATCCTCTACCGTTTCGGTTTCAGTCTCCGTTTTAGTCTGGTCGTGGGTTTCGGAGTACTTATTAGTATCCAGATAGGTTATAGTAGTAGTCTTAACTGCCATACCGGTATTTTCGCCGTCTTTCTGGACACATTCGGTAGTAGTTTCTCTACCTTGTTCTTCCCAGTTAGGAGTAGTATCGTGTTCTGGCAGCGGACAAGAAATCAGATCTTCTACGGTTTCGGTTTCGGTTTCGGTTCTGGTCTGATTGTAGGTTTCGGAGTATTTGTTAGTATCTATATAAGTTATAGTAGTGGTTTTAACTGCCATACCGGTATTTTCGCCGTCCTCTTGAACACACTCCGTGATGGTTTCTCTACCTTGTTCTTCCCACTTGGGGGCGGTATCGGCACCTTCATATTCCCACCAGGTATCGGCATTTGTAGCTTTATCCACAAATTCGGATCCGCTTACGGAACCTTCTCCGGTATAATCAATATGATGCAATGCGGTTAGCTTATTATCTTCGGCATTTACTATCTCGCCTTTTGCTATAATACTATTAGCAATATCCTCCTTCATATCCGCCGGTATGCATAAAGTGGACATGGATTTAGCCGCATAGAATGCTAAAGCGGCCTTGCGAATAGTAGCTTCCGTCCAGCTATCGGAGATATTAGCATTACCGGCCGGAGTCTTAAGAGTAACTCCTACAAGGCTAACCACGGCATCGGTGCCGAGCATAGCGGTATTAGCATCCCAGGGTTTGCCTTTGAGGAAATTATTGAGAACAAAACTCTCGGTCATTTCCGTACCGGCATCGCACGTCAACCAAGCTGGTAATGTAGACATCAGTTGATTAAAATCGGCGGTATTTAATGAATTTTTGGAATTAACATATTCACCGATATATTCAAAGATTTCCTGATTGAATTTATTGCGATAATCTTTATTATAAACATTGGGGTGTGATTGACCGACATTATCATCTACAAAGACATCTCCTTCTTCAATAAGATATTGTAACGGCACAGCAATGTTTAAATCGGGATTGCTAAACTGTACTTCAATCCAGGGCAGACCGGAAAAGAGTTCGGTCTGATTGGTGAGGTTTACGGTGGCGCCTATTGCGGCATTTTTAGATACCTCATCTGCCTTAGAAAAATCGATAAGAAAAGAACCACATTCATCTTTATCATCCGGTCTTACTTTATTTCGAATATCGAAAATAACACCTTCTGATATGTAATAAAGATTCTTTTTCCATCTTATAGCGGTAAGGTTAGTATTTATCATTATATTACTATATTTTTTTTAGTTGGTTGATCATTAACCTTCGGTGGCCGGAAGTTCACCGGTACCGGCAATTAATAACACCTGAAGTTTAGTGTTGTCAAATGTAGTATTGCCATTTTCGTCTAGCAGATATTCATCTCCAAGTTCGGTTGGGATAGAGGCTATGCCGTAGCCTTTAGTGAATTCTTTGTATTCGCCCCAAGGATATACGGGAGTGCCGCCATCATAGATGAATTGGATAGTACCAGCAAATGGCTCGGGAACCGCAACGGCAGCCCATGGGTATTTAGCACCGGGGGCATTAATAGAACCCTTCCAGCAATGTACGCAGTCCTCGGAGAAAGAAACTGTGGAGATTTCGAAGGTCTTGCCGGTAGTTTCGGTCAAATTCACATCGTTGAATAATTCGAGGCTGTGAGAATTGGTATCATAGAAAATCTCTCCATAATAGGTAACACCATCAATAACTACACTTTGAACGGTGTCGCTCTCCCACTTTGCGCTACATTCGACACTCTCCCCGTCAACATTACCGGCATACCGGCGATCATTAAAGTTCACGGCCCTGTTCTCGGCAGTATTCCAAAGATCCTCTTCCGGGTTGTTCTGATAGTATTTATAGAGAGGTCTGTCTTCCTGATATGCGGCATTCCAGGATTGTTCATCGTGAATATAATCCCAGTCGGCTTCTACGGGTTCGGGCTCGGGCTGGGGAACAGGACAGGATTCGGTATCCTCTACGGTTTCGGTTTCGGTTTCGACTTTAGTCTCGCCATAGGTTGCGGACTGTTCGTTTTGATCTTCATAAGTCACGGCATAGGTCTTGATAGCCATACCGGTGTTCTCACCATCTTCCTTCACACACTCGGTGGAAGTAAGCTCTCTGCCGGTTTCAACCCAGTCGGGGTCGGTTGGCTGAGGCTCGGGGCCGGGACCCGGGGTCGGGGTGTAGTTTCCGGCAACGGAAGTATTAGGTACGTCATTGACGAGAAGTGCTTCGGGCACATTCTTACCTTCGATAAAAGCTTCTGCCACATCGGGGTGGGTCATGCTATGCAGGTATAAATCATTTAAATTTCCCATTTTGTGTTAATTAATTTGTCTGATTCAATAATAATTTGAAAATTCGACTTAGATAATCTTCAGTATCCACTTTTCCGTACCGGAATCATAGATTTGCAAGAATCCATGATTATTCATTACATCAGTTTCAGTTTCCGTTCCATCAGCCCAGTTTCGTTTTATCAAGGATTTTTTAGTAAAGGAACTTCTATGATATCTTTGAAGGGTGCGCTCGTTTATATACCAATATGAAGAGGAATGGCCTATATTTACAAACCCTAAAGACTTATAAAGATTTCCATTAGAAATATCACATGATGCAAACGAATATATCATATCCGGAGACCACCGTTTTATAAAATAACTTAATAACTTCCCCGCACCCCCAATCACACAAATATTTCTTTTAGTACAAAATCTGCTTAAATCCCACCCAGCTGTTTTATTATTCCCGGAGCACATTCGTTTTTTTCCAAACAGCATCACCGCCACCAATTCGTTTTTATAATATAGGCCCAAATGTATATTTGAAGAAGTTTTTCCTTGAATATGATTTTCTTCTAAAAATTTACCTGTTATTTTACTATTTATCTCTTTCACCTCACATTTACGAGCCATTATACGGTTCTCATATATGTTCAGCTTGCTTAAAATCAGACTCCGGACAATTTCCGGCTTATTCCGAACCCAGTCCTCCCAGATACTTATAAGACGGATGTTCCGCTCCGAACAAGCTTTATATTTTTCATAATGATAATTTCTAGGTTTATATCTAGAGCTATGTGAAAAAACACCATTGCATTCTATGGCTATTTTCCGATCCGGAATGTATATATCTAGTTCTTTGCCTCCTAATATAGATCGATCATTTGCAATATATTCTATATTATGCTCTTCTAATAAACACCGTACAAAAATTTCTAAAGAAGTATTTTTATTGTTATTCGGTGAAGGTGCTAAAAGTATAGTACAAGGCTCCGTATGATCTCTTCGGCGATCATGATACATTTGAGCCGTTATTTCATATGATTTTTTATCGCATTTGGTACAATTGGGATGGGGACACCGGCAAGTCCATAAACCATTTTTTATAGATATTATATCCGGATTTTGATTCATAACCCGGTTTTTTCGAGCCTCTCGAGCTTTTTCCGATAGTTTTTTATAATCTTTATTTCCATTGACAATAACTTGATATTCCGGAAGCTTCATCACATTTTCCACACCGTATCTTTCTATACAGGTTTCTTTCATTTTTTGCTTAGATTCTTCCGAAAGACTTCCCGTTCGATGGGAAATTTCTAGATAATTTTCTACACCATACTTTTCCAGACATGTTTTCCTCATTTTATCTTGGATGTCTTTATTGCCGGCCGGAGAAGAGGATCTATATCGTTCTTGACATGTATTTTTAGTCTTTTTGATTTTTTCCGGATTAGAATTAGAACATTTGGCCGAACAGAACTCGGAATATCCGACCTTGAGACTCCGGAACTTCAGAGGTTTTCCGCAAGTACATTTCGGTGTTTCTTTGATATCGTGGAGATACCAATACAATTTTTCAGTGAATTTTTGGAGATTTGGATATGTATTTACAAGATGCTGATAAAACTCCAGATAATTCTTTTCAAACCACTTACCCTGAAGTTCTTTGGATGTAAGGTTGCTAATATTTGGTATCTCCATCACTCCAAAATGTATTTTGTTTGTCCGGAATCATATATTTTAAAATAATCTGAGTTTATCATAATTTGTTCTTCGGTAAGCTTGGAATCATATCCTTTTCTTACCAATTCTTTTTTAGTAAATGAGGATCGATGAAATCTTTTATGAGTTTGGTTATGGACATACCAATAGCAGGTTTTAATTTCACTAGTATGCCGAAATCCGAGTGTTTCATATAATTTTCCATTAGAGATATCATGAGACGCAAATGATATAATTGGTTCAGGATGATCTTCCCGGAAGTATTTCAATAACTTGCCAGCACCCCCGGCTATGTGCCATCCTATTTTCGAACAAAACCTTAATAACTCCCACCCAATATTCCTTTTAGAAGATGGATTATTAGTTTTTTTGAAGCACATTAAAGCCACCAATTCATTTTTATAATATAATCCATATCTTATAGTGCTACTACAAAAACCTTGAATATGATTTTCATCTAAAAACACTCGCGCCTCTTTTGCGGATACGGGCTCCACCGCACATTCTCGCGCACCAATAAAATTATCATATATATTCAACTTAGACAATATAATATTTTTAATTACATCCGGTTTATTAGTCACCCAATCTTCCCAAACCGACAGTAGTTGAATTCCTTTTTCTTTACAATATTGCCACTTATTATAATGATAAAACATATCTAATTTAGAATGCCAATATACACCATTGCATTCTATAGCTATTTTTCTATCCGGGATATATAAATCTAATTCTTTCCCATCCAAAATTCTTCTATCATTAGCTATATAATGTATATGATACTCATCTAATATATTTTGAACAAATTTTTCAAGACCCGTATTTTTGATATGGGACCCCACTGGAGTTCTTATAGTGCACGGGTCTACTCCTAATCTGCAACGATCATATAATATATTAGATTTTATTTCATATCTTTTTTTAGAACACAGATTGCATCCGGAATCCGGACACTTCATAATATAAAGATCGGAATGATTGTCTGTGTGAATAATATCTAATATACTGTCATCATTATTTAATATATTCTGTCTTCTAGATTCTAATATTTTATCTTTTACAGACAGGGACTGAGTAGCATATTCCGTCCCGTATTTTCTTTTGCATGTTTTTCGAGCTTTTTTCATGAGCTCCGGTGACTGAAAGCAATTCTCTACTCCATATTTTTCTAAACATGTCCGTTTTATTTTTTCTTTTAACTCAAGACTACCCATAGGGTTGTCTGTGCCATAATTTTTTCGACATGTAATTTTTTTGCGTTCTTGTATTTCTTCGCAAGAATTCATGCATTCGTAAGAACAAAACTCCCTATATCCTTTCTTAAATCCAATAAATTTCGTCTTATTTCCACACATCTTACAAATCCCGGGATTGCCCTTGTTATGATAAAATAAATATATTTTTTCAGGAAACGGTATGTCTGGATATTTGTTGTATAAATATTCCTTAAATTCGGGATAATGAATACTAATAGATGCTTCTCTACAATTAGATGGATTTAATTTTTCAAATTCCGGATAATCAAAATCTAATTCTTTCATGTCAAATCTTTTTATAAAAAATAAAAGATTTTTGCTCTTTTTTAAGGAGGTAACTTAAAATAAAATAAAAAAGGGATCCGAAGATCCCTTTTCTTTAATCTCAACTAAGAGAAGTAGTTATCTCAATTAGATAATGAAATCAGAATCAGTTTCCACCATGAAGGTATAGTAATTCTGCTCGGGATAGAAACCTGCGTCTACAATTGCATAACGACTATTCACCAGCATCTTAGGAGCCATGGTGCCTTCTGCAACGATTTGCACAGTGTCTGCGAGGATGTACGGCATGAAGACCACACCGGAACCTTGAACTTGGTTGTTAGTAACGGTAGCTCTACGGCCAACGCAGATACGAGTGTCTTCCCACAGCATGTAAGGATCAACATAGATCTGCATACCGGCAATAGAACCTGCGTAGTACAAGCTCTCTTCACCACCTTGAACCAGATTGTTAACCATAGGAGCTACCACATAACCGGAGCAATCCTGCAGAGCGGTCAGGATCTGAGCATTGGTCAGGATCCAATGAGCACGACCTCTACGGGTAACGCTGGAGATCAAGTTAGAAGCGGCCATACAACGAGAAGCAATACGTCTCTGGTGAGTAGTAACGTTCTCGGCGCTGGAGTTCTTAGTAGCGTTCGGAATGTTCACGGAAGGAACGGTTTTACCATTCAAATCGCGGAACTTGTTGTATGCCTTGAACTCGTTAAGAGGTTTGTACAGGTTAGCGGAACCATCTTCCTTAACTACGTTGCCGAGGTAGAGGTTGAAGTCGCAGCCTTGAACGGCTTTCTGTACTTTGTAGTTCTCAACACCAAGTTTCATAACGCGGTCGATGATACGGTTGTTCAGAGCCTGGGAAATCTCGGCCTGACAAGCTTCCAATACACCACCAATAACATCGATGCCATACAGAGGCATATCTTGAAGCTGCTGACGAGTAACAGCACCGGTCACTTCATAGTTACCCATTTGGATCATCTTAGAGAACATACGAACACCAATAGTGTTACCAGTACCGGTTTCGTTTTGAGCTCTGGTCATAGGATCGTCGGAAGGAACAACGCTATAAGAACCATCTTCATTCTCAACTCTGTTTCCGAAGAAGTTAGAGAATGACTGGATGTGATCGGTGATACCTTTCACCAGTTCCGGGATCAGTCTCACATTAGTACCTTCGGTAGGAGCAACATAGTCATCTTCACCTTCGGTACCGGAACCCGGCGTACCGGCTTTACCGAATACGATATCATTACCATCTTTATCTTTAGCATCGGTTGTGAACACGCCTTCCTTCTGGAACATTTGAGCGATAGAAATATCTTTATCGTCTTCCTTCACACTCTTCACTTGGAAGATTGCGGAACCGTCGATACGGGAGTTGCCCATATAGATACCAATGAACTTGCCGGTGTCACCGGTGATCGTCACGGTAGTACGGCCGGGTTCTACGTTTTCATTGTCGCGGAACTTCATAGAGGTTTCCATGTCACCCTTCAACATGATGTAAATGGGTTTGTTCTCGTTGTCAGGACCAATGCCATCTTGCCAGGTCTCGCCAATGTGACCGAGTTTACCACCAGCATAAGGATAATCAACGAAGGTCAACATAGCCATAGGGCCGGTAGCCACGACGGTAGCGACCAAGTCGAAACCAACGGTAACGGCTGCAACTTCCAATGCCATAGAAAGAGTAGACATAGGAACATCACCGGAACCATTAACATAAGCAGGATTGTGGAAATCGGCACCGGTGTTGCCAATACCATCACCAAGATTAGGATTGTTCATTCCAAGACCCTGAGGCATGAAAGGATTGCCAATACCTAATGTGTTCAGAGGAGTAGCATAAATGCCGCCATGATCCGCACTAACATTATTGGGCTGCAAGCCTTCTTTGATGGCATGAACATTGGCCATTTGAGCCATCCAGTTCAGTTTTCTTTCATCAGTGACATGCAATTCTTCGGAAATCAGATTGCGATATCTCTGTTCGTTTTCATTAAGAATCATATTAACTAAATTTATTTAATTTATTTGGTTGATTATGTGTAAATTATACTTCAAAAATAAAACCACCCTTTTGAGGTGGTTAATTTATTAATATTTAATAAGTTACGACGTGGTTTTTAGCGATGGAATCCTATTAAATTATATTTCTTAAAAAGATTTATCACGTCTTTTCTGTCCTTTAAAGAAACATATTCTTCCGTATGGCCGATTTTATTTACTATTTTACTATAAAAAAATTCATCATCTTCGGGGCAATCCGGAAAGTCATCTACAAACTTATCGGCCCGGAAAGAAGATATATCCTTACCGTTGTGATCAACACATATAAATCGACCAAAATCATCCGTAGGTCCAGGATAAGAAATTACTTTCATAGCAATATATTCCGGTACATACAGGCAATCGAACATTTTTTGTTCGGCAGGCATATCAATAACCACAAAATCCCCGTATTTTAAATCGTCGAATTTGTGTAGTTTTCCGGAAACTCCTCTTCTTCCTATTATAGATTCGGTTATAGATTTCATGATCTTTGTTTTTTAGCTAGATTGGAAATGCTCCTGATAGCCTGTATCATAATGTCGGTGCTAGATATCTTAGATAAAACCTTACCGGACCATTCGTTTATAGAATCATCTATAATTTGCCGGACTTCCTCGGGATATTGGTATCTATTTTGTATTAAGACATCATAATAATTCGTTGCCATCACCATAGCTTCTTTCCATGGAGAATGGTCTATTCTAGAAATCATATCGCGACAATCCTTGATAATATTGGTTTGTGGTCGAGTTCCTTTCCGTCCTATTATAGATTCGCTGAGTGTTCTCATTTATCAATTATTATTTTGCCGGTTCTGCTCCGTGCTATTATCTTTCCGGTATTAGTATCTATTATAGACCAAAACATTTCGGTTTCTGGAGTAAATTGATATGGGGTATCCTTTATCCAAGCAATAATTTTATCATACAATTCGCTATCAGACGCCCATTTGCTTAGTGGATCAGTTACATCTATATTCATCATATCCTCCCACTCATCCCGGAAATATTCTACCACACACCAAAGTGGAAACTTGAACCAATTGGACTTAACTTTCCATTCTATGCACATCAGATTGCATATATCTTCCATGCTAGTGGATTTCAGTGCATCATACACGCTTATTATCTTCCGTTTCAGTTCGTTTTCCGTACTACATCCGGTGACTACCGGATATATACCGATTTCGTCCCAGGATATAAAAACAATTTCTTTAGGTAGGGGATTGGAATTAGTAGGTTTACTACCAATAGGTTCTATAGCATTGACGCTCAAGATAAGTTCGTCTCGGTGGCCTAGTGTAGCATATTGGTATCCTACACTCCCCTTTCGTCCTATTATAGATTCGCTAAGTGTTCTCATTCGTGTGGTATGTTATATTTATCAAAAATGCGTTTAAGATCTTCTGGTGTCTTTATATTTTTATATTCTCTTATATATCTTACAAATTGATAATCACTTGCGAGGTTACTAGTATAACGAGCTCCAGAAGGACTATATCTTATCAGGGCCGTCTGAGCTCTTGGCCCGTCATATCTACCCCACCATCCGATACATTGTTTAACCGGAAGGCATATATAATACATATTCTTCCAATTCGATACTATAATATCCCCATATTCCAGATCTTGTCCCGGATACCAATCTCCGGGTATTTTAGATGAATTATAAGTACCTCCTTTTCTTCCTATTATAGATTCGCTGATATGCTTCATGTGTCTCTTTTAATTCCCATATCTTTCATTATGCCGTCCAAATTCTTTGAAAGTTTCCATCCTTATATTAATATTATATCCACGGGGACTTTCAATTATTTTCTTATGCCCTAAATCCACTATAGCATATCCGAATGAATATGGGCCGGTAGTAGAAGTAGCATCCGGCATATTCCATATAAATTCTGTCCAAGCATTCCAGGCATAATCCGGATCAAATATATCTAGTATTTTGTGTGTCCTGGGAATGGATTTTGTTATTTCCCGTACCAATATACTACCTATGGGAATATATGCATCCCCCACATGTAATTCATATTTATAATAACTTTTAATAAAATCTTGAACGGTTACACCGGAGAGAACTCTATTATATTCCGATTCAAACTTGTTTTGAAATTCATTCAATAATCGGCATTTTGTATCTAAGATAGCAGTACAACCCGGTTCGCCGGACATATATAATATATGGATGCTATTAAGATTTTTTATTTCTAAAATACAATCACCCTCATCTGACTGTTCTATAACCCCTATGACGTTTCGGGGCATGTCTATCACGATACTTATGTCGGTCGGGTCATATTTATTCCAGAATACTACTGGGACACCACCTAGATATGATCCTTTCCTTCCTATTATCGATTCATAAAGTGTTTTCATTTGCTCGGTATATTATATTTATTAAAAAGATGAGATACGTCTTTTTTGGTTTTCAAATTACTATATTCATTTTCACTAACAGACCCAATTATTTTTTCTATTTTATGAGTTTTGTCGGTATTATGATATGGAAATGAAAATTTAAAGGTTTCTGCCGTCCAGTAATCAGAAGGTCTTATAAATGCATCCACATTATTATTAAAATATATATCAGACACAGAATGCGGAACATATAAAAATGTACCGCCAAAAATTCCACTTATCTCAATAAAATCCCCATATTCTAGATCATCAAAACTTTTCGGTATTGGTTTTCGATATGGTGTGCCTTTTCGCCCTATTATGGATTCTTGCAACGTTCTCATGATATTGGTAGATTGTATTTGTCAAAAATGCGTTTAACATCTACCTGGGTTTTTATAGAATTGTATTCTCGAACATGCCCCTCATAACTCACAATTTCGGCGGCACCTGCTGCGAAAAGCGGAAAACCATAATAATTAAAGCCATCCGCCTTCCAATAAGATAATGGTACCAATTTGTCGTTTAGATTACATGTTACGAATGCATCTTCTCTTAAGAAATTAAATAGAGGCGAGCATATCTCTTTAGGAAGATATATATAATATTTGCTATCCCGACGTGAGTAATTTTGGATAATTACAATATCTCCATATTCCAAATCTCCAAAACACCTAAGCGCTTTTGATTTAGAACGGATAGAAGATCCTTTTCTTCCTATTATAGATTCTTGCAGTGTTTTCATGATATTGGTAGATTGTATTTATTAAAAATACGTTTAACATCTTCTTCGGTTTTTATAGAATAATATTCTTGAACATGTCCCTCGCAGCTTACAATTTCCGCACTTTTTCTTGTGAAAAACGGAAAATCAAAATGATTAAACCCATCCGCCTTCCAATAAGATAATGGTACCATATTGTTATTCAGATTACATGTTACAAATGCATCTTCTCTTAGCCGGGTTCTATTGAATAGAAGGTAACATATTCCTTTAGGAAGATATATATAATATTTACTGCCCGAAAGCGCGCGATTTTGGATAATTACAATATCTCCATATTCCAAATCCTCAAAACACTTAAGCTCTTTTGATTTAGAACGCCCATGTTGAGAGCCTCGCCGCCCTATTATAGATTCCTGTAATGTCCTCATAATCCTAACTCTCCATTGTTGTTGTCCGACCTATCAGGGCAGCAGCTTTATTCCGTATATAAGAAGCGGCTTGTCCGACGTTATTACAAGTCCGGAATCTTTGTCCGTTGATATAGGCATTGCATACGCCGGACTTAGTACGGAACACCACACAAGCGTGCAAGCTGGCGGACTTGCAAGTCCGGACATTAGTATAAGTGATCTTTACAGAGATGGCTTCGTTGAAATCCGTAACCTCTACCTGATATCCAGCGCCCAGGCTCAGGGCATTTCGAAGTTGATAGCCAAAGCTGTTCTGAGATCCGGAGCCCAGTCCCCTCAACCACTCTATATGATCCGGAAGCCAGTCCGGTGAGTAGTCGGTACGGGGATCCAGAGAACCGGATTGCTTCGTGGTACCCTTTGCTTCATATATACGGGGTGGTTCTTCCATTATAAGCACTACATCGACTTTCTCCGGATCCTTCATACGACTATCAATTTTCTAAAAATAATAAAGGTTCCCGGAGGAACCTGTAATTAAATCATTGGAGTGTCTATATATTGGATATTTTCCGGTCCGAAAATCCTATCAAATTCCGTTTTTCGATCCATCTCATCGCAGTGTGTGACATCTAACACATATTTGTGTCCACGAGCATCTTCTTCGATGCGACTTTTTAATGCCCCCATATCTAATTTTCCATACCGGAACTCTCCTTGATTGGAATTCCATTGGTTGGTTCTATCCTCCCGGATAGATTCGGAAATGTGAGTTCTCTTGTTCTCATTGCTTATATTTCCATCTCCATGCCTGGTAAGATATGGACGAGTGACGTAATGAAGAGTAGTGTCAAACTCCATTCCGCATTTTTCTAGATCTTTGATGATATCTAATGCATATGTAGCTCCGGTGTCGGACGGGGTAGTATCAAATGTATCTCTTCCGGTGTCTTTAAGAAGAAGTCCCTGTCCGTTTTCGAACACTATATTATCATATGTATTTGTACATAAACTTTTAAGAGCCAAGAGCTCTTGAATAGTTCCGGAAATAGTATGATCTTTCATGAATTGGCAATCTTCCAGAAAGTGAGTTTCAATATCATAATCGTACCAGATCTTTTTCCAGAACGAGGAGAAATCTAAGTGGTTCTCATAAAAAGACCTTACCTTCCGGAGAAAGGCGGATTGCTCTTTTTTGGTTAATGCCATGAAATCGTCAAATCTCATATATACTTTCCGGCTTCTCCTAATGGTATTCCAGATACCCATGCCACAACTCGCAAATCTTTTTTTCCGTTCTTCTTCTATGCGATTAGCCATCATATCCCAAACGGTAGTCCATAGGCAACCTGGATCTCGAAAGACATTGGGTTTTTCTATCAGATTATTCCATTCTTTAGTGAACTGTGCCGGATTCAAGATGAAACGATTACAATAAAAAGAATCCGCATCATGATATGTGCCGGATCCAAAGTGCTGATAAGTGATAGATCCATCTTTGGTGAGGATAGAATGACCTCGTTGAGATCCGCCGTTAGTCAGTACATTTAGAGTGTTTCCTAAATATTTATTCGTGATCAGCGCAGTGACGGTACCTTTGCCTTCATCCCCATAATTGGCTCCTATGATGATTTGTGCATCCATTTCATTATATTTTTAAGGATTTCTATAGATATATAAACGTTTCTTAAAATAATTAAACAAAAAAAAAGGACCCGACCGGGTCCTTAAAAATTTATTCACAACAAATAATTACCAGGAAATCTCTCCATTTTCATTAACATTCGGAGCGGCATCCCCGGAAATAGTATCGGCCTCGTTCAGTGAATCATCAATGCAATCCTCGATAGTACCGGATAGTTCGTTGATAGAAGAGACCTTCAGACGATCTCCTAGTAGCTGCCCGAATGTACCGGCAATCTCCATAGCATAATATTTATACATATTAGCCTGATCCCCTACCGCAATGTGGTAGATATCAAATTTCTTAGATGCCTCCTCATACAGCTCCGGAGTATTAACATCGGCTTGAATAGGATCTCCCGTAGCTATTTTAAGCTTGTCTTCTGGCAAATATGGATTCATAGGCTCGTCCCCGAGAGTAATGATAATACCTTTCTTGCCTCGTTTATGGCAATCTAACTTTGTTCTGTTCAGAGCCATCCACCAAGCGGCAGTATAACTCTCATATCGGTTGCCACCACCACCGCCTTCAATGTATATATTATCGAGAGCCTCGGCGATTCTTATATCGGATTCGAATTGTGACATCTGGATAGGAGCCCAGTCATAAGCCAGATCTCCGATGCCCATCACGCAGAACTCAATATCCTTATATTTCTTATAAAGATTGGTCATGATGATTCCCAGAGTCTCGGCAGTCTCCTTGCAACTCGAGCCCATGCTTCCGGTTACATCTAACGCCAGTATTACCGGTATTGTATTGGGGTGCTCTTCCGTATCCAGACATTCTCTGATTTTAAAGTTTTTAGGATCTAATCCGGCATCCATTCCTTTTTTAGTAAAAACCTGTCCGAATACCCGCCCAGTGTCCTCATCATAAGACTTATTGTTTGCTACCGAGTAGCTAGCGAATGCATGTGCATCCCATGAACCTGCACCCATAATTTACTCCTTTCTTGATTTTTTGGTTTTCTTGATCGGAACTTCCTCTTCTTCCGGATCGTTATCATCCATGTTCTCTAAGATAAGATCCGACTCTTCCGGATCTTCCGGATCATCAAAATCGAAATTAAACATATCGGAGAACATATTGCCGCCATCACCCATCATCATGGACATAGCCATCATCTGACCCAGGCCGCCCATGCCGGAATCTTTGCCGCCCAGCTGGGAGAGCATCATCATCTTGACGACATTCTTGAGGCCCTTGCCATTAGAGAACATATTGCCGAAGCAGCTGACAATCTTGCCGTAGAAGTAGGTAGAGCCCATGAAGATGTGTCTTTCGGGAATGACTTGGCGCATTTCGGAACTCTCGTAGTCAATGACATTGATGCATTCCTTCGTTGCGCTCACAACGCATTTGGGTTTGCCCTTGACGAGAATAATGTCGCCGACCTGCACCTTGTTGGTGGGAATGACGAAGAACATCTCGTCACCGATGTTGAAGCAGAAATTGTTGACATTGGTCAGACGCTTCCGTTCCACGTTGTAGGACTTGTAACCATCGCTCGTTTTGACAGCGATGTTGCCGTTCATTGTGAGGCGGCACATTCCGGAAGCGACCTTGCCGAACATTCCGTTGAATTGATTTGTGATATTTTCAAACATATTGGTAAAATTTTGGGGTTTAATTGATGTTTTTGAATTTTCTTTTTGAAAGATTTCGGAGACCTGATCTACGATAGGCTGCACGATTTCTTCGGCTTTTTTATCTAACCCGAGATAATTCAATGGAAACCAAGCAGGCAGCACTCGAGGATTGTTATATTTGAAATTAGCACACACCGCATTGGCTTCTTCTTCGGTGGAGAATATAAACGCTTTTTTCTTATCTATCGTCCATCTCATCCCGTTATTTAAAGCGGTGTCCGCTAGCATCAGCACATCCGGAGTGATGCGACTGTCTTGTACTATTATATATCCGGTTTCTTTATCTTCCATAATTGATATTCTTGTATCTATATATAATCCGGACTTAAAAATATTAAGACAAAAAAAGACCTTCCGGAGAAGGTCTTTATAAATATTTTTTATGATCTTTAGATGGCTCTCAGGTTGTCCCCCGCTAGAATATAGTTATATACCACCCGATAGGCGCGAGGAAATTGTCTCATCTTGTTGACTTCCTTGATCAGATCATCCATGTCGTCTTGGAATCGGGGAGCAATCTCCGGACGGATCACCTCTTCCAAGAATTGTAGCAAGTCTTCTTTGTTGGTGATAGCAGCTAGCTCCTCACTATGTCCGGTGAGGATATTACCGATAGATCCCGCTACATTATTGACGGCTTCATACATATGTTTCTTAATTCCTTTCATATTTTTGCTTTTTATAAAAAATACTTATGATCTTTCTATTTGTTTTTTGATAAATCTCAAAACACTATCTATTCTTTTGGTTATCTTATTACCTCTATACCAGTACCGCAATGGATATTCATTTGGATTTTCCGGCTCCCAGGGTGTTTTATGTAGTTCGCTATTATAACTTTCTTCCAACGAACGCTTGATTATCTCATAATCATATCTTGATATTTCAAGTACAATTCTCTCATTTGGATTCTCTACTTTAAATTCAAATCTGTTAAACATTCCCATAATATAATTATTTCTATCCTTATATAATCCTATTTTTGAAATATTAAGCATAAAAAAGGCCTTCCGAAGAAGGCCCTTAATCAAAACATATAAGAATAGATCATAGATCTTTAGGAGGCTCTTTGTTTGTCGTTCTGGAATTGTCCATTATATGGATTATCTACATCCGAAGATTGATGAACTCTGGCCTGGGCAATGCGGGCTCCCTTTTCGATGAAGATGCCTTTCGGATTGTCTACTCTCAGGAAACAGCCCATATGATCGGTCTCGAATCCTCCGTCAAATTGTCCACAGACGATTTCGGCTCCACATCGAACCACCGAGCTTCTGGATTTGAGATCAAACACGCGGTTAGCTGGGGTCTTGCATCCTTCCATCATGATAACCTCATAATATCCCTTAGGCAAGTGCCAGAGATCGTGGTCCAGGTTATAGACATCCGTATGTGGTTCCGGTGCGACTTCTTCATATTGTGGAAGCTTGGTCTTGCCAAATGCGGGGATATAACCCACACCGGCAAACTTGTTGACTTTCATAAGACGGACATCAATGCCTTGCTGTTGGATGGCATTCTCCGGATCATAATTAGTGATAATTCCTTCTTGTACAATTTCTTTTCCTGTTAACTGCATAATTATAAGTTTTATATTATAATATATAAGGGAGAGATATCTAAATTAAAAAAGGAACCAGAGGTTCCTTTTGAAATTTATGCCCATAATGTTTTCTTGGCATGGATAATCCGTTTCTGGTTAACCCACTTGTTATGTACAGAATCCCAGTCGGCTACGATTTGCAAATATTCTCCACAATAAGGAGTTTTTCTGGGTCGCATGGATCTTTCATGTGCCTGGCGATATCTCCTGCCGGGATAAGTAAAATAAGGATTGTCTTTGTCGATCTTGATTCCGGAATCTTTTCTGTAAGGTTTGTTGTATACCATGTGTATGAAATTTTAAATGATTGTTATAAAATATACAATTAATGCAATTAATTTAAATTTTGAAATTCTTCTACCAGTTTGATCATAAACATCATAAGTTTGATTTCAAATTCATTTCGAATTTTCATTTCTACGGCAATAACATCGGATACATGCATTCTTAATATGAAAACCATAGCCGATCGTAAATCTCCGGGTTTCAAATTATCTAAATTAGAAAAATAATCATGATATACGTCTACGACCATATTACTAGGTATTGTTTTCGCCGGTACATTTTTCATGGTGGTAATATAACTGATTATAGCATCATCCGGCGCACGATGAGACCGGTCCGTCCCCCAGTTGCAATCCCACCAGCCATCAATACTCGGAAGCATATTATAAAAATCTTCGATTATGGCTGGTATAAATTCTTTTGGAAAAAGCCAGAATTTGCCCGGTAATATATTCAGAGTGAATTCGTTGCCCCAGAATTTCATATCAAAACAATGATACCACTCCGGATCCCGATCCTCCATGAATCGATCTAATACTACCAGGTTCAACAATGTGCTAGTATTGGTCTTAATCACCCACTTGCAATCTATATGTGCCTGAATATAATCCAATACGCCATATATTCTATCCGCCCAGCCATCTCGCACCTCTCCGGGAACCAAGATCGTATGATCCTCTAGGCGTACGATACCATCATTGCAATTCTTATAAGTGAATACCTCCATATCCAAACCATATGAGGATATGGCTCGATTATACGAATCTACAATAAGGTCAGCCTCTTTTTGGAAGAACTCGTCCCCGGCACATTCTATAAATATTGCGGCTTTCATATTTCTAATTTATATGACTTCTGAACTTGGTGATATTATGACAGATAATATCAAACTGATCTTCGGTGACTGCCCATTCCATCATTTCGTGCATCTTGTTGTGTGATTTATCGGACAAATTTCCATCTTCGTCGTACCAGATACCTTCCATACCGTGTAGCACCGGATTACTAGTGTCGATGCTCACGATCTCCGGAATGTCTTTATACAAGCCGACTTCTTGTGGCAGAGAAAGACCAAGCAGGTGATGTTTGACAGGCATTGGATTAGTATCGATATGATACACTTTGAGCCAGTTCAGACATGTATTGATCATCATATATCTGCCCTCAGCCATATTTTGCGGGGTGTATTCTTTTCCATTAAGGTAAGATTTGGAATTGACCGGAAACGCAATCATAGGCATACCCATTTTATAAAGGGTCTGATAACAATCTAAAAATTCTTCCGGAGTAGAACCCTGAACCACTACCATCGGCTTGCTATCATGAATTTTTCTACCATATTTTACTCGCCACTCAATTACATTGCGGATAGTGGCCGCACAGTTATCAAATACATCCGGAATGATATAATATGTCGGGTTAAGTTTGAGAACCCATTTGTAGAACTCATCGGTATCGAATGCCGTTCCGAGCTCGAAAATGGAATTATCCAGGATGACTATGCGGCCCATACCCAGAGATTCCTCAAAGAATTTATAATACTTCGGATATTTCTCAAAAAGATGTACTAATGCGTAATCGTAATCATTGTAAGCTCGGCTGATTTTAAGCAGAGCGAGCGGACTTTCGTGACTTATTTTCATATTCTCAAATATTTTATGATATTATATAATCACCGGTGCTCAAAAATTAATGTTAAAATGCACATATTTGCGATATAACAAGAGATCTTGTTGTTGACATACATTTATATAGATATAATGCCGATTGCGCGAATTATCGTGGGATTTGAAATGTATAACTCCAACGTCATTTTGTCTGCCCAGCATCGTATATCATATATAAGCCTGCGTCTTCTAGTGTTATTAATAAATTTTCAAAAAAAAAGACCCCCGAAGAGGTCTTTTTGTATTAAATACCAATTAAGGTTTATTGCGCATCACGGATAGCAGCTCTCAAACCACCTGTACGATACAGAGTCAATTCTTGCACCATCTTGCCTGCACCTCTACTCGGTTCAATGCTTGTGCTGAGCACAATCATTTCCGCATCTATAACTTCTTGATTATTATTGCTTTCATCGCATACATTGATGTAATCGTAGATACCTTGGTTGCGGTAGCAAGTATCACAGATTGTATCAGCTTTATCCTTCAGAGTCTGTCTTAGATTAGGAGTATTGAAATCCCAGTGATAGTATTCCATCATCTTTTCAATCTCATCCTGCAAGAAAGTACAGAGCTCACGAATATGGATCTTAGACAGAGCGGAAACCGGATTCTGTTTAGCTGTCTGGTTAGAGTTGATGTAAGTACCCTTACCCGGAACATAAACCATACAGTTAACACCCATAGGTTCCAAGTTATCCAGATCCTCACGGCCGAAGCTGAATTCCGGTCCGATCAGATTAGGATCCGTAATACGGCCTCTCTTAGGTCCGGCAACAATAGAATAAGGCAAGAACTTATCAAATTTCTCCAAGAAATCGTTAGATACCAAAGCAGCGGAAGGTACTGCAGTTTTCACACCGGTTTCCGGATCTTTAAGGATTACCGGAGTATTATAAGATACGAAGCTTGCACCATTGTCTTCGGAAGCTAGCATGAACTGTCCATCGGATGCCATCATCGGGTTGTTGCCCAAAGCAATATACTTGCTATCAAAGCCATTACTGTCGCGGAATGACATAGATTTGCACTTGCTGAAGGATTTCATGTTCGGGAAGTTGATAAGACCCAAAACATTGAATTTCAGTTTGCAGATCAAGGCTAGTTTAGAATGACATTCTCCAGGAACGGCAAATGCTTCGAATGTGTCTACCAGATAACGATAATCGACATCCGTGCGGTTAGTCAAGCCCGTACGGATTCCCTTCATATCCAAAACTCCAAGCTGATAGTTCACCCAGTTGTTTTTAGCAATCTGAGGATCGGCATTAGGATCATAACCAGCGATATCTTTAACCTTGGAACCGGCATAAGTATAACCGGTAACATAAGTCGGTTTCAGATTAATAGAAGTGGCGGTAACGGATCCGGCGCATTTGACGAGCATATCAACAGAAGTGACACCGAAAAGATCCTTGTCAAATGTGATAGTGAGTTTTGCGGGAGTATCGCTGCTGGCCGCTTCATATTTCATCTTGGTAACGGTGCATAAGAATGATGGCATGCCCTCGGCATCTCTAGCGTTGTCGATCCAGAAAACATCTCCTTCTTTGATACCGATCTTATTGAAAGTGTCAATAATTCCGGCATCACTGATAATTCCGGTTTCTAATAGGTTAACCGTCATATTGTCGGAGCTGCCTTCGCTAACCGGAATTGTATTATATGCAGCGTCGAATAATATTAAATTCTCAATATTATCGTTGCTTACGCATCCACTATTTTCGGCATCCGGAAGATTAGGATCGGCGATCATAACATGTACAATCCGACCAACCCATTCTCTAGGACCATCACCATTGCTGATGATTTTGACATCCATAAAGTTTCTGCCATTGTGAGTAGAGGTACCCAGATACTTAACCTTGCCGGGAGTAGTAATGTAATCATTAGTGAACTGGATTTCATTATTCGTAAATCCGGCATTGATTATATCGTCGGTTATTTCGATAGAATATGGGTCCGTTGTGGACACTGATGCGGGAGTATCACTACCGAGTGTATGGAGATTATAGGTGTAAAAATCGGCGTTCATCTTATCAACGTCAATGTCAATCGGATTATTCTGATCAAATGATTTGGTAGGAACTACGCCATATATCCATTCTCCATTGTACTGATTATACATGGCTTGGTAGATTACCGGGACGTTTTTAGTAATAGACAGAACTTCCGGCATATTGTTCGTCATGTTGCTATAGTCAATACCGTCATTATATTCAATAGCGCCACTTTCGAGGTTCCATCCCATGGTATCGATATCGTCAATCGTGATATCTCCTTCATAAAGCAGATTCTGATTCAAACGCATCATCATCTTGTGAAGCTGGTTATCGTTGTTAAACAGAATATCCAAAGAGATGGTAGAACCTGTTGCGGATTGAAATTCCGGAAGCAATATACCTTGATATTTACGGATGAAATTAGATGCGTCATTGGAAGCCAAAAGATCCAATGTATCCTTTTTCTCTCCGAATGCATTGGTGATAAACGGTTTCAGCATGACTTTGCCATCCACCACGTCAAAGTATTTGCATAATGCGTCCGAAGTGGCGATATCTGTCGTAAATTCTCCGCGGAACACATAAATTTCGGCCCAGAAGTTTTTAAGTTTCTTATTCTCATATCCTTCCAGATAGCTAGGCATCTCGGTACCGTTAAGAGTGGAAGCATACCATTCTTTGAAGGTAACATCATAGCCCTTGGGTTCGTATCCACGGATGAACACGGTGTTGGAAACTTCTTTAGAATCGGTGGCCGTGATGGTGATGTAGTTCTTAGAAAGATCTACAACCGTAGAATCGCCGGATTCCGGAGTAATAGTGCCGGATATCTCTTCTAGAAGCTCAGGCTCCAGTGTCCAGAATCTATTAGTATTATAAATATCCGTCACCGCCAGGTCAATCTTATCAACCATAGATTCTTGGGGAGTTTTAAAACTAATAGCACGAACATTCTCGCTTTTGAAGTTTTTAAGATTCAGACAAAGGATGGGACCCTTGCGCAATGCTTGCAATGCCATCCGATGAAACCAGCATCCCTGGCGTTCAAGTTTTTTAGAGATATCTCCAAAAACACTTCTGAACTCCGTTTGGGATTTGATGTACACCGGAGTATTGAAAGGCCCGCGCTCGGAATAGCCGACCACCAGTCTTAAAATTTCGGTAGTGGTGTTAGGAATCTCGGACTTATCCCATACGAAACGATAAATGCCCGAAGATTTTATATTGGCTAAATATGCGGGTAAACTCATGATTTTTAATATTTATTTATATTCTTTTCAAAATTTAAGATTAGCGTTTACGAAGAGCCATTCTCAGATTCTTCTCGAAATTGTCCGTAATGGTATCCAATCCTTCATTGATATTCTTTGATGGCTGGAGTTCTTTTTTGAAATCTACTTTGTTCTCCCAGAAGTATTTGATTTTCTCATCGGTATTCAAAGTATACATATGGGCTTTTTCCGTAATATAAGATTTCATTTCATCGGAAGCGCTTTCCCAGAGCGGACGGATATGTTCCGGCATAGCGGCAATAAAATACGGTTCATTGGGAGTAGAACTTTCGAAAACCGGCTTTTTGGTTTTATCGGCATCTAACATCTCCAATATAGAATCAATATTTTCCAGCTTGCTTTGTTTGCTTTCTTTAATCATGCCGCCAAGAGTCTCGGGAGCGAATTCTTCATTAAGCCAGTTTTCAACTTCCGGTGAATATTCTTCCACGATCCATTTCTCAACTTCCGGTGAATATTCTTCCACGATCCATTTCTCGATTTCGGGACTATACTCTTCCACGATCCATTTCTCGATCTCGGGGCTGTACTCTTCCACGATCCATTTCTCGATTTCGGGACTGTACTCTTCCACGATCCATTTCTCGATACCATCGGATAGTTTTTCAATAAGACCGGTAACCGCACCATTTACGGATTCCTCGATCATCTGACGAACCCGAGATTCGGTCAGACCCTTGTTCTGATTGCCAAGGTTTCTAAGTTCATCAACATCGTTATTAAACGATTTTTCACGCAACTCTCTAACAGATTCCAACAATTCTTTATATTTGCTGGTCATATCTTCAAGAAGCGCTCTGGTGTTTTGTAATTCCTCATGTAAGGCTTCGATTTCCATTGTATTTTCTTGTTTATTTTGATTGTCATTTTCATTTTCATATACGATGAACATATCATCATCGATGCTTTCGGCAACCATACCCTCATTACAATGGAGTCTGGCTTGAGCAAATCCCGGAGTACCTACTAGATCATAAGTTTTTAATTCCTCCAGGGTTACAATACCGTTTTTATCCACATTGCCGGTGGCGCGAGATGAAATAAATAGCGGCAATCCGCCTTCTACTAGAGCTTGAGCAATCTTTCCCTTAGGGGTATCCAAAAGCTTGATAGTGCCGGTAACCGTACCATTCTCATCAATCTCCACGGACTCTACCATGTGAGATACGTTGTTGTAATCAATGTTCATAGTTGTTGGGTGTTCTAATTCGCCAGGACAACCTTCTTCGACGATTCTCTTTTTCAATCCTTCGATCATTTTAGAATAGTTTTCCGTGGTGTATGTGCGATTATTACGATTCTTAACACCACTCTGGGCAAAGACACCCGATAATCTGATAAAGCCGTCATCGGATCTTACTTTCTTGAAACCCGTGACATTGCTCAGCTTTTCATATATCAGCACTTTTGACATGTCTTAAAATATTTATTTATAGATATCTGAAAAAAATAATATATAATAATTTTAAAAATTCAAATCAGAACTTATAAGAAATAAAAAAGCTCCCAAGAGAGAGCTTGCATAAGTTTTTAAGTTATTAGTTATAAACTATTTATATATTGTTTTATAGCTTTCATAACTTCGGTCTTGGTGAACCAATCCCCGAACCACCACATAGCCTGGGCATTAGGAATTGACTCTCCGGACTTTAGGGGAATCATTTTTATGTACGGCAGTTTCAGATATATATCTTCCGGATAGACTTTTTCTACCAAGACTGTTCCTTTAAAGTCTTCTTTAAGCACTTTCTCTACTTCTTCTTGGCTTAACGGAAGTTCGGCATTGGGCACTATTAGAGATTCTTTCCAGCATTCCCGATACTTGATTTCGGATAACTTGCTTACACATGTACACTTGGAAAGCTGCCAGTCTTTAAAGCTGTTTTTGAAGTCGGTTTGCACTAGGAAAAGATCCGCTTCCTGTTGAGAGGCACGAAGTGTCTTGTTTCCTCCGAAACGATTGCCGTTAATGCGGTCTAATATGGATTCGGTTATGGTTTTCATATGAGTTATATTAATTCAAAATCCGGATCTAAGAAAAGTTCGGCTATTTCCGCATATTGCTGAGATAGTCCGGACCAGGAGGGATTTCCACCACGGCTAGGAGTATGTATGAAGGCGTAAAAGTCATTTTGATTCCGATTGGGATCGGATATCATCTCTATCATATTATATGCACCTTGATCCGCAACACCATCATCGCCGGCATTAATATCATACTGAGCCTCTATATATCCCATCATATCATAAACTGCAGCAATCTTGAAATCATTATCGCATCCTTGGATATTATCCAGTGCATATAAGAATTTATCGTCTAGAAGATTGTTTTTATAGTTCTTAGACGTTTCTCGAATATACGGAAAGTCCTTCATATCTATTTCACTAAGAATTAGTTGTTTAAGGTCTTTTCCTTTATACGAGTTTTTTCTCCCTATTATAGATTCTGTTATAGATTTCATCTAATTAAGAATTTTTAATACCACATGATTTATTCAAAGATTCTTTCAGATATTTAGAAAGGCTTGATGTATTAACGGATTCATCCAATTCTTCCAGTTTATACAGAGTAGAATCAATCAGGCCCAGAATATCGTCTACATCGGACCAGAGCTCCGTATCTTCTTCGGGAATGAGCTCTTGACGGCCTTCTTTGGCAAACTTCTTGAGAGCCTTCAGATATTCCTTAGGTTCATCATATTCCGTGGATATAGTATTAGTGAGGTCTTTCACTTTGCCATGAATGCCCATCCAGTCCTCGATGAGCTTGTCAACGGCATCCACAATATCGTCATAATATTCATTCAGGGCTTTATGATCGGAGTATTTGTCGGTCTGCAGATGATTCTTCCAGATCTCTACAAAGCTCTGCTGTAGTGTTCCAAAATATTCTTCTATAGTCATAATTTGATTTTTTTTTCTTTAATAATAATTATTTAATTAGGATAATCTAGCTTATATATTTTTACTTTTTTGATCATATCATATATTTTGAGCATACTGTCCATAATCCCCTACTTATCACTCATAATTTACAACCGTCCAACCTGTAGGAACACCATTCGCACTATCTGTTGGTATTATAAGATCATTAGGTTTGTATACAATGCCGGTTGGTGCGACTCCACCAAGCCAATTGACGAATTGTTGAGTATTCCACGATGATATTCGTGGCGTTATCGCCGAGCTTAATTGAGAACAATTATAATACATATAGTTGCAACACTCGAATGCTGTACTTATTACGTGTTGTAAATCGACCCCTTCCGTAATATGGGAACACCCATAAAACATATATTGATAGCAATGGTTGGTTAATGCGGTTGCCGGAAGCCTCGGTACTGTAGTAAGACTTGTGCACCCGTAGAACATATATTGATAACAATAATTACGTAGTGTTGTAGCTGGAAGCTCAGGTGCTGCGGTGAGAGAAGTACATCCTCGGAACATATGTCGATAACAAAAATTAGCCAGTGTGGTTGCTGGAAGTGCCGGTGTTGTAGTAAGGTTGGAACATCCATAAAACATATATGTGTAACAATAATCAGCTAATGTGGTTACTGGAAGTACTGGTGCCTCGATGAGACCCTCACATCCATTGAATAGATTATAATAGCAAAAACTCGGTACGGTATTGGAATAATTAATCAATGACTGAATGTTGCCGGCTGCTGCAATTTTTCCGGTTATAAAAAATCTTGAATACGTATTTGCCGAAGCCCCTATGTTTAATGTAGTAGCATGACTTCTAACATATATTCTTTCATTATAATTTAATGTAATGGTAGAAAAAGTATGTGTATATATGTTGCTACTTGGTCCCGTTGTAGTGTATGGCCAAGATGTCCAGGTTATGGCATCATATGAATATTCAAAATCGGGTGGTGCCCCCGTATTGGTTAGGGAATTTATCCGGACGGTGCTTCCATTTTGTTTAGATGTAAAACTTAAATGATTTAGATCCGGAGGGGTGTAGATTATGCAGCTGACGACTTCATCTACCATGCTATTATACTCCGTAATGTTAGATGTATATATCAGCCAATTATCAGAGGCAATATGTGTCTTATTGGAAATTAGGTTGGATATGGTCCGGATACCTATTTCTCCGGTTTTAACTTCTCCTGCATTGGTTGTTTCTATATACACGGCTGGCCCGGTTATATTGCAGTCGTATGGAGTTTGCTCTCCGGGAAGAGTTATGGGGGTTTTGTCTGTTACCTTAATATAGCAATACATCTTAGATGCCGGCGCTGTTTTGTATAGCATATATACATTATTGACAACAATGGCGTCTATTATATCTTGTGCCGGTAGATCTTCTACCGCCAGCCTGTGCTCGGATACGGGTTCTATTAATGCCATAATTTCATTTTATTTATACATTTACAACTGTCCAACCGGATGGTATGCCATTAACACCGGTGGCTATGTTAGTTGACGAGGGCTTCTCAAATGTTCCGGAAGCGGATACACCACTGACCCAATTTGATGCATATGTTGTATTCCAGGATGTGGCACCAACTTTGATATAATTTAATGAACTGCATATCTGGAACATATATTGATAACAATTTGTTACCAGTGTAGTTGCCGGAAGTTCTGGAGCTGTGGTAAGAGAAGTACACCCATAAAACATGGAAGAATAACAATTTGACGCCAATGTTGTTGCTGGGAGTTCTGGAGCTGTGGTGAGAGAAGTGCAATTACGAAACATATTTTGATAACAATATGTACCCAATGTTGTTGCGGGAAGTTCTGGAGGAGTAACAAGTGCCGTACACTCATGAAACATAGAAGAATAACAACTTGACAATAATGATGTTGCCGGGAGTTCCGGAGCTGCGATGAGAGAAGTGCAGCCACGAAACATGCCGGCATAACACGATGCTCGTATCGTTGTTGCCGGAAGATCCGGAGCAACCGTAATAGATGTGCAATTTAGGAACATATATTGATAGCAATTACTAGCTAGTGTGGTTGCATCAAGTGCCGGAGCTGCAGTAAGAGAAGTGCACCCATAAAACATAGAAGAATAACAATTTGATGCCAATGATGTTGCAGGGAGTTCCGGAGCTGTAGTGAGAGAAGTGCACCCATAAAACATGGAAGAATAACAATTTGGCGCCAATGTTGTTGCGGGAAGTTCTGGAGGAGCAACAAGTGCCGTGCACCCATAAAACATAGATTGATAACAATAATTTTTCAATACTGTTGCCGGGAGTTCCGGAGCTGCGATGAGAGAAGTGCAATTACGAAACATGTATTGATAACAATATGTACCCAATGTTGTTGCGGGAAGTTCTGGAGGAGTAACAAGTGCCGTGCACCCATAAAACATAGATTGATAACAATAACTAGGTAGTGTTGTTGCCGGAAGTTCCGGAGCTATAGTAAGAGAAGTGCAATCACGAAACATATATTCATAACACCCATATTCCAGTGTCATTGCAGGGAGTTCGGGGGCTGTAGTGAGAGAAGTGCAATCATAAAATAAATTAGCGAAACATCCGCGTGATGCTGTAGAAGAAAAACCGACTAGTGATTGGGTATTTCCAGAAGCGGCAATACTTCCCGTCATCACAAAACGACTACTATTAGCACCAACGCTGACATTAGTCCCAGATCCACCCATAGTTGAATTGAATCCGAACATATATACATTGTCTCCCACATTAGATAAAGTTATTGATAAAAAATCCCAAGTGCTTACGGAGCCGTTTCTCAATATATATATCGATGGCTTTGTAGATGTCTGGTTCGTTCCGGTATGGGTCATAGATATGGTAGATCCGGCTTGTTGAGCTGTAAAACACAATGGGTTCTGACTTGTTAAGTCGGGACATGTGATAGTATGTCCAACTGCGTCAATGTAATTTATAACCGCACTTGATACTCCAACATAATTATTATCTATCTTAATAAGATATAATGTACTCGGGGCATTGATCGTTATAGTTTTCGGATCAGTAATTTGAAGTTCTATTACCTCTCCGGAAGCTACCGTGCCTGTAGTTCCGTTATATGTATATGAAAATCCCGGAGTATTTTGTGCCGATAGACGTACCTTGCCCGTCGAATTAGATGTAGACCACCCGGTTGGACATCCGGAGACATTATTTGTGGGAATATTTGTAAGACTACTTGGCTTGTATAGTGTACCTGTAGAAGCAACTCCGGAAAGCCAATTTGTAAAAGCGGATGTGGTCCAAGAAGATATATATGGTGTTATAGCATTGTTTAATTTGCTGCAATTTAGATACATGTATTGGCATGCATTGGATGATACATTAGTTACTTTTTGCATATCAGCACACTTTGTGAGATTGCTACAGTCGGCAAACATGTATTGATAATTCCCATTTGTTAGGTTGGTCGCCGGAAGTTCCGGAGCCTCCGTAAGTGATGTACAACCTCGAAACATATATTGATAATCATAACCACCTAGTGATGTTAATGGAAGTTTTGGGGTTGTTTTAAGTGAGATGCAATTTTGAAACATTCCACAATAGCAATAATTACCACTTACGGATGTTGCCGGAAGTGCCGGAGGAATGGCAAGATTCCGGCAATTACTAAACATGTATTGATAGCAAGATCTCGCAATTTTTGTTGCCGGAAGCGCCGGAGCTGTAGTGAGAGAAGTGCAACCTTGGAACATATTTCCATAACATCCCTCCGCAATGTTTGTTGCCGGAAGCGCCGGAGCTGTAGTGAGAGAAGTGCAACCGCTAAACATATAAGAATAACAGTATATATTCAGTATTGTTGCCGGAAGAGCCGGAGCCGTAATAAGAGAAGAACAACCCGTAAACATTGCTTGATAGCAATATTGGCTCAGTATTGTTGCTGGAAGTGTTGGGGTTGTAATAAGAGAAGAGCAATTCGTGAATAATTGATAATAACAAAAAGGCGGAACAGATGTTGAATAATTGATTAATGATTGAATATTTCCGGATGCATTAAACCGCCCGGTCATATAAAATTGAGTACTCGTATTTGTCGAAGCTCCAATATTTAGTGTATCTGAATGACTTCTAATATATATTCTTTCATTAAAATTTAATGTAAGCGTAGAAAACGTATGGGTATATATGTTGCCAGCAGGGCCGGTAGTGGTATAATTCCATGGTATCCAATTTACGGTATCATATGAGTATTCAAAATCTGGTGGGGTATCAGTTGAAGTTCTGGATTTAATATAAACCGAGCTTCCGGCATGTTTAGAAGTGAGGCTGAAGTGATTAGGATCCGGTGGTGTATAGGTTATATAGTTAATAACATCATCTACCATATCATTATACTCGGATGTATTGGATGTATATATTGTCCAATTATCCGAAGCTAGGTGTGTCTTGCTAGATATTAAATTAGTAATTTCTCGCTTGCCTATTTCTCCCAACGTTATATTGCCGGACGAATCGGTTTCTATATACACAGCGGGTCCGGTTATCGTACAATCATAGATATCGGAGGTATTGGGATAGGTTATCGCTGTCTTGTTTGCAATCTTTATATAACATTTTATAGTTCTGTTACCAGATTGCTTTTGTAGCATATATATACTATTGACGGCGAGTGCATTATAAAGAGCTGGAGCCGGCATACTTTCAACGGCGGCTCTATGATCCGATATAGATTCTATTTTTCCGGACGGACCTGTTATGGCTCCGGAAGACATATTATCAATAACCAGATCTACCATAGAATTGTATTCGCTAATGCTAGATGTATATATCAGCCAATTATCGGAAGCAAGGTGTGTCTTGTTAGAAATCAGATTAGATATAGACCGGATACCAATTTCAGCCTTTGTAATTACGTCGGTGTTAGTTTTCTCTATATATACGGCCGGTCCTGTTATGGAGCAATCATATGGTGTTTGCTCTCCCGGAAGAGTTATAGGGGTCTTGCTTGTTATTTTAATATAACATTCTATAACACCCGCGGTAACCGTCTTATATAGTTTGTATACGCTATTGACGGTAAGTGCATTATATAACGAAGCCGCCGGTAATGCTATCACAGCGGCTCTATGATCCGATATTGACTGGATGATGGACATAATATTAGCTTAAATAAAAATTGCTTCTCCAGGCGGTTCTGGTTGTGAACTCGCTAGATGTTCTGGAATAACACTCAACCGGATCATCCGTAACCTCCGGTGTGTTCTTAGTTAGAATTTCCGCATTATTCTTAGAGCTCGTATAAGACACACATACCTTGGGAGTATCTCCATATCCCGTAGATTGGCTGACTTCTAATGTCTTGCCTAAGATATTGAAATCATATATTGTAGAATTATCTATTTTGGACTGTGTAGAATTAACTCGGATAAATAAATATTTGCTTGGATCGGATGATATCATATCCAGCAACATGCCCGAGCTAATGTCGTTATATGCATCTTGTACAATAGTGTTTAATGCAATTAGTGCGTTTTGATATGCCTGTGATTCCGGTAAAACTGCCATAATATTGTATTTATTGTTGTTTTAATAATAAAAAAATGGAGTCCGGAGACTCCATTTTTCGTCGGGTAATATTCCACAAACCCTGCAAGGTCGGTGTAGTTATGCATTAGTTTCGGCAGCCCAATCGCTCTTAAGTTTCATGGTGATTTCAATAAGCTCACCTGTAGAATCATAAGTAGCTTCATTCCAGCCGGTCAGACCACCGAAAGGAAATACGTCTTTATAAATGATTTCTCTGAAGATATCGCCGCCGCGGTTACCGATAACCAATTTCATCCAATCGGCACAATATCCGGGTTTCAAAGTTGTAGAACCGGTATTCTGATCATATCCGCAGGCATTCCATGCTTTGAGAAGTTTATAAATATAGTTGTCGGTGCCGTTTCTTAAATTCAATTGGAATACGATCTCTAATTCATGAGAAGTGTCGTCCAAACGGGAAGCTAGATAAGAACGCTTGGCTCCCAAGAAGGTCTGTTGTACAACCTCGGGAGCTCTATCTAGAGATTCTAGGCCGGAAATAGATTTTACTTGTTCCGTTAGAACAGCTACATCATTACCGAATTCACTCTGTAATGCCTCGGGAATAGTGAAGTATGCTTCAAATATATTGTTATATACCGGGTCGTGTTTATTAATACCGGCGGTAGATTGGGATATATGAGGTAACATAATGTTTTGTTTATTTCTTTTTCTAAATAATAAATAATTTGGAATTTGTAAATTACATCTTGCTACGGTTTTAACATTCTTTCAAATTCTTCCGGTTTATCAACGGACCACCTTAGGAATTTTGCATAATCTTCAACTGTTTTAAGACGATATTCAAATGTCCGCCAAGCTTTAGATCCATCCCATATATCAATTATTTCAAATCCCACCCGATTGATAAATGGTCTTGGAAATTGTTTTTTATAATGATCTATTGCGACAAAAACTATTTCTCCATGAGTTGCGGGATCATAAAATAAAACGGAGCCGCATTTTCCCTTGTATTCCCTATATTGGACTCCAAAGAATTTTGACGCAATGTCTTCCGGAACTATTATTCCATATTTAGATCCATGTGGTTCGGAATAGTCTACCTTGACAATGTTATAAGGAATCAAATCCGAAAATTCCTGATTCCGGATTTTATCTAGAACGGGCCATTCTATCGCATCACTTTTTCTCCCTATTATAGATTCGGTTAATGTTTTCATTATAAATTTATTTTATCCATTTTTCGTCTTTAAATACTACTTTGAATTTATCGGTGAGATTACTTAAATGGTACCAATCAATAAAATCCCATACATCTTCAATATCATCCGACGATATTTCGTTTCCTCTTAATACCGTTGTAATATCATAATCCGAATTTAATTTATATCGAAGATCTTTATCATATCCGGATAATGGTACCATATAATACCCATATTTATATTGACTCTGTACAAGAAACCCGTCTTTTTCAGCCTCATCTTTCGGTGTTGATCTTTGGCTGATTCTTTTATATAAGTTTTTGTCCAAAATTACCAAGTATGGGCCTAAATTTGACTTCTCAAAATAAACAATATCTCCCTGTCTGAGTCTTGTTCTGGCATTGACAAGCGGTGTATTGGATGATTTTCTCCCTATTATAGATTCAATTAGTGTTTTCATATTCCGAATAGTTTTTTGATGTTATTAGAGCTGCTGATCAATCCCGACATGGAAGCTATTTGCAGTTCCCGTTTATTTTGATTATCCAACGGAGCTAGATCGGAGGCGGTGAATATCCGATCTTCGTCCATCCCTTTTATACTTTCCGGATATTTGCATACCCAATCCAGTGCATCCCAAGAGATCTCTCCCCAGAGATTATCATATTCTTTTTGGAGTTTTTTGAATTTTTTGATAACGGATTTCTGATTGTTGAATTCCTTATTGATACCTAAATGACATAATACAACGGGACTCCGATGCCCTCTCAGGAATTTTTCAAGTCTTTCCCATTCCGGATCTTTGATCATGTCCCAATGAAGATACACTGGCCGAAGATCTTCCCGGACAATATCTAGCATGTTATAATTAACTATCGGAGTAGTATAAAGATTCTTGTGTTTCAACACAAAGATTTCGCCTATGCCCTTACATTGCTTTAGAGACATGGATTTTTGCAGGTCCGTGATATTATCTCCGGAGGCTAGTAATATATGGAATTTTGGGTCATATTGTTCTTCTATAAATTTACTAATCATATCATAATGAGAACCTATAGCATCTGGATTTACGGCACAAACATTGCGTTTGCATACTATCCTGCCGTCTCCGCCGATCAGATTATTATGTCCATCCCATACTTGAAAACCGACATGTTCACTAAAATTATCCATCTTATTTGTATATTCTACCAAAAATAATAAAAGAAAGGCACTCATTAGAATGCCTTTCCCATAATCATGAAAAAAATTGATTTGCGAACTCGCCGCAGTTTAACGTAAATTTTTTGCTTCGTAGTATATAATATACAAATGCAGTATGGGAATGAAGCTTCCTAAAAGCTTCCAGATCAAATTGCCGGGTGTGTTCCGATTAACTTGTGTATCCGGATTGATTTTGGTCCGATTGCAATCATATATGTATCTATACAGGACCATGAAAATGCATGCTAAAGTTAATAAAAATATCATAGAAGCGAATATTATCATTATTTTTTTACGATATCTTTAACAAAATCATAAAGTTCTTCTTTGAATTTTTTCGGGTCATATTCACCCCTTTCTATCTTGCGGAGCTTGCACTCCCATTGTCCCGTGAGTTCCGGAGATTTTAGAATGGGATCCTTGATATGATCAATCAGGTATATGCCTGTAGCGGTGGGTTTGATAGACTTGCCATCTCGAATTAAATATTTTCTTTTGAAAAGCAATTCTAGAATAGCGGCTCTTGTAGATGGCCTGCCTATGCCGTTTTCCTTCATAGCTTCCGCCATTTCTTCATCCGTAACCATCTTGCCGGCTGTTTCCATAGCTCTTAATAAGGTTGCTTCCGTGTAATATGCCGGTGCTTTGGTGGTATGAGAATTAAGCTTCATGGACTGATTGTATTCTTTGCCTTTTACAAATTCCGGCATTGGTTCATCTTCGGATTTGATACGAGCTATCTCTCTCCAGCCCATGTCTAAAACAGTGCGCCCGGATGCTTTGAATTTCTCATCACCAACTGTACTCTCAACATATGTATTAGCTGTAAGAAAGGGTCGGGCAAACGCACACAATAATCTCCGGGCTATTACATCATATAGGGTATGCTCTTCCGAGGTGATATTACTATCCCATTTGCCGGTCGGGATAATGGCGTGGTGGTCCGTAATTTTCTTATTATCAAAAATATCTCTTGATTTCTTAATTTCGTCGGGCATATCGCCTTCGCAGTCATAATCGGAGATGAGTCCGGAAAGAATCCGCTTGCATTCTTCATACATGTCTTCCGGAAGATAACGAGTATCTACACGTGGGTAGGTTACCAGCTGTTTTTCATAGAGAGATTGCAAGGTATTAAGAGTATCGTCGGCACTCCATCCGTTTTTCTTATTCATTTCCACCTGTAAGGAGGTGAGATCAAATAGTTGTGGTGGCTTCTCGGATTGCTTCTTATGCTCCACTTTGGAAATGACCATTGGAAGGTCTTTGATTTTCTTGAAGACCTCTTCGGCTTGTTTTTTATCTTTAAATGTATTGGCTCCTTCAAATTTTACCTTTTGGCAAATGGCTGTAAAATCATAATATTTTTCCGGTACAAAGGCATCTATTTCTTTTTGCCGATTCACTATAAGCGCAAGTGTTGGAGTCTGGACCCTGCCTACGGAGTATAATAGGCTTCGATTACCGGATATAAGAGTCTGGTATTGCGTTGCATTCATTCCTACTAACCAATCCCCGATGCTTCTACAAAGAGCTGCGCGATAAACATTATCATATTTAGATGCATTATCCAGGTTTCGGAAACCGTTTTTAATAGCTTCATCCGTTAGAGATGAAATCCAAAGGCGCTTGACCGGCTTCTTGAACCCGGCCTGTTGAAGAACATATCTCTGAATTAATTCGCCTTCTTGTCCTGCATCTCCGCAATTAATACATTCATCACATTGTTCTAATAGCATTTTGATGGTATTAAATTGCTTTTTGATACCTTCATCGTCTTTAACCCTAATTCCAAAACTTGAAGGAATCATGGGAAGATTTCTGAGATTCCATTTACTCCATCTCCTATTATATTCTCCGGGGGTTTTCAATTCACAAAGGTGTCCAAAAGTCCAGGTTACAAACACATGACACTCAAGCAATGGACTATCTCCTTCTATATATCCGTCTTTATAATCTCGAACACCAAGAACTTTAGCAATAGATTTTGCTACATTAGGCTTTTCGGCAATACAAACTTTTATCATGTTCTTATATATCTGATACAAAAAGTTTTTTATAAATCTTTATAATATTACGAGTATTGTGCACTATAAAAGATATTATATATTACCACGTCCGTGTCCGATATATATAATTCCTTGATTTTCAAAATCTTTAATGGTCGAATCGGACACACAACATCTCATATCTAATACTATTCGGATATCATGAGTTCCGGCTTCCGGCCATACAATGTTTTCCGGATTCATGATTATTACCAAATTACAATCTTTTAAATCTTCTAACGGGCTCATTATCAAGCGCTCCGGATGATCGCATGGTACGGCATAAGATAACTCCTTTTCGGAAACATTCTCATCAAATACCATAATTTCCTTACCCAAATTCGCCAGATATCGGAGAAGATCTACCGCCGGAGATTCCCGCAAGTCTCCGGTACCGGACTTAAATGCGGCTCCGATGACTCCGATTTTTCCAATACCCTTAGGTCCGACATATCCGATAAGTTCCGATACTATATTGGAAGCCTTTTCCCGGTGATATGTATTACTTCTAATAACGGCATCTACCACCCTCATTTCTACGCCATTAGATATACCTTGATGCAATAATGCATTAGTATCTTTTGGAAAACACGACCCCCCATATCCGGGACCCGGCTTTAAAAATGCCTGTCCGATCCTATGGTCCATACCCATACATTCGGTCACGATTCTTACATCGGCTCCAACTTTTTCACATAAATCGGCTAAGTCATTGACAAAGCTAATACGTGTGGCTAACATGGCATTGGAAGCGTATTTAATTAATTCGGCATTCTCCCATGTAGTGGCCACGCAGTCAGCTTCATCTGGCATGAGGCCAATAGACTTATAAAATTCTCTCAATCTCTCGACATGATCCGTTATACCTCCGATAACAATTCTATCCGGAGATAGCATGTCGTTTAATGCCGTTCCTTCCGCAAGAAATTCCGGATTGGAAAGTACTCCGATGTTTGAATTACCGAAATTTAAATTTCCAATAATAATATTATACAATACATTACAGGTTCCAACCGGACACGTAGATTTATTCACAAATGTGGCTTGAAGATTTCCGATATGTGCCCCGAAACTCTCCGCCAGTTCATATACATATCTTAAATCAGCGGATCCATCATCGGACATTGGGGTTCCGACACAGCAAAATACCATATCTACATCCGGGTCGCAGTACCAACAGGCCGGATCGGAGCATACTTTAAAATGATCCGGATCCTTCAAGGCATCATTCAAGACCTCGGGCAGACCTGGTTCTACAATCGGACACTCACCAGACATGATTTTATTGATTTTCTCTTCATCCGGATCATATCCTATAAACATATAATCTCGGGCACCATTGTCCCGAGCACTTATCCAGCACCCTAGAATATGCACCAGTCCTACGTAACCTAAACCACAAACTACTATTTTCTTCATATATCAAAAATTTATTATAATTTCAATCTGTAAAACCGTGTAGCCTTTAGCTGCATGGATACACAGATTGGCTACTAATATAAATATAAGAAACATTAACGATATTAATCCGGATCTTATTATTTAGATATGAGTCGATTAGACAAAAATAGAGCTATAAGCGAAGCCGGTAAGGCTACACGGGTCCGGCACCGGGAATGGCGCGAAGACGAGCATCTATCCAAGACGGTCCAGCATTCCGTGCTCGGAAGGGTCAAGGCTAAGCTGAGAAGAAAAGATAATGTATTCGTGTTAGACCAATGGTTTCCGACTACGAAGCGCTGCCTGTCCTGTGGGACCGATGCCGCGATGGATCTATCCCAACGGACCTTTGTGTGCCCGAAATGCGGCGAGACCGGAGACCGGGACGTGCATGCGGCAAAGAATATGATCGGGTTCTATAAAGCTATACAGTCGGCGGGGACCGTCGACTTAAAGCCCGGGAAGAAGATCTCTTACGATAAATGCAAGGATCTCTTCAAAGACGGGAAGCTCGGCCGCCTTTAGCGGCTGGGTAGTTCACTTTAAATTCATTATGCTGAGAGCAACGGATCTGAGTGAATTTTCGGTATTATCTAAAAACTTTTTTTCAAATTTATCTCTTCGTTTTTCAGTTACTTCCAAAAACTTGTTTTGTAAAAAATCCATAGCTCTTCTGCTATACTTAACATCGTGTGAAAGCTTATGGTTAATCAAAGTGACTGTGGCCGGATAAATATTGATAATTATCAGATACTGATCATTTCCGGCATGAATATAATAACGATCCTTGGTCGGGTGAATTAAGAGTTCGGTGTCGGGAATTCGCATCAGACCCAGTGCTGCCATAGTAGTATAACGTTCGGAACGAGAAATTTTTTCTCCGGTGTTGATAGAGAGCTTTTTCTTAATCTTTAAAATTAAACGCTTCATATTTTTAGTTATTCCAATTACAATATTATATAAGCGGAATTTCTAAATATTAAGCATAAAATTACCATCTACGGTTAACATGTCCGGCAATCGCTACAAATATCGGATAATTCAAAGGAGTATCTATAGGTTCATTATCATAGAGGATATTAGTAGGATATTCCGTACCGGTATTCGGATCCATCCAAGTAGTATTATTCTGACATTCTAGGGATATTAATGTTCTATCCGAGGAATATACATTAAGTTGTGCCTCGTATTCAAATAACGGCCAGCCAATTCTTCCATATGGGCATTGCAGATTGGAAAAGTTATTTATAAGCGATTGCTGTTCTAAAATATTTGCAATATGTTCATATGACGGAGATGCACCATCAGCAAATATCTGCAATCCCCAATGATTACCTGTAAGTATGCTAGCCAATCTAGACGCATTTACATGATATTCGCCATGATTATCAAATCCATTGAGAGATCGGATAGTATAATCCTCTTCCGGACATTCGCGGAAGCATTCAAACACTAATCCGGGATGACTCATAAAGTAATAAGGATGATAATCGGCATATCCGGGTGTATATCCGGGCCAATCCGTAATATATTCACTAGATCCGGGTTTGTATTGCCGGTTTCCGTGTTCTACGCTGTATGCCAGTGCACTATACCACATTCTTGTCGCATCCATTCTAGTAAAACTCAGATATGGCCAGAACGATTCAACATAGCCACCTTCATCAGATTGTTCGAATCTGTAATAATACATATTATACAATACGGCAAATAGAATACGATCTCCGGAATCTATACCTTGGATAATCTGATTAGCGCTCCGATTATAATATGTAACCGGATCAAGACTATCGATATGGTTTCCAATATTAGATATCATCGTATTTATATTATACGGCTCACCAGAGTCTAAATCTAATATCATATGGCTATATAATATCCGTTTTGTCGGATCATTTGGGTCGGGTTGAAGTTCGGATACACACGCGTCTAATACAATATGAGCGGGTTCCGCGTTTTCCGGAGGTAATTCATACATCCAAGCTGTTCCCGATTCTGTTACTTTATGGCTTTTATTAAAAAAGTCATATCTATAACCTTCATCGGTTATGACTCTATCCAATATAACACCGCCGGCTATTACATTTTTTCCCACGGCATGAACAGGGGTTTGATATATATGATATGATGCTGGGACTGCCATAAAAAAATATTGATTATTTTAAAAATAATCATATGCCGGACAACAACAATTTGTATAATGATCTTGAATTTGCCGACTCGATCATCGGCAAGAACGTACACATGACAACAAAATGCATGAAGATAGATGCTTCTGGGATAATAGATCGATATGAATTATATAAAAATGAAATTATATATATTCTAAATACCGAAAAAGGAAGCAAACTGCATATAGGAGCAAATTCTCCCGGATTAGATATCGATATGGTTAATATACTTAGATAATGAAGATATTACCTGATTGCATCTTTCTTCGGGAGTGCCGTGAACCACTACAATATCATCGTGATCGATAATTCCATCATAACACAATGCCGATAAAATACACTGCTGGCGATCGGAGATTTTTTTCTGATATTCCGGATCCGTATATCGGACACCATCATCTTCGGGATCGAATTCTATCGGAACCCTGACAATCGCAGCATTTCGGAAGGCATTAAGACCATTTACAGTCGTCAATTGGTTATATAATCCGGAATGATGAAGATCATTAATACCTACAAAATCACCACTATAAGCGATATTATCTATAATAGTCCGGGCATATATGAAATTCGTATTATCGCTAGCACGGTCCGTATCTTTCCATAACTTGACATTAATAGCCGTAATCAGTTCATGATAATCTTTTTCTCCTATATTAATCTTACCCGAATCCATCAGAGACTTGATATCGCGGCTTGCACTTTCAATAACAGGCCAATTATAATAGTCACTCAACATATTAGCTAATGTTGTTTTGCCGGTACCATGTGCTCCTACAAGAATAATTTTCATACTTTCTTAATTTTGATAATATATAATCGAATATTTGAAGATCTTAATGATTGTAATGAAATAAGATTATTATTTTGTCAAAATCTTGATAATATGAAATACTTCACTATATCCGAATTATGCAAGAGTTCTACCGCCGATAAATATGGCATAAAAAATGTTCCCAGCATAATAGAAACACAAAACCTCACCAAACTGATAGAAAATATCTTGGATCCATTGAGAGTTAAGATGGGATGTCCGATCATAGTATCTTCCGGATACCGTTGCAAGGCCTTGAATTCTAAGGTCGGCGGCTCTAAAACCAGCCAGCATATGTCCGGACAAGCCGCGGATATCTATTGTGTTAAGAAAGTGGGAGGCAAGAACGTGCTGGATACAGTCAAAACGCGCAAGCTTTTTGATACTATAGTGTCTATGAGGTTGCCGTTTGATCAGCTGATTTTAGAGAAAGGTACACTCACCGCTCCCCAATGGATTCATGTATCTCACAAATGGAACGGCACTAATCGGAAACAACGTTTATATTATAACGGAAAAACATATGTGAAAATATGAAGACGCTAATAGAATCTATAATAGGAAGAAGGGGAATAACTAAACAAGGCAAAACGAATCTATCGACCGGCGACATATTTTGGATTGAAAATAGGGATATTTTCGGAGTTGTTTGGTTGCCCGGTGAATTGAATTCTTTTGTCAATAAATTTTCTCAAGTTTTAACAAACTCCTCTCATTCTATACCGACAACGGACTATTACCCGGAAGGCATATTGGTGTTTGGATTCAGTTTAACTGAAGTAATTATATTAGATTTATCTAGATTTGATAATCATTTTTATTACCACGGAGAGCCTTCTCTGGAAAAAATGTTTAATTCTAACCCATTGACTATATATCGGTCACCCGCAGGAACTTTATGGTTAAGAAATGGAATAAAATCCATTCAACAGGATAATATATGTAATATGATCAAATCCGGTGTAACTAAAATATTTGAAAGATGAAAACATTATTAGAATCTATAATAGGAAGAAAAGGAGCAATCTCGATCACAAAACAAAGCTTGCAAGGAGGCGATATAGTAGAATCTGTAGCTGGTATATTTTTTGTTTTTACTCCAAAATATTATTATGATAAACACGATGCTTTTATTACTTCCGTTGGAAATTTTGGAGAATTTCATATTGCTGCTAATTATACAACCAGCTGGGATGACAATCTGAAAGCGACAGGTTCTGATAGAATTAATAGACAGTTCGACATAGTCCGGGTTTATCGCAAGCCTAGAAATAAAAAAATTTTATGGGATGTTCGATATAATCCTATAAAATTAAAAGATTATATAAATTGGATTATAGATAATGTGAAACCTATAAATATAAATCAATAAAAAAGGCTCCTCCGGGAGCCTTTAAGTTTATATATATGTCATGATTTTTGCGTTAACGTTGATCGGAATGGGCAGTTTTTTAGGATGTATTGTGTTGATAGTGTGTCTTGTACGGGAGTTTGAAGATGATTCTTAATCGGTTATCAACGACCTAGATGTTTGGTTTTCCACCGATACCAATAATTCATAATGGCCAAGCGGGTTCGTTTTTTGAACCATCCTTCCGTGAATACCGCTATCTCCCAGTATTTTGGAGGGATCAGCCGCGCTTCTTTGACTAGCTCCGGAATATACATTCTGACCCCGAAATCTAGCTTGGCTTTTTCTAATGCTTTCATAAGATATTGATAGTCAAAAGCATCCATAGGGCGGTCGGTGCCGTCTTTGAAGTACTTGGAGTATACCGGCTTGTAGATCTCGAAGACTTTGTTCAGGACTTTATATCTCATCCTCGGGGGATAGTAATGGACATTGAAGCCTAGATATCTTAAACCCTGGCTAGTGTGTAACTGATTGAAATATAGACAGATAGGAGCCGCGTCGTAATATTCCAACTCTTCTTTGGTCTTAGGTTCAAAATATTTAAATGATACCATCTGCCCGGGAATCATGGTCTGAGAGAGATTCTTGGAGAGTGGTAGAGATTCCAGGATCTCCCGGGATTTGGAATCATTAGACATCGGAGGTTTCATGTAATAGGGGCTCTCCTCGATCTTATCCATAAGATTAAATCGCGGCCCCGCTTCTTCTGATAAATTAGCTAATGCTTCCTTGTTGAGCTTGTCTTTGCGGGCTTTTTTGAAGGCATCTTTCTTTTTAGAAATCCATTCAGATACTTTATTAGTCATGTTCTTAAATCTCTTAAATTTTCTAATAAAAAATACCGTTTTTATATATAGTTTCTAAGTTTTAGAATAGGTTCTTAAAAGATTATTATTTGTTCAAACAATGTAATATATATGGAAAAGTTGTATAACGAATTTGAGTCTCCGGAAGATGTCCGGAGATATTATAACATACAAGAATCAACTAAACCTATTGAAGAACCCATAACGGAAGTCAATCAGGAAACCGATGACCCCGAAGATCCTGAAAAAATAACACCATCGGAAGACCTTCCCGTAGTATATGCGGATCTAAAATTCAAGGAATGCAAAAATATATTCGAACACTGGATAGTATTCACTAACTCTAAAGATCCCAAAGAAAACAAGACTCTCAAAAATATTCTTGATGCTATCAAATCTATTAAAAAATCTAAATCTTTAGTACCGGAATTACATCTATTCTTAGCGGAGAAAACCATTGCTACCGAAACGGAAGAAGGATTCTCTATAAGAGATGATGATGATGAACTGGATTTCGAAGGTCTCAATAATGCTAATACACTAGTATTTTCCAGATTGGGAGTACAAGGAGAAGGCAACTGCGAGGAAGTCTTGAATATCATCCAAGACAGAGGTTTTCTAGTATTAAATCCACTGCAGCCCGCTCAGATAGCTTCCAATAAATACAAGACAGCCGCTCTATTGCGGAAAAACGACATCCCTCAACCGAATTTTGCACTGCTCTCTATAGACATCATTCATAACGAAGAGCTTTTTAATGAACGCATGAAAGATGTCAATGAGAAATGGAACCCTAAAGACTCCGACAAGAACGAAGAGCTGAAGTTTGTCGTCAAGATCCTGGATGGTCATGGCGGCACCGGTGTGTTCATGACCGATGGCAAGAAGCTCATGGCTATCCTTCAGACCATCTTTGCCGTAGATCCGGAGAGAGAGCTTATCATACAATCCAAAGAGGAAGCTGATGGGGGCGACATAAGAGTTCATGTTCTGACCTTGAGAGATAGACAAGTGATCTTAGGAGCTATGAAGAGGGTGAAGATCTCCGGTGACTTCCGGAGCAATGTCTCACTAGGAGCTACCGCCGAGAAGGTCAAGCTCACTTCCGAGCAAGAACAGATAGCATTGCGAGCCGCTATGTATTCCAAGCTCCCCTGGTGTGCGGTAGATATCATGCCACTGGTCAAAGGGTCTAATAAAGAACTGGGAGATAATGTGGTATTAGAACTAAATGCCTCTCCGGGTACCGATGGTATCACCGATGTTCTGGGTGTGAATTTTGTTAATGTGATGGTTAATGAGCTTACTAATCCTAAAGAGTTCTTCCTTCAAGACAAACAATCCGGATATGTGGAAGCAGTAGAATTAAGTCTAGATGAAGGACATACATTGGAACTATTGGGCAAGCTGGATACCGGCAACGGCACTAAAGCCACCTGCCTGACTATTCCGGACCTGCAAATCGACGAAGAACATAAGAAAGTCACATTCTCCATCCAAGGCACTACCTTCGAGAAAGAATATAAGGACGTAAGCAATCCTATTGTGGGTGGCAATAGAACCACCAGACCTATTGTGAAATTCCATAGCATCCGGCTAGGAAACCGCATGATCTTCGATATTCCTATCGCACTAGCTAAAGAACCGGATATCAAGAAGAACACTAATATATTACTGAATAGGGAATTGATGAGCTGGATGGGCTATATAATCAATCCTTCCAAGACACACCTCCTGACTAAGGAAATCGAAAAAACCGAGCTATAATGAGATCTATAAAAGAATCTATAATCGGTCGTAAAGGAACTACATCATTAAGTTCTATATTGAACATGTCAAGCAATCCGGCAAAATTTAATATAGACAAAGCTTATAAGATAATAAATACTTTATTTCATCATAATGGGGCTGGACTCGTAAATGATCCTAACGGATCCGGATTTAAAAAAGTTTATAAGAATCCTTCCAAACTTATTCGGACTCTAGGTAATTGGTGTGCCCCTAAAGATTGTGCTATATTTCCGATAACAGTACCTCGACAATTCTTTAATGAATCCGGAAATGATATACAAGCCATATGTGTAGAATATACTTTTCAAGGAGATGAATGGGGAACTCATTCAAAATGGGACATAGATGCTATGGCTAGTGCCATATCCGATGGATTGAGTATTATACCGGAATTTCGGAATACTATTATATTTATATTTCCGCATGTTAGAGACGGGTATGAATATAAAGATCCATTATATATAGCCAACCCAAGCCAATCTAAAAAGCCCATACTCCTTAATGATATAATAGGAGATGATAAGGTAGCTAAAATAGTAGATGATGTAATTTATGAAGTATTTTAATGAATCTATAATAGGGAGGAAAAAGTCCGGAGTATTTCTAGATGATCTGAAAACCGGATATGTTGTAAAACTCAACGACAATAATTACTATTTTGTGCTCATTGATAAGCATAATTTTCAAAATAGCAAATTAATCAGATCCAGTCACAATATAATAATTTCTCCATATCTTACGGAATACAATAATCAGTTATGTTCTAAAAGATCAAGCAAATATAATATTATTGAAGTATGGGGATACGAAGATGATGGAGATGAAGGTATATATCTCAATTACTATTTATATAGTGAAATCGAGGATGAATTTTTTAGTCAAAATGCTTTGCAGAAACTTATAATAAATAACAAATTCAAACGTATAAAATAAAAAAAAGGACCTTACAGTCCTTTTTTAGTTTAATATTTGCTTCATTAATTATTCCTTATCGGATTCCGGTGCAAATGATTTATTCATCATACCGACGAGCTCCCCCCATTCTCCATCTTCTACCAGTTTTTTATTGTCATTCAACAATCCATCTACAGTTTTTTTCATTTTATTTTCATCATATTCATCACCATAGACTTCTTTGAATTTAGATTCGGCCCATTCACGAAAGCTTTTTTCGTCGGTAACTTTACTCTCCATTACCGGTTCAAATACTTCCTCTATATATTCTTCCGAGGATTCGGTTACAAAATCTCTAAGACTTTTCATAATTTTTCTTTTTTAATTTTTAGAAATAATAAAAAAATAATCGCTTTTTTATTATCAGATAGCGAATCCGGTAGTAGTTGTTTTAACTTCAGTATCCGGTCCACCGTCCAGTAAATCTAATTTAGAAGCCATGTCATAATATATGGCGTAAAACATGCTTAAGAATTTTTTCCTCTCTTTGAATTTGCCTTTTATACCGAAAAACAAAAGATCAATCCATCCTTTTGAAAATCGGTTTATCTTATTCTCCGCAATGACTTTATCAATCCAATCCTGACAAATATTGCGAATTATTGATATCGGCAAGTATACCCTTACAAATCCATTAAAAGTTCCTTTATAATGAGATTCAAGCCACGCTTTTGTGTCATCATCATATTCTTCAATATTATATGAGGATTTAATGATCTTTTGAATTTTTAGATATTCCTGGTATAAATTAGTAATGTCGTTCATATTTTGTGATATATTAAGAGTTTTTATTTTAAATGACCTTTTATATTATTCCCATCAAGATCGCTTGAATTAGCTATGGATTTACGCGTTTTACAACATATTTTCGCGCAGCTGTTTCTATAGTCGCGCGATAGCAAGAAGATTCCGCATAAATTGTTTCTAGTCTGGACATATATGATTCATAGTTTGGTTTTTCTCCTTTGAAAATCCATCTTTCCCATAGAATTCTATCTATAATAGAATGTTCCCAGTTGAGATAAACACCATATCCGCTATTAGAAGTTCCGGAGAGCTGTGTAGTAGGTCTTCGCATAGCCACTCTCATTCCGAAAAGATTATTGGATGACTTAGCTAGTGTGCTTTTTCCGCCGCCGGATTCTATTTTGTATTGAGCCATAATTATTTCCGGATACCAGGCCCCACATTCGCATATAATTTCATATACCGTACTATCCGACATTTTCTTATTGGGATACATATGATATTTTCCTATTAATGCCTCTAGAGTTCCATCGGTCTCGCCGGAAATTTGAGAAATGCAATTTACGATTTCATCGGTATCCTTTTTAATTTCTAAATATTCTTTTGCAATCCATATGCAAGATCCGACCGCCAAAATAAAACATATTAGCAGGGGCAGTGCAAATTTTCTGAATTTATATTGCCATTCTTTAATTTCTTCCTTGGCGAGCATGTCATCCGTGAAAATTTTTAGCTTCTTCATATTTATTCTATTTTGAATCTATATAATCGGTTTTCTAATAAGTTAAGGAATTTCTATAACCATAAAAAACCGGGGAATTCCCCGGTTGATTTACTGTAATAATGCAGTGTGTTAAAATATATCAAACAGTTCTTCTACTTCTACTTCTTCATCCGGTGCTAATACTTTGTAATTATTCAAGATACTTTCCATATCGGCTTGCACATATTCTTTCTTATGAGAATTCATAGCATCACGAATCTTTTTTGGAATATATTTGGTGTCTAAACAAACCAATCTCATATTGAATAAAAACATCTGATATAAATCCTTCATAGAATCTTTATTCTTCGAGAATCTTTTCAAATTCTTAAGGTCGTTAATAATAAGCTTAGCATCATGCTTAAAACTTTCAAGATTTTGAAAATCATCATAAGATTCTTTTATGGACTTCCATTCCTTCTCGGACACCCGGGCTATCCGGTCGTTTTTCTTCACTCTCATGATAGATTTGATATTATCCCCGCTGTCTCCGCATATGACTTTTTCGAATGCTACATCCAATGGATTTATAAAGTTCACATCTACAAACATACTATCTAGATCCGATTTCAGACTATCGAATGTCGGATTACCCATATCTAGAGACAGCATGTCTTCTAATAGATCTTCTTTCTTTTGGAGATCCCGATGACATACTAAGCCTTTCTTATCATTATACCAGACCGTCCAGGTTTTATTCCGGTTGTATGATACCAGCTGCTGAAGGTCTCGATCGGAAGACCATATGATGGTGTTAATCCCCATCTTATTCAATGTCTTAGACCAGTACCAGCACCAGTCATCACCCTCACAGTCATCTTCCCGAAAACAGCTTATCCCTACATCTTTAAAGTTCTCACAGAACCGGCTTAGTGATTTCCAGACATAATCCCAGCTAGTACCTTCATCCTTGACACGATTGCCTTTATAGTCTTCTTGATATAGTTTGGGCTTCCGAATATGCTTGCGCCAAGATCCTCCGTCTTGGACCATAATGATGTTGTCAATATTGTCGCCGAAGAAATTGATGATTTTGTTAACTGACTGAGCTAGCAGATCTATTAGTTCATTAGAAGCCACCTGCAGGACATTCTCATTATATTCGCTAGAGAATTGGTCTTGCATGGTTCCGAACCGGGACATCATCAGCCAGTTGCCGTCTATAATGAGTGTTGTTTTGTTTTTGATCATATTATGTATATAATTTGATAATTATATATGTTATGATCTCGAAATATTTAGGAATAAAAAAAGACCCGGGGGGTCTTTTGTAATCATTGATTTATAACTATAGGATTCACATTATTTCTGATCCATTCTACATATTCATTTAATTTTTTAAAAGATGATTTTCTATAGAATGTTTTGTTTGTCGGTTTATGATATATTTTAACTACATCCCATTTACCAAATAGGTTTGGGTTTAATGAAATTAAATTTTCATCCCAGTTTTGGAGCTGATTAGTTACACATATTGTTCTGCCTGGTCCAAATCCGGACAAAAACACTAATACTAGTTTTCCTTAATATCTTTCATAGTAATTCTTTCCTCCCGGACCTCCAAGTTATCCATAAGCTCGCCGAGATAAGCTAGCTGCTGGGTGAACTTGTCCGCCTTGGTATTCTTGTCATCCCACAGCAGCATCACTTTCTCCATTTCTACCACCATCTCATTAGGATTCTTCTTGTTTTTCTTATTCTTGCGAGGTCTGGATACATTGATCAGGCAGCGGAAGATCTCCATGAGCTTTTCATAAAGAGCATCCATAGTCAGTGGAGATCGGGTGATGACAATCTCCTCGGTGGAGTCCGCTTCGGCATACTTGCGGGCTTTGTCTCTTATAAACTGTTCCAATCCGGTGCGAGCTACAACACCTTGCGGGCAGCTATCTACGAAAGCATAGGAATCTTTCATGAATTCGTCTATAGGCAGATCCAGCCGATCCAGCTTGGAGTTATATATAAGATTGCATAAGGATTTGAGTCTTCGGATAGCCGCAAAGGAATAGGTATTGTTTCGGCGGCAGTGTTCGAACATCTCCTTGATATCCGAGATATCAAACATCTTGGAAAAAGACACTACCAACGGCACCACTTTCTCGAAGACTTCTATATTCTTGACTATCATAATCTTATTCAACTCATCATTCTTCCAGTCCGGTCCTTTCTTGATATCATACAGACCCTTCATGACATCATTGAAGATATAAAGCCGGTCTTCGGTGATGATATCCAGCAGTTCAGCCACTAATGACGTATTAGTTGCTTCATAGCTGTGCTTTACACTGGTCAAAAGATTCTTGATACTGTCATCTACTACAAAGTCCTCCGAAATATTGCCTTTAAACTCACCTAGTTCTTTAGCATTATATTGATATCCATAGGAAAGGATACCTTTAATTAACACAGGTAGCTGCTGTACATATATCCGGTATTTCCGTTCGAACATAATGATCTTATAAGCAATCTCGTTTAAGTAATATTTGTTCTCCACATCATTATATTCTATAAATTTATTATCCCTTATAATGCTGGCTACTAAGGAATTATACCTATATTCTATAGGATTTCTCTCTATCATGGCGTTACAGGCCCGGACAATGGAATGCACATTCTTGATTTCATCCTCGTTCAGAGCGAAATTACATGGAGTATAGTCTATGATATCCAAAGAATCTCCATCCGCATTTTTCCGATTGATATAGATGTTGATAAATAAATCATGGGATCGGAGACGATTGGCGAACTGCTCTATCTCCTGAGGCATCCAGAGGTCATTGAAATATATATTGAAGTCGAAACGGTCTAGAATATCCACGCCCACGGAGAGATAGGTAGAACAAAGCAAGATATTAGTCTTATCCACCGTTTTCATGATATTGACCTTATCCATGAAATCTTCTCCGACATTGGATTTCTTGTAGTAATTGACAATAGGCCGTTCATATATGAAATACTCCGTTCTCAAGAAGTAAGATACTAATTCCTCGATCTGTTCTTTGAAAAGAGATCCCTTGTTTGTTGGAAATAAAACTCGGACACCGTTAGCTACATCCCGAGCCATGGCCTGACACATATAACATAGATTATCAATAGGTTTTCCGGTGATCCTGATATTGATATTCTTCTTCCGGACATCTTCTTTAATGACTTTCAGATGCACAAGATCTTCAAAGAAAATGGTTTCTCCCACCGGAGTGCCGGACATCAGCACCACCGGAACCTCGGAGTTCCGGATTTTCTCCACGACCTTAGCCATCACCGGACGATATTCCGATTGGAACATGAGGTGAGATTCGTCTATGAAGATATAATCGAAACCCATCTCCTTGACTTCCATCAGGTTCAGACGCGAGAACTTGTCTATGGTCATGCATATACCCATCCTGTCCCATTTAGGGGATTTGTTGCCGTAAGAATAATCCCAGTTGGGATTGCCTTCAATCTTAGACTTGATGGTGGATGTGAAGGGCATTACCAGGAGTATGCGCTTGCCATCTTTATCTACTAGGGATTTGACCATCTCGGTCTTGCCTACACCGGCACCAGCGTCTATCAGAGAGATCATACCCAGAGAATCCATAAGTTTCTGCTTGATGTCTCCCAAGTATTGGTTTTTAGTGATATTGAATACTATTGTATTAGCGGATTCTTTAAGCAAAGTAGGATTATCGATGACTTCTATGTTGTTAGCTAATCGGTCGGTACCCGGCTCTTCTACTTGAGGCTTATCAATAGAAATATTAAATCCGTGATATTTGTTGAGCTGGTTTATAGCCCATTCGTCGATAGGCTTGTCATGAGTATGGGCGGTAGTGCAGTCCGCCTGAATTTCCTTGGTAGATATACTAGAAGAACATATCATCCGCATGTATTTGAACCCCTGTTCCAGTCCATAAAGTTTCACCAGAGTATTGGCCAGACGCCATCTTTCAAAGTGCTTGTAGTGGACTTTATTGTGAGTATCTACTTCCAGTTCAGGAGCGTTTTTGATATTTATCTCCGGTTTATCCTCCGTATCTTCAAACCATTCCCAACGTTTGAATATTTCCTTGAGATCCGGATAGCTGACCCAGTCCACATCGGGGTGTCCCATATCTTCCACATTATCGAAGTTCACATATATAAAATCCTCGAAGAATCCTGAGTTGATAAGCGGCGCCGGATCATATCCGATAAAAGCCCCCTGCTGAGGTTTGAACATAGCCATGTCCAGCCATTTGAGCAGGATATCTTTAGAAATAGGGTTACCATCTTCATCCTTCATATCTTCTAAGACCTTGATACAGGCTAGATAGACAAAGGAATATTTATGACGATAGTTGACTAAGTATAGAAGTTTCTTCTTTCGGGAATCATCGGACTGCGGTATGCGTATCTTGGTATATATATGCAGACCTTTGCCGGAGGAAGAGAAGGCCACTCCGAAGAACCAGTTATACTTTTTCAGGCGCTTGAAAAGTTCTTTTTTGAGATAAGCGGCATATTCCCGATTCTTGATATCCATATCTATAACTTGAAACCCATTCCATTTGTCATAAGCATTAGAACCAATAGGACGAATTCCATCACAAGAGCTATAGACGACACTCCGGCGTTCTTTGATGATGTTAGCGCGCGCCGGATTGGTCAGCGTTTCCAGAAGATCATAAAGGGTAGCGATACGGCCTACTTTTCCCTTGATAGAATCTATAATAGTGATAGATGGGGTGGAAGCCCGTTCTTTCCACGATTCCCGTTCTTCGGATTCACATTCGAGAATATTAGGTTTTGAAAATTTCTGCTTAGCATAGAATTGATATATAGAAAGATGTACGGGGGTATGCAATACCCGGTACTGTTGCAGAGCTTCATTAAGACTTGTATTATCCATATCTGATAAATTATAATCTTATATATACTCCGGCATCATAACATTAAGGCATAAAAAAAGACCTTCGGGGAAGGTCTTTTGTAAAACATATTAAAAATTTCTATTAACTAAGACTGAAATCGGAAGGAGCCTCCACATAAGAAAGTTCATTACTGCTCTCCGCTTTGCGTTTCACATCCGGTGTCTGTGAATTGGTTACGAATATTACCAGACTTCCGGTTCCTTTGATATATCTATCGAATGCGGAACCCAAGCCACCACCACCATCTGTAATTACAATATTGATCATGCTGGTGTTCTTACGATCCATCATGCCTTTGACTAATTCATCCAAAGACATGGTGCTTCCACCACTGTATGGCATCTGACCTTTTCTTAATGGATATATACTAGTATCCCAAGCATAATACTCAAAGGCGAATTCGGAAATCAGTGCTTCATCGGACCATTCATCTTCAATAGCGCCTGCAAGAGCATACATACACTTGGAAGCATTGTATAGAGCAGATCCGTTGCCATTACCCATACTTCCTGAGCAATCCACCCAGAATGCTATAGATATCGGGAATTTATCCTCTATAGATTGCTTGCCTTTGGATAAAAATTCTCCGGGCTCCGGAACCATAGCGCCGCGTTTGAATCGAGCATATGTGCGTTTATATTGCATTTTACGGTCTTGAACGATGTCCGCAATATAATCACTCATCTCACCGAATACTTTTTTGCCCCAGTTGGTTTTCTTTTGACCTGTATCGGTAGCTAATCCGGATTCTTTCATATCTTTGGATACTCTGCACTTCTTGAGGAAATTGCCGATGAATCCACCACTCTGGCTTAAATATTTTCCTAAAGTCTTTTTGGTATCACTTCGGATAGTACCGTTGTTGATCATCTCTTTTTCCAATTCGGAAAGCTCTTCTGAAGATAATTCGGCATATCCTTCATAGTCACCACGTTGACTCGGACCACCGCCGGGATTCTTTCCTCTGTTTCCGGATTGCTTGTTGGCTTCCGCCGCCGCTTTGGCCTTACGAGCCTCCGTAACCGCTTCTTTGGCTGCCTCTTTAGCTCCTTTTTCATCTCCTTGACGAGCTGCATCTTGAGCTTTTCTGGCGAATTCTTTGGCCTTTCCGGCAGCTTCCTTAGCCTTTTTAGCATTGTTTTGCTTGCTTTCGGAGCCATCGTTAGCGGCTTCTGCTTCACGAGCGGCCTGCTCGGCTTCTTGAGCGGCCTGGTCTGCTGTATCAGAAGCTTCATCACCATCCATATTGTCTATTTGGTCTTGATCTTGTGGAGGAATATCCCACGGGATCTGAGGAAGATCTCCACCACCACTACCACCGGAACCACTACTAACTTGGATGCCTTGTTCCATGCCTATCCGGATCTGCTCCATAGCAGCATCATAACCGGCTTGCCAATCAGCGGACTTAGAAGATTTAGCGGCAAAACTCATAAAGTTAACTGCTGGCCTATAAGTAAGGGGATCTACTTTTCCTTTAAACACATCATTGATAGCATCACACCAGCCCTTGATAAAATCCGGAGAATGCTTTTGAGGAGGAGGCGGGGGCGGGGTTTTTCCGGGCGGCATGTAAGTTACTTTCTTGGGCTGCAACTTGCCGAATTTCTGCTTCATCTTTTTAGCTAGATTCGGATCTTCTTGACAAGCCTTTATAATCTTTATGTATAATGAATACTGCGTATCCACGGATCTATCATATACCACACCAAAGTCATTTTTCACACTTTCCGGCGTTACTAGGCCTCCATTAGCACCGCCGGGAATAGATTTGCCGCGATAAAAGTCAAGATAGTCATTAATAACACAATCCGAGGCTATATTCAAAAGTTCATGATCATATTGCTGACCCGAAGCTTGAATCTTATCGGCTACCCCAAAAGTATCCCATAATTGATGTAAGCATTCATGATCATAAATAAAATCCCATTCCGGCAAAGATTTGAACATCTGCGGAGGATTCATCATGATGAGACCATTTGTATCAGTACAGGCAATTCCGTCCATCTTCATAAATCGAATGAATTTCATCATATCATAGAAAAAGTCATCATCCGAAGTTATGCAAGACATATCTATAAACTCAACGAGATCCCGGCAGAATTTTTGATTACCGGGATCTACGTTATTTATACTATTCTTAGTGAATGCCAGACTGTCTCTATCAATAGAAACGTATGCCATATGCTTATTTTAATTTATTTTTCGGTAACATTACCTTTATCATCGGCAACAAACTTATCCAAGTCTACTTCTATATTATCGGCAATTCCTTCTTTTTTGCATCCGGCCTTACATTGTTTTTTGGTTGTATATTTCCATTTAATGCCTTCCACTTTTTCCAGTGTTTCGACAGTTCTTTCTACTACTTCCGCCGGATATATAGATTCGTCAAATACATACATGATGTTTTCTTTACATATACCATATGTATTACCGTCTTCCGCCAATACAAATCCATCCTGCATCATATCTCTCAATCTTTGAACATCCGATTTTTCCATAGTAGTACGATTTTTGGAACCGAAGGTGTGACCGGATCCGGTGTTGGTAGAACCACCGATAGCCGCATCATATATATATTTAGCTACATAGTCGGCTAGATCGGCAAGATTTTTGGCTTGTGAATCTGAAATTTGCTCGAATTTATGTTCATCCTCATTCCATTTTGCAATAGAATTGTCATAGAACATAGTCAATATACGGTCTCCCGTGTAAATAGATACATCAGTAGGGTCTTTTTTAAGATGATTAATAGCTTCTTCTATCCATCCGAAAATATGTATAGTTAAGTTTCTAGGAGAAGCAAAAGATTCTTTATTGGCATCAAATTCATCCATAAGGGGCTTGCCAAGTTTCTTTTCAAATTCTTTTCTATGCCAATCGAAATAGTAATTCCAGTCGGTTAGCCAATGCCATACTTTGAATCTTTGGTGAATAGCGTTCAGATCTTCCATTCTCACTAAAGATCTGTTCTCGGATTTTTCATTACCGGCAGCCATAAACTTAATATTCTTATATTCCACCCCATTAACGGTTCTGGTAAGTAAGAAGTTCTGAATAGTGCCCAATACATCCATGCTGGCTTGATTGAATTCGTCAAAGAAAATGCAAATTTTATCATCAGGATGCTGTGCTACATACGCCAACCAACCCGGAGCTGCATATTCGGTTTTTAATTGTCCGGAAGCCATTCTATCGGGAACCGGAATACCCAATACATCTTCAGACGCTGCCATAGACAAATTTACAATGATGACATCATATCCGGACGCTCTGGCTACCGACGTCATAATTTCGGATTTACCCCATCCGGCCTTACCTACTACAGCCACACCGTGTTCTCTTGATGACGGACTAGCTACCGAATTCCAATACATCTGAACATTGGCTCTATTTTCATTATATGCTTCCGGGGACGTCTTTTTCCATTCTTTAAGTTCATCGTCCGTCATATGAGGATTCACTGCCCAACTACCGGCGCTTTTACCGTTTAGTTTATCTACATTCTCGGAAGATTCGATTTTACCCCCAACATTCATGAGAGATAAATTCAATTGGTTATATTTGTTGTTTGGATCGTTATTTGCAACGCTAGGAGGACAAATCATAGGAGCATATCCCGTATCGTATGAATATTGCATAACATCATCCATAGATAAGACATCACCGGAATCTGGATCTGTGGCCTCATATTTTTTAGTTTTTGGATTAAATACAAAGGTAGCATATTCACCTTTATCGTTATATACACCCGTCGATGTTTTAGCTCCCATGAATTCGGGTTCGGTCCAGGATGTATGCCAACCCTCCATAAAATCTTGTAAATGTTCAAATAGACTTTTCATATGTATTATATATTTTCTTTTTGTAAATAATCAATTCATTTTATAAATTCTTATAGGTTATTCTTCTTCTTTGGGACATTCAAGATATTTCTTGGATTTTTTATATCCTTTTCCTTTTTTCTGTTTGATTTTCTTTATAGGAATAGTTTTAGACTCATTGGGCTTGCCCGTACCCACAAAAGTATCGCCGGAACCTATTTCCCCATTCATACCGGGGAGAACCGGATTTCCAACGCCCATAGTATTAGCCGGGGTAGCCATCTCTTCTTGGATTTTTTCTTTGAGTGATTTCATATGTTCTTTTTTAATTTTTATGCATTATGAATAATTTACGATTGTTGTCTATTCCTAATATATAATCCCAATCTAAAGACCCCGGTTCATCATCGTAACTTCTGGTAATCCCTATAAATCTGTATTCTGACGGATTTATCTGTTTTGCATATTTTTGAGCTACTTCTATAGCCTCCGCTTTGTTTCTAAAACCGGCAATATTGGATTTTATTTTCAAAAGATCGGATAACTGATCTATATAGCTGTCATAATTAGCTCTACGAGCTCTACGATTATTTTGCTCGGTTATATGTGTCAATATGTCATATATCTTGCCTTTTTTATTGGAAGATACCGGAACTAACATACCTATTTGCCACAATCCTGTTTTACCGGAAGAGACACCTTTTCGTCCTATTATAGATTCTTGTAATGTCTTCATTTTTCTTCATATATTATTACATAATCTCCATTATCTATCAGTCTTTGAAGGTTAGATTTTTCTAAAGCCGAATAATCCCGCCCGACCTTAAATCCTTTAAAATTTTTGTCGCTACCTATAATATTATTAGGGTCTCTGTATACATCTATAATATCGAGATAGTCAACTATTTTATGTTTTAAATCTTTTGAAAACATACTACTCATTATTAAATTAGTGGTATTTTTCATCTTAGGACTAGTAAAATTATAATAAAATCCGGAATAATAATTATCTTCATTGATGTAAGCCATAGCCAACAAACCACTTCGGAATTTTATAATATCTCCGGTTTTTATATCATTTATATTAATTGTACGATCACTTGACCGCCTTCCTATTATAGATTCTTGTAGAGTTTTCATAAAATATTTTTTAGTTCTCTTAAAATAATATTCAAAAATATATTATTTATGCGCATTTATCTGCCGTATAACAAAAGATCTCTCCAAAAATATACATTTATATATCTTATGAAGAGATCGCTTGAATTTGGCGCGTTATGCGATTATGAAAAATATTTTTTTTTATCAGTTCTTCAACTTCACGAATATAAAATTTCAGACCATCATAACCCGAAAAACTCCCATATCCGGGCACGCCTCGACTTTCAGTATCGGGGGATACTTCATATGCGGCTTCATATTTCCAATATTATCTTGTAGCGAATCCCCATTCCCCCTCTATTGGACGAGCAAGATCATTAATAATACATGATTTATGATTAGTGGTATATTTGCATATTTCTTTCACGGCATCCTCCCAAGAAAAATATTGGTTATATAGTTTGATATTAGTTATCAGATAAGGAGCCGGAGATATGATCATGGAGATCATTTCGGAAACAGATAGGTCATTATTATATGGAGATAATGAATTTATAGGGTTCAGGTAGTCAAATATGAACATTTCCGGTCTTGGAATAGGTGCATTATATCTGCATTTATATTCACAAGCCGACATTTCTACCGAAAACGTATTTCTGCTCCATCTGATTACAATCTGATATGCTCTTCTTAATTCCAATATCACGGAGCACCCCAAAAAGTTTACGGAATAATTATTCTCATCTATTATAGATGTAGATATATTCAATCCCGGACCAAGTATTATAATATCTTTATCGGAAGCTCTTTCCGTTTCTATAATAAAAGATAACATGCCGGAATCACCACACCATCCCTTCTGATATGTCATAATGGAGTCTTCCTCCTTGAAATCATAGGCGTTTCTGGCTACTACATTGGCCTTTTGATTATATTGTCTTTGTATAATATTAGATTTTTCGGATTCCGTTATAGATTTCCGAATGCTGTCGGATATGAATATGTTATATAAATTGGTAGCCGCATATTTTGGAGTTTCTGTTTGGGTTGTACCGGATTCCCGTTCTTGTTCTATTAATTCATTTTCGTGAAAATCCTCGTATTTATTGACCAACCATCCATCTATGATTTCCGAAAAATCGTTTTGATTCACATTGGTTTTTTCATTAAACTTAACCAACCCTAGCTTCCAAGTAGTGGGTCTCCACATAAACCCTTCCCGTTTTTCGTCGTAGGCGGAATTAACTTCCCACATGCGCTTCATCATTGGAATATATATAAAATCTCTCTGTTTGGGAAAAGCGGTGTCTCCAAATGCTTGTGCAAACATAGATTTTCCTACTTCCACTTCCCAATCCGTATCCCAGTCAAAATCAAAATCCGTCATCATCGGACGAGAAGATGGCATCTCTCCGTCTTGTGTTACTAATTTTATATATTTGACATCCTCGACATTATGCAGCACATATTCTTTAAAAGTAAGATCGGATGTATCTTGATCCGGCAAAACCCGAAAATAATAGCAAGGTATTCCTATCATACATGCAATATAATCGGATAATTGCTGCTGCATATATAATGCACAATCTAGATTCCCGTATAAATCTATAGCGGTTGCTTGTTCGCAAAGACTCTCAATATATGGATTTTCTTGCCAAAGACATATATTATAACAATCTATGATCTCGGAATCTAACGATAGTTGAGTAAATCCGGCAAAAAGTATAATTCTTAGATAAAAATCTGTTTCTATATTAGGAGCTATTCGTAGATATTCATCATATGCTACAAAATTAGTCCAGCATATAGAATCCGTACTCCAAGAGTATAAACACGATTTAGTAATATCAGTGGCTTCATCCCACACATGCACTTCTCTAAAACGTATAGGTACGGTGATCGTCAGCAGCCTCTTAATAGAACATCCTGGTGTGGGAACTATTGTAGATTGCCGGGATGCCGATGGAGTTATCGGTACTTGTGCCTGATATGTGGTGGTTTGGCTCATTAATATTAATCTTCTGGTGTTTTATATGGTTCTATACATGTTAATGTGTCACAAACATCCATTGCGTCTACGCCCTCCGGAATCTCTAATCCGGGTTTGCATTCCTCGCAACACATTTTTATGCGAATAATCGGAAAACCGGATGCGTCTTTGTCAAACCAAGCACACATGTTATTCCGGATCAAGATTTCATTCCAACTTTTATCGAGATTGATAAGCGGTGATTGTGGTACAGTTCTACATGTGAGTAAATTAACAAAATATCCGGTATATTTAATAGCGTGTCCGGTAATTTCATACGATTCATCCGGAAGTCTTCTCATAATAGTATTAGAATACGCCCCCCAGAGATTGTTATATAATCTAGAAAGTGAATCTGGTCTTACCGAATCCACTGTATCGGATATAAAGTTTCTTAATGAAATCATATTAGAATTGTTTAATTTATATAATAATAAAAAAGACCCCCGAAGGGATCTGTATATTCATTTATTGATAATATGGGGTAGTTCTGGATCTTACCGGCCATGTAATTGGACTTCCTACAATACCCGGTGTCCAATCGTGAGGATATAAACCGGATTCCAGTTCTCGATTATATGCTTGTGGAGTATAGAAATATACAGGATTTCCGTTATTGCCGGTTTTAATAACCGGTTCGTTCGTGAAGCTGCTTGGAAGCTCCTCGCCTTCTGGTTGAATAGCGGGAATTACTTCTACCCAAGAGCCTTCCGTCATATAATCACAATATCCAATATATGACATTTCTCCGGATATTGTAATAACTCCTTCGGATCTGCAACAATTGCCCTCATTAAAATAACTCGTATCAGTAATAACCTGAGGAGAAACATAGCTTATTTCTACAGTTTTCGTGTTCGGCAACATATATCCACTCCATAATTCATCTTGAACAAACACTTCACACGCCGCTTGTGTTGTTTTCGTTCCATCATAGAATGTATATCCCATAATTTCCGCAGTTGTATCGTCATTGGTTTCTTTTATATCCACCATAAGACCACCATACCACCCTATACTAATTGGTATATCCGTGCCCGAAACATTTGTTACTCTGATATAATTCTCATAGTGATTATAGTTTGCTATATTTAATTTTATGCCTGTAATTAGTTCGACGGAGTCTATTACAATAGTAGTATATTTTGGTTGCCTCCAAGACTCTTGTGTTACGGTTGCTACATAATAAGGATCAATAAAGATATACAAAATACCCTGTGATATTTGATTGTTACTGATACATGCGGAGGTAAGTATTATGTCAGTATGTCCCGGGTGATCATTGCCTGTCGAATTAAACTTCCTGGTCATGCTTAAATTCATGGTGTTCCAGTTAATAGCACTCCCGCCACCACCCTCAGCATAAAAGTTTACATAGAATGATGTGCCGGTTGGGCCTTGAATGCCAACAGTTCCGGATCCCCCTTGTTCACCAACAATCATCACACCGGGATTTCCATAGGTGCCCCAGTTACCCCAGATACCCCAATTACCTTGCGCACCCTGCGCACCCTGCGTACCTCTAGTACCAGCCGTACCTATTGTACCTTGAGTACCTTTAGTACCTTTAGTACCCGCATATCCTTGATCTCCTCCCGTTCCTGTAGTCCCAGTATATCCGATATCTCCATTACCACCATTTCCGCCTTTCTGGCCTTGAGCGCCTTGTACATTAGTACCTCTATTGCCTTGTACACCTTGTGCGCCTTGTGTGCCTCTAGTACCGGTAGTACTGTAACCTTGAGATCCACGAGTACCTTGAGTACCCTGATATCCTTGATCGCCGCCGGAAGGAGTAGTTCCGGTATATCCTACAGGTCCCGTGATGCCATTTCCGCCTTTCTGGCCTTGAGC